TGTGCCAACCACCGTGAGGAATAAGTAATATTCTTTCTATCTCAAAACCATATTTCTTTCCTATTCCACCACTGTTCCAACCAAATGTAATAACTTTTCCTCCAACTTTTACTATCCTCGATATTTCTTTCTTTTGGTTTCCCCAAAAAGAAGCCCTAGTTGTTTTGTTGGTTACTTCGTGTCCAACATTTTTGTAGCACTCACTAACCTGTCGGGGAGAATATGGAGGATCATAAAGAACACCATCAACAGAAGAATCACTAAACATATCTAGAAAATCCAAAGCATCCATATGATAATCTGTATCATATTCCATATTTAAGTCATTAGTGATACCTGCTATCTTGTTTTTATTAGCAAAAGGATCTACCCATAATTTTGTTAAATCAACTTCTTCTAGCAGTAGTTTCTTAATTGGATCAATCTCAAATGTATTTTTATTTGGCATAGCCCATGTTCGTTCAATCACCATAATATGTCATTACTCCTAAAACGCACCAGAATCGCCCACATGCGCTTAAAATCATTTACGCAAGGGTTTATACCTAAAATGATTTTTCGTTCAATGTAGAGCCTCTCAGACCCCTTAAAATGGATTCTGTGATGTGTAATTATGTCTAACAGAAAAAGACCAGTTAAAAACTGATCTTTGTGTTAGAAAATACAACTGCAAGATCAATAGGAAGCCAACCAAGATGTTTTTCTTTTAGTTCTTCAATTCTGTTCTTCTTTACTGCCAACATTTCATCTAAACATCCTTTCTATTAAGTTTATCTACATATATACACACAAAACTATATGCTGTGTCTGCAACATAGTCTCCATAGTATTCTTTGTAAATCTTAAACTTCTTTTCAGATGGGTATTTTAGTATACTGTTTCTTGCAGAGAGCTTAATGTTATCATACTTATCCTTGAACCTCTGCACAATCTTACAGATCTGGTAGTAGTCAGTCTTGACCTTGAACATCTTTCCATTGTTGTCAGTGACAACGAATCCTTCAACACCCTCAATTTGCTTTAACTTTTCAATATCAGACTTGCGGGTGTACTCAGTATGCACACTCTTGAACTTAAACATGACATTCTCTATGTCAAATAGATTTGATACTTCATTTGCTTCAACATAGTGCTTTCTATAACTGATTTCATTATAGACAATAGCAAGAAGCATAACAAATTTCTTCTCATACTTTAAGACATGAGGATCTTTTTCAGTGTTTATGACCTCAAACAAGATAGATACATTCTTGTCTTGCAGATACTTGATGAGCCTTTTTTCATCCCCAATCAATGGTTTAAGCATTTCTTCAAAGAGTTTAGAGTGTTCTCCTTCATCACCAAGCATTGATTTAGAACAAAAGAGTAGCTTTCCCTCATCTTGTCCAAGAATACCTAAAAATCCATCTACTTTCCTAGTTACACAAAACGGTTCTTCAAACATATCAAGAGTTGGTTTATACTCATCGGGTTCATCAGAGTCAAAATCAATATTAAAGAATTTATCATATCCTCTTGCTACAATACGATTTGTCTTAGTATTGATGAATATACCTCTTGCTTTAATAAGAATACTATCCCAAACATCTTTTGAAAATGCTTCTTTTGTAAAATTGAATGAAGAAATATCACCAAACTTCTTTTCTCTTACCCATTTGCTTGCTCTGAATACTCTTACAAGCTGTTCAACAGTTTCAATCTTGTACTTGTTAGGGTATTTGTAAACTGCTCTGATAAACATTTCATCACTGATAATATCATTAGGTACTGCAATACAGTGTCTATCATGTCTATCAATCTGCAATACCTTTAGATCTCCCCCTAATTCTGGAAATCCACAAACATTATAAGATTTTTCACCTACCTTAATAGGTACGTCATTGTTATTTCTATGTCCAAACACTTGTACGCTATCACTGTCAATCATATATGATTCAAACTCATCAATAACGGCTTGCATATCTTCATATCTTCCAACACCGTTGACAAGTACATCATCAGAATCATAAGCATTGAACATATAAGGAACACCTGCATGAGTGACCCAATAGGTAGTTCCATGATAGATAAATTTAGCAAAACTTGTGCAAGTCCATAGCAATTCTTTGAGCATTTTATCAGTCACACCATATATTTTGAAGTATTTTAGTGTGTTCTTAAAAAAATCTGTATTACTTACATCCTCTCCTCTAAGATATTGCATGATTCGCTTCTCATGATTCCCAAGAAGAAGATAGAAATTATCATCATGACAATGCTCATATAAGAACTTAAATGTTAAGTAGTTTTCTACTCCTCTATCAAAGTAATCACCAACAAACACAACAGCATCTTCAAGACTAACACAGTCCATGTATTTCATAAGAGCAGTATAACATCCATGAATATCTCCAATGACATGAACTTTGTTGTACTTATTGAAATCAAGTGCTTGTGTCTTGCTTTCAATAAAATCATGAAACTGTTCTGGTTTGATAGATTTAATCCCAGAGGGAATAGGTTCTTTTTTCATTTTAGAAATAACTTTTTCGCCTACATGAGAGCAATCAGTCCTAAGTTTATCATCACTGATACAATCTTCCTTGCTCTTGTCAAAATCAATCACAGTCATGCGATAGAAATACTTCTTACACAGTTCTTGATAAGTCTTAATAGACTTTCTCGTAAGATGTGTGGCATCAACAATGGTAAGTTCTCCATGGGACATCCTATATTCAAGATCTGAAAATAGATTCTTCCATGCTTGTGTATTTACCTTTTGACTGATACCATATCTACCCGTATTAAGGTTATACACAGGAGAAGAAAGTTTAAGTCTGTAATCGTCGGAGGAAAGAGTAAAATGTGTTAAACCATTTTCTTTAACCCAAGAGCTTTTTCCGCTCGAACTAAATCCTCTAAGAATAAATAACTGCCTCATTTATCAAACAACTCCTTAAAGAATAAAATGGTGATACTATCTAATCCCCACCTGTTTTCAATAACACTCTCTACATTCTCAAGGCTCTTTTCGTCTGTAATTTCATATGGTACTACAACAATATCACTAGAGAATGTATCACGTTCTTCAACTGTATCTCTTACACTATCAGTTACTTCATATGTACCACGATAAGAAACAAAATATTTGTGCATTATTATACCTCCCTAAATGAAATGATACTAACACCTCTAAGATTGTTTGATGCTAATGAGATGGCTTGTTCTGCATATCTAATGTCGCTAAGAGTTTTAAGTTCACCTAGGCTGATTACAGTGTTGCTTATGACATTCTCGTAACCTACCAAGCTATCATCACAATCTCTAATAGGCTTCTTCGCACTATACGATACGAAATAGTTCATTGTCAATTCCCTCCAAATCTACATACAAACAATTATCAACCAACTTTATATGGTTCATCAAAAGAATTTCACTGATCTTTGTTGACCTAGGAAAGTTCTTTTTGATTTCTTTAATAGGTGCAATCCTGCAAAATGTGTCTATGTCCATACCATTTATGAATGGGATCTCGTAGATTTTTTCTCCTGCCTTAATGTATATGCTTTTAACATTGTTTTGTTGTATAAATTTATCTGGTGCTTTACAACGTATGAAATTATCATTTGAACAGAGCGTTCTCTCACCACATAGCTTAATCTGTGTAACAAGGCTTAAATCAACACAAACATCTTTAAGACGTTTTTCTGCATTTCCTTGTTCTGTTATTAAAAATACTGGTTTCTTTGCATCAGTTACTACTTTTATAGCAGGTGTAAAATCAGAATCACTGGTAAAGATTGCAAACCCATCTGTAAGTGGTTCTTCATATACTGCCTTTACAATAGAAGCTGTCATGAATGTATCTGCACTGTTTTTCTTATGAAAGCACTTAATAAAATTACAGTTAAGATTATCTAAGTAGTGTGGTTTATCCTTGCCAAACACGTCAATTTTTGCAATCTTATGAAGCAACCTAAGTTGATGTAAACCCTTAAAAAATGCTTTTGTACTAATGTTCTCACCATCAACAAATATATGCAATCTCATGAAAATAACCTCCTTACACTAAATATATTAGCACAAGAAGGTTACGTTGTCAACACTATTCTAAAATAAATTTTTCGATCTCACCCCAGTTTAATCCATCTCTACAAGCAGGAAATGCTTTATCATCAATGTATACATCAACAAATACTTTTGGGGAGATAGAAGAATCTGGATATAACATAGACCACTCATCAACAGTTTCTTTAAGATCTTCATTGACTGCATCTACTTTAAGTCCATATTCTCTTAAACACTCAATAGCTATCTCAAGGTCAGTATCAGTTCTGCAAGTAAAAAGAACAATCTTACCTCCTGCTTTTTTGTACTTTCTCATAACGTCAATAGCTTTTATGTTTACAGACTCAATATAAGGATATGTTTCTTTTGTTGTGTATGCTATCGTTCCATCAAAATCTAGCGCAATACTTTTAACCATAGATCCAACCTTCAATTTCTTCACAGATTTTTTCTGAAACAATTCCGATAAATACAAAGAACTGCAATAAACAGATGAGTGGAGAAGCTATAATCAATTTCACCATCTTTTAATCATCCTATCTTTTGTGTCACTAAACCTTTGTTCTAGCATATTATTAAAGATAGCAAGAGCATTACATTTTGCATTATTAAACCTATTGTTAAGATCAATAATAGCTAGTCTTTTACCTTCGTGCTCACTAAATTCATCATTCGGATGGCATTTAGCCTTACCACAAAATATTGTTCTTTCATTAACAACCTTCTCAGCAATCTCAAGAAGTTCATAAAACGAAAAAAGATTATCAGTATCTATATTCGTTAGTGTATTATGAATAACATCAGTCCAGTAACCTTTATTATTTGTTTTTTGGTATCTAGCAATAACTGTTCTTTTTTCTTTATCTACTGTAAAAATCATAATCATTTCTCATCCTTTGCAATTTGAAATTCAATAAGAAACCAATAATACCTAAAGTTCTTCCACATCCTCTGCAATAATATCTTCATAAGTAATATCATAAGAAATATTAACAATATTATCAATATCTTCTTGTAATATTTCAATAGCTTCACGCATATTATCTGCTTCTATCTCACAAGTAGCACTCATTAAAGCACCATAGTTAATCAAATATTTAGGCATAGCCCACCTCCCTGCTGTGTGTTGCTTGTATATCATCACTATACTCAATGCTATGAGATAAGTCAATAAGCGTATCAACATTCATACATTCTGCCTTAATCATAGCTTCATCCTCAGTGGTTGCTCTTATATACACCTTTATTTCTGCTTGTGTTGTGAGCGTAACTTCAAACTCTCTCATCAAATACCCCCTTCATTTTTCTAAAGGTTTTTTCATCCAAGACAAAATAGTTTGTGCCATCTTCTTCAAACTGAAAAACAAGGGCTGAATAAGGTATCTGTAAATCCATTCGCTCTCGTTCATTTTTTTCAATCCACTCCTTTTTAATAGAGAATGATTCTTTTGGTTTCATAGATGTTTTACACTCAATAAGCCAATCACCTGCAATAACATCACCACCACAAAAATGGGGACTACCAGATCCACTAACAGTACATCCTCCCAAAAGGTTTGCGACATACTGTTCTTGTTTACTAGAGAAGTATCTAGTAGCTGATTTGTTCTTAGCCATACTCAATCCTTTCTTTTGCAATATTGAAGTAGTCAATATCTTTTTCAATTCCTATAAAGTTTCTGTTGGTGTTTAGGCATGCAATACCTGTACTACCACTTCCCATACAGTTATCAAGCACTGTATCAAATTCATTAGAATATGTTCTAATCAAATATTCTAGTAAATCTACTGGTTTTTGTGTTGGGTGTAAATTAGATTTAAGTATATCTCTCTTAAATTCTAACAACTGTGTTGGAAATCGTAAACCGTTGTCAATATATTCATTAGGCTTCTTGTTTCCACTATCTATCAATAAGCCTAACTTTCCGTTTTTCACCTTATTTGTTCTTTTGTTTCCTGTATAGGTTGTCATTTGAGGATTATATGTAGGTTGATTTTTATAAAATACAGAAATTATCTCTACTATTTTCCCTGCTCGTTTTTTCAGTTGAAAAATATTTGTTACTCGTTCTTTTTTCCAATAAAAATCGTATTTATAATCATCAATGTTTGATAAACGCAAATAAGATGAGAACGGTTCTGTACCAAACAGTAAAATTGCTGCGTTCTTTTTTGCAATTCGACTGTACTGATTCCATAACTTATCAAATGGAATTACTATATCCCAAGAACATTTTGTTGTACCATATGGCAAATCGCATAAAATAAGATCAACAGATTCTTTGTCAATGTTATTCATTACATCAAGACAATTTCCATAATGCAATCTAACCATGGAAGTCCTCCTTTACTACTCTTGACATGAAGTTATAAAGTGGCTCACCTTCAACTATAGTATTTTCCTTTGGGAATCTAGCTTTTACCTTGTTTGTAGGAACAACATAATGATTTTCAAACAAGTTATATAAATCTAATCTTGCGGCAAAATAAAAGTCAGTAGGATATAAGAACCAATGCTCATTAGTTTTTCTAAAATCAATCGCATTAGGTGGTAGATAAGGCGTTTTCTCTGTAAAATAAACACAAGGATTTTCCTTAAACTCTGCTGAAAACATATATGATTTTAGTTGATTATATCCAATAAGACCTAAAAGACATTTATATATAGAATCACTAACACAGATTCTAGGAATATCTCCTTCTTCATCCTTATTAGCACTTTCTGGTACTTTTGGCATAAATGTTTTCTTATCTCCTACAAACTCTCTTGATATATGAAACCACATATTACCTCACTGCACAGATAAAGAGAAGAAAGAGAATAGCCTTTTTATAAAAATCATCACTTTCAGACAACAATCCAATGAGAGTTACTACTAAACACAAAAGAGTTGTAATCATTTTACCACCTTCACTACATAATATGGCTTATTCTGAATAATACTAAAGCTATATTCCATCTTGACTTCTAGCATTTTTCTCTCATATTTTTCTTGTTGATAGAACTTAGTACCTTCTGAGTGTAGACTAAACCCATGAACAGGAACAATCAGAAAATAATCCTTTGGGAAAGTTTCACAATAGAGTGTGTCAAAATTATTTGGAACAGTCCACCTGTTTGCAACAACAAGATTCATTTTATTGCTATGATCTGCAATAAATGTAGCAATATTCTCTTTTTTGACTTCATAGGTGTATGGACTCAGATACTTCCCAATAAGTAACTCCCAAATATATTTTTGGATGCTTTGAATGTGATCTTCATAAACTGGATAAATTTCATCTTCGTAACACCTATTTGGTTCAACGCTGATTGTATCTCTCACAAAATAAAACTGTCCAACAGGCGTGTCAGAAATATCAAACAATATCTCTGTTGTTGGTGAAGGATATTTACTAACCAACTCATCAAAAAACTTTCTGTTCAACATAATTAGTCCTCCAACTCTTTAGGTCTTAACATAATATACACATTATCTTCTACTACATATACTTCAATATATCCATCTTCTCTAACAGGATTTCTAGGAACCCAACACATCTTTCCATTATACTTTTTATAATCCTCTTTATCGGTCTTTATTCTAAAAACATACATCTACTTTCCTCCCAAAGTCAATGAAATAGTTATAAAAGCTAACCCAAATACAGCTATTGACACAACAATAGGAACAACAACAAGAAAGATAAAATTTGTAATTAACCAATAAAGTTTACGATAATTAAATTTTTTAGTTACTTTCCATTCTGTTTTTGGTTTATGAAATTCTTTAGCTGTCAATTTCATTGAAACGCCTTTCTAGCACATCTTTCAAAGAATTTTGCAAATCAGCAATAGTGCCATCATTACTAACAGTATAATTAGGTTTATAATCATCAAGCGCATGTTCTGAAATATCATCCATCTCATCAACATCTCTAACTATCTTAATAGTAGTTACATCTCTAAAATGATCTTTCATAATCTGAATTTCATTTGGGAATCTGCAATCAGTAATAACAGCAATATTTGGCATTTCTTGTTTAATAATATTGACTACATTTAATGCCCAAAATCCTTCTTTATACTCTCTTACTGTATTGCCAATACCTTGAAGAAGTTTTCGTCCTCGTTCATCCTTCCTACCATCCCAACCCATTTCATAGGCAAATACTTTAAGTCTGTCAGCAAAGGCATATCTTTCAGCAGTTGGGTAGAGGTTTCTAATACATTTATAGGACTCATCCTTGCCTACACCTGCCTTTCCAATAAGCAGTATAACTTTCATTACAACCACCACACAATAACTGTAACAACCCATGCAGGAAATCCAAGGTGTCCAACACCAGGAATCAATGCAAGTACAAAACACTTCCACCACTCAACATATTCAATCTTTGCCCAATGTTCAATGTTATATTGCCACATGAACGCAAGCACCGCAGAGATGATACCATAGACCCAAAGAGGTGTGGTAGCAACAAAATATTTACCCATAATTTGTCCTCCTATGTAGAAATTAACTCTATAGAAACAATAACATAAAAATAGGAAGGTGTCAAGTACTTTCCTACGTTTTATTTCGTGATAATGGTATTAACTGCTTCTTCTAACTCCTTAAACACGTTTTCGTGTTCTTCCATGAACTTAATAACATTGGCTAGTCCCTGCCACTTGAGCGTATTTCCTTCATTATCTATTTTTGCATTTCCGCTTTCATCTTCTATCGCATACCATGCACCACTACGAACAAGAAGTCCTTGTGCAATAGCAAGATTGATTGTGTCATTTTTGCTGTCAATTCCTTTAGACGGAGTAATACTAAATCTAGATATAGTTCTTGTTGGATCTCCTGTCTTGTTCTTTAGGCACTCAATCAAACTATAATGTCCATAGAACACATCTGGATGTGCATTTAGCTTGTTGTATGATGAATCATAATATGAATCCTTCTTTAGTAACAAACGGATAAAACAAGCGTGCTTCCATGCCTGTCCACCAGTGCTGATAACACGATTATACCCACTTAAATCTTGTCGCGTCTGATTCACACCAATAAAAGTAATGCTGTATTTCTTAACAATAGGTGCCATCTTTGCACAAAATGTAGTAAGTGCTGCGGAAATTCCTGCATATGTCTTTTCTTCCATGGTCTTGTCCATAGCTTGCTTTGATACAAGCATAGGAATAGAGTCAAGAACAACTAGACCAACACCACCACTATCCATTAGATCAAGAAGAATTTGAAATAGTTGTTCAGCAGACTGATTCTCTGGTGCAACATAGATAAGATTATCAACATCAACACCTAGCTTTGTTAGCCATTCCTCATCTGAGCTAAACTCTGCATCTAGGAGAACACAACGCATAACTCCTCTATCTTTTAGATATTGTAGACGTTCTTTTTCTTCCTTAGTTGTCTTAGCGAGTGATTCTAGTTTATCAACTTCTTCATCATACTCTTTTTGAAATTGCTTTTGTGCTTGTCCAATCATCGAATATGAAAGTATTGACTTTCCTGATGACGGAACGCCTAATAGTTCAATAACAGTTCTTGGCATACCGCCCTTGAACAAGTATGTAAATGCAGGAGAAGCAAATGGAATCCTAGCAAAGTTCTTTTTCTTTACTGCTGATGTTCCAACAATATTAAATTTATATTGCTTATTTATATTTTTGATTGTATCATCTAATTTACTCATTTATACCACCTTTCCCCATTGGGTTGCCATCGCTCTGGCGATTCCCCAAAAGGTTTTACTTCTATCTTTTGCATCCCTATGAATACCTATGTTTTTTCTACGTTCACCATTATGATTAAAACTTCCACCATACACCCATGGTACTGCAATATCTTTCATGTCATGTGTTGGAATAAGTGGAGGTAGATTCTTTAGCCACAAGTACGTAAGTTTTGTATATGGATCTCCAAACTGCCAAGGTTGAATCTGTTGGGTTTCTTTTGGTAATCCTACTACCTTTAATGGTCTGGGATTTTAAACAGCAACTCTAGGACAATCAGAATTAAGAAACATCATAAAAAATTCTTTCGCTTCTTGTGATTTTTTATATCGTTCTTCATCTAATACTCCTTTAGGGTGATACATTCTACAAGCACCCGCCGCAGTCATATAAGTACATGGAGGAAATGCAATAATCATGTCCCATTCTTGTTTCAATAATTCAGTGACATCTTGTTGTAAATGCCACTCCTCATGCCCCCCCCCCTGCTGGCAGAATATCACAAGAATATGCTTCATGACCTAGTTCACGAAATGAAATACATACTCTCTGAGATTCTTCGCAAGCCACTAATACTTTCAATCTATTCCCTCCATCAATAGTTAGTCCCTATAATCTCTTTTACTTTTCCTCTTTTTGTCTTGTCGCAATTAAGTTGTCTACCAACTTCTACATAATGAATGTTATAGTCTTTATATAGTTCTTCTGCATGAACACTGTTAGAGAACATTACCATAACACCGTTGTTAGTGAGTTTATCTATAAACTCCTTTAGCTTATGATGATTAAAACCACCCTTAACATAATTAGTAAAATTATTTACATATGGTGGATCAATATATACAAAATCACCTCTTTTTGGTGTTATTGTTTCATAACTCATACATTCAATATCTATGCCCTTTAAGTGATTTGACATCTCAAATATTGAATCATAGTCAATTACTTTTCCATTTTCTATCCAAGGAACATTAAACTCTCCCTTGCTGTTTTCTCTATAAAGACCATTGAATCCTCTCTTATTGAGATAAATAAAAGAAGATGCAATAGTGAGAGAATCACTTGTCGTATTAAATAAATCTCTCACTTTATAGTATTCTTCTTTTGTGTTGTTAAATGTTTTTAATAGATCAATAACTTCTTGTGGACGTTCTCTTACTTCTTGATACATTATAATAAGTCTATGGTTTATGTCAGAGAGGTATCTATGCCCCCCCCCTATGATTGAAAATGCAAGTGCTCCACTACCTAGGAATGGTTCATAGTAATTATTATAGTGCTCTGGCATAAGTTCTTTTAGTACAGGTACTAATCGTGACTTGCCTCCAACCCAATGTATTAACTGTTTCAACTAAACTCCTCCACATTACCAATATCACACAGCATAAGTTCATTATACTGTTCTTTTGTGATTATAGCATAACCGTTCTTTCTACAATCTCTTAATACTTTTTTGAATGACTTATACATATCTACCCAAGCATTAAGTTCATCTACTCTTTCAAAAAACAATCTACCAACAGGAAGTATTTGTAGGCTTAACGATTCATTTCTGATGTATACCCTATAACTTTCTAGTAGTTCTTCTACCACAGGAATAAATAGCTTTGGTTCAGTACACTTAAACATTTTGCATCTCCACTTCGTCAATAACAATCATATCCCCAACAGTGCTATAATTTATTTTTGAGAGTTTAAGCATAAGATCAAATTCTCCTTGATCTACAACATACACAACAGCAGTAGGAAAAGCCATAGATATAGTAACACCAAACACCTTCTTAATACCCTCTACAACAGATTTTTGATACTCGTTTAAGTCACATGTAAGAGCACTATTACAACACTCAATAACTCTATCACGCTTTGACATAGGTACTGCTACTTTCATTTTTCCTCCTATTACATTCTGTTTCACTATATTAGCATCATCATAACCTGTGTATATACGCAATAACTCTTTAGCATTATATGACACTTCTTGTGTAATATAAGCATCACAAACAATAGCAAACCACTTTTTTCGTGAGTCAATCATTCCTTCTACATCATCTTCTTCTGGTGACACACTAGATAATTCTTCAATTTCTGACATGATTTTATCAAGCGTTTCAAGACATTTTGTTTCAAGTTCCATGATTAAAGCTCCTTTTGTGCAATCTGCCATTCCTGCATCTTAGCACTAATGATTTTCTTTACCGCATCACTCAGTCTTTCAATAGCACTACACTTACCTTTGATAATCTTATATACGTTTCCATACACAAGTTTAACAATAGCTTCTTCCTTTGCCATTTCTTCGGCTCTTGCTGTCTTACTAGCAATAGTACCACCTTGAAGGTTCATATAACTTTCATTGAACTTTTCATCATACACAAGTTCAGATATACTAGCCCTAAGAGAAGCTAGTTCTTGCTTGCTGATAAAGAAATAAGCATATGTAGTGAGTCTGACAAGGATTCTATTCAAATCCTCAATAGTTAGATCTCCACTATCTTCAAGAACATCTTTAATTTTTTGGATGTATGTGTCTGCTTCTTCTGTATACTTGCTTGCAATATCTTCAACAATCTTTGAAAGTTTTTCAGAGTGATATTCCACTCTTTCTTTAATTTCTGTGTTCATAAAAACCTCTTATCTAGCTTATCACAAAAAGAAGCTAACATATCAAACATATAATCTATATACCAAAACATTATTAACCTCCAATAAGAATCTGTGTCAGTGTTTCTTTTGATGGAACAAATATATAAAATAAGAAACAAACAATAGTGCAAATAATACAGAATTTATACATTTTCCTTTTTTGTTTTCGTTCTTCCTCAGATTCAAAAGATAATGATAGAGTGAACAATGCAATTATAGATATGATACACATGCCTATTAAAACACCTTGTAATTTTGATACCACATCAATAAGATAAAGACTAAGCATAGTTACCTCCTAAATAATAGTTTCCAATCCCAGTCATAATAAACTTTTTTCTTCTTACCTGTTATGTTGATAATTCTCCTATCTTTGTGATCGTATCTTATGGACTTCTTATTGACATCAATCAACTCCTTAATAACAGATATAGGGATGGCTCTGCACACTTCCTTATCATAATACCATACAACGACATAACTGTCAATAGAGTATTTTATAAAAGATTCCCATAAACTTTTTAATTGATAATCGGAGATGTTCTTAAATGGTAATGAAGCACCTGCTGTTGTCTTACACTCAATCATATACATATTAGGTTTATGAAATGCTATGAAGTCCGCAGGATTTGAGATGCCCATGTAGTTAGAGTAATCTAGGATTCTGTAACAATAAACATCTCCTAGTGATTCTACCTGTTCTCTGAATAGCTTTTCAAACTGTTTACCTTTATTAATAATATCACCTCCTTTAACACAGTAAACCAGTTTTTAACTCTTGGTTCTTGTTCTTTAAGTAGCCCATATTGCTCCTTTGTTAAGATAATTTGATCGTCAATGTTTTTCTTAACCTCTTTCATCATCTCGTACTCTCTATAAAGTTCTAATACAATTTTAAGTGGGCTTGGTTTACTAAGCATTTCAGTAACTTCTGTGTGCATCTCCTCACATACAAACTCACATAGCTTGTAAATATTTTTTAAGTGTTCATGTTTTGGTTTATAGTACCACACCATATAATTCAACTCCTGTCTGTACAAGATCAACACCACGCTTGCTTGCCCAATGATAAATTGCAAGATTGATATATTCTTCAAGATCCTCAATGTCCTCATCTGAAAATTTTGCTATATAAGAATCATCATAGTCAACATAACTAGATAGTATTCTAACAATATCACCACCATCTATTTTTGGGTAATTTATATGAACCTCACCAATATAGAAATTATCTCCTTTCTTTTTTGCTTCCTTATAACACTGTTCATATGTGCTATATTCTTTGTCATGGCTCCAATCATAGATGTCAAATGTATAACAATAGCTCATATTAAATGCTTCTTACCTCCATTAAGAATTTCATTGTATAACCAATAACAGATGTATACACTCCTTGTCCCTAAGAATAATTTCTTATGGCTTTCACACCATGAGATCATATCTTCTGCTTGTCCAACTTTATACTTTGGACTCACAGAAAAAATCTTCTTGTAGAATGGTAGTTCCTTCCAGTTCTCATATTCAGCAGTATATTCTAAAATCTTTGCTTCCCAGTAAGATCTTAGATAATTAAGTCTGCCAATCATTAGTGGAAATTCTTCTGCTGTTATTCTCACAAAGCAATCCAGATTCAATTACATCACCAACCTTTATATTGTACTATATATATCAAACCAACCACTTGCACGAGAATCAAAGCTAACAAGCCAGTCAAACTGTTCTTCTGTGAAAACAGTGTTATTATTTAATTCTAACATTATCTTGGAAGCTGTTAGATAATCTTCATACATTGGCATCACTGATGGAAGCATATCAAAAACTTTATTATCGTGCTCAACATAAGCTAATTTAAGGATAGACATTTCAGATGTTTTCTTAATATCAAAGCACAATGTAAAAATATCTTTATGGTATTCTAATTTTGGTTTGTAAATCCAACTCATAATAACTTTACCTCCACAACTTAAAATATGAAATGCTTCTTTCCCCCATACATAATTTCTCTATACCAAAATATATCAATGTAAATATCCCTGTCTGTATCAAACATTTTTCTTTTATTCTCCCACAAGTAAATCATATCTCTTGCCTTCTCAATTCTATGTTCAATGCGCTTAAAGAACCATTCCTTAAACCTAGCCTTAAATGTGGATAACCCATCTCGCTCTTTCTTGGCAGAAATCAAAGCACTAACCCAATATCTTTGAAGATCCTCAATCTTATTCTTAAAGATTATAAATTCATCTACTTTTACTTTAACATATACTTCATCCAAATCATACACCTCACTTAATAATCTTTTCAGTACAAAACCCATCGTCACTTGTGTAATAGATATATCTTATCCTTTATTCTGTCTTACTACTATCATGGTAAATACCATCTCTCACATTTCTCATGACACCACCAAAATCCTTACCAACAATCCTCCCTATCTGAGTTACCGTCATTTTAGATCCATTATAAATAATAAAACGATTATTATTTCTATTATTATTCTGCTCTTCAAGGGTAACCCATCTACAATTTGAGGGTTCATAATTACCGTTTACATCTATTCTGTCTAATGATGTGTTCTTCTCGCCAAATTCCTCAACGTGTTTCAAGTAACTTTCATACATATCTTCTTTGAAGTTTTCAAATTTCAACCACCTTTCACAGACATTTATTCCTCTAGCACCATAATTTTTATATCCACCATTTGTAGGCAATAAACATCTTTTTTTCATGCCGTCCATATACTAAATATTCTTGTTTTTGTCATACCATGAGTTCGACTTCTCTCTATTAGCTTCTCTTTTGATAAACAACCACAAGATTTAGTACCGTTTTTGTTTAATCTACAAGATTCAACATAATGCTCTTTACCACAATCGCACTTACATAACCAAATTCTTGCACCGTTATCACTTTTCCCAACAATTTTAATAGCAACCAATCTACCAAATCTTTTACCCGTTTTATCTGCAACAGGTCTACCACAATGTTGTTCTTCTATATCTATAAACTCCTCCAACTCTTGCTCACCTACCTTAACATTTCATGACAATATCCATCTGCACATGTATAATATATGTCTTTAATACCTAATTCCCTTATATAAGAATCACAGGCAGGACAAGGTTTACTCATTCTCAATTCTCCAGATTTGTTCTCTCTATAAACATATATAGATACCTTGGACATATCTAAACCCTTCAAATAAGGTCTAGCATGAAGTAGAGCAAGCATTTCTGCGTGTAAACAACCCTTATCCTTATCGTCTTTACCAAATCTATATTTTTCGTTGCGTTTTTGCTGCAAAGGATTTCCCTTTGTAGTATTCCACCCTACACTTATAATTTTATTTTTGTAAACAACAACTGAGCCTAAAAAATATTTTGCATGGTCACTCATCTCTGATGCGGCTTTTGCTTTTTCAAAAAATTTCATTTTCATTTCTATTCTTCTCCTGCTTTCGCTACTTCAAAGCACTTAACACTCGCTGTAGACACACTTAAAAATCCTTTCCATATTTGGATTATAGTTATTAAGGTTGTGGAATGTACCAAACGCAAGCACAATACCATCAACAGCCCCCTTAGGAGTTTTGCTTACATCTTTTTCAAGATTGATTACCTTCTGATAGTCATTGGTAATCCCCCAAATTCTTGATGAGTATTTCCCAAACTCTTTATCTCCACACTCATCAAGGTTTCTGAACACCTTCATAACATTCCTAAGTTCTTTCTCAATAGCACGCTGAACTATCAAAAGCTCATCAAGAAACTTTTCAGTATCATTACATACATATTTAATCATTTTCAAACTCCTCAATTCTCTCTAAAAGCACCTTAACAACATCAAACCTAAAATACAGTATCTTATCCCTTACTGTGCAAATATCGCAAGGATCCTGTTTCAGCTTATACATCATTTCATCGTAAAGTGTTGTATACCTTTGGGCAACCCATCCAAATGCCTCGTAATGTATTTCTTGAGATGAGTTAAACAGCTTTTTGGAGAATCATTAAACATAGCATCATACATAGATTCTCGTTCATATTCTTCACAAGCATAATGATTGTCAAACTCCTTCTTGATAGTCATACTACTACCTCCCTTTGCACACAATATATCACACACAATGTATTTCGTCAAGCAGTAAAAAAAATAAGCAAGGATTTTTTCCTTGCTTACCACTGTGCTACTGTATACATAACAGAAACACCACCACCAACATGATACAGTGCTTCTATTCTTTTGTGTTCCACCCCAATAGTAGGATATGCTTTTTCATTTACAACAGTCATACCTGCTTTTATTTTAGTATCTTTTCTTAGATTGATTTTATATACATCTACTTTTTGTTCTTCTTTGTTCGGTACAACAACTGTCCTATCTGTTTTTTCTTTTGCTTCTTTTGGTATGTCTGCATTATTTTTAATCTGTTTCTGTACTTCTACTGCACCTTGTTCAACATTATTCGCAGTAACATAATAACTTGCCTTTGGCTTTCCTTTATGTTCTATACCTTGTTGTATATCCTGTGCTTGTTCTTTTGTAACGTGTAGTTCTTTCTTTATTTCATCAGTGTTTTTAAGTTGTTCTTGCTTTACTATTGTGGGTTCTTGTATTACCTCCTGTTTCTTAAAATATAAAAATATACATAAGACAGCAAGGATTATTATAACAAGTAACTGCCAATACTTAAAGAACAATTCTTTGGAGTGTTTTATCCCCGATTTCAACAGTGATGGGATATTCTTCATTTTCTGTAAAAATAGTAACATCAATATTACCTCTCAAAAATCCATACATAACAACTGACCCATCTTTATTAGATAGATAGCTTACTTTACCATGAGTATCATCTTCAAACTCTAGTCTAACATCTCTAATAAGGTTTCCGTTCTTGTCAACAAATATCAATGTTGTTTCTATTGCTTGCTTACCTAAGAACTTTTCTATCTTCTTATATGTGTTCTCTAACCATGTATCAGAGTGCTTATCTATAAACCTAATAAGAATAGGTGCAAACCACATAGCTAATTTAATAATCCATCCTATCATTTACACACCTCCATATATATATTTGAGTAATATATGCTCTTGCCTCGGAGGACATCTCCACCACGAGAACCATCTGTTGCATAAGGGTTATAGCTTGGAGATTCTTCTGTACCTAAATACTCAAGATCACCTCTTGTATCACCATCTCCATAACTATCATTCCACCACGCATATGGATTGTGACAAGACCAATCACCATCTTCATTGTTTGCAGCTTCTCCATGTGTCATTACATGTTGTTTATCAATAGTCAACCAAAGCGCACTAGCAACTACTGCAATTACTTGAGCCATAGATTCAATCTGTTTTTCTGTTGGTGGTTCATTACCTAACCATGAACTACCTGCACCATATGCACAATCTAATGCAATACCAACAGCACCACTGTTTCTTCTCCATGTATGATTTTTTATTTCTGAAAAATCATCTGTACTGACATATATTTCTCCGTCTTTGTCAATGTTTATGTGATAATCACTAAACTGCTGACCGTAGTGCATCCCAGTCCAATGTAAATACAATTTTACATCCCTGTTAAGTCTGTTTGCTATATTCCACAAATCTTCTCTGCTGTTTTCTGCTATATGTTTTAATTCCTCTAATGTAACTTGTTTCATGCGTCCCAACGCCTCCTTCTAAATTCCTCACTTGTTATTGTTGGTAATGCCATAGTTTTCTTGTAGAGTTCTGTTATCATTCCATTACCATTAAGACCACTATATGAAGTATACAAACCAGAAAGATTATCCATTTGCTCAGTGGTTATTCCACCTATCTCTACTGATAGGTTAGCACTCTGAATTATTCTATCTCTTAGTATGGCTTTCATTCCTTCTGTTAGTGCTGTGTTTTCTCTATCTCTCCGTTTTGATTCTTCTTTGTTTTCAGCTATGCTTGTTCTTAATGTTGTGAATATCCACCCAACAAGTGAGGCTACTATTACATTTACTGCCCCTAATAATATTTCCGTATCTCATCACCCCATTCTATGCACTATACACCTTCTTATCTTGTGCTATAAATAAGTGCTTAGTATCTAACAGTTTTGTTGGTGTAAAATTACTTTTGTATATAGCATGATTAGCAACTCTAACAGAATCTATATATCCATTCCAAGCATAATTATTATCATAATAATTTCCAATAACTGCATACTTTACATTATAATTAACACCAGTATCTATTTCTGTATATATAATTCTACCATTTATATAACAATAAAACACTCCGTTAAATCTTACTATTGCCTTATGTGACCATGAATTTTCTGGTTGTTCGCTTTCTGTAAAGTATGTGTCATTTATATGATTATAATAACCACCTAATGCTATGGATTGTGTAGCTGAGTTTTTAAGTCCACCTAATTTATCTGAAATTTGCAATACTGAACCATTTTGATCTTTGCTTGCAGAAAAAACCCACGCTTCAACAGTAAAATCACCTGTACCAAAGTCTAAATTTATAGGTGTGTTTGTGTGTAAGTTTGTTTGTGGACTGCCTTTCATAGATTCATTATGCCATTTTGTATTTCTTGTAGATATAGCAACATTTCCTGTAGTAAGCCATGTATTATTACATCTATCAACAATATTCCCATTATCAAACCAAACATCTATTTTTATTGCCATTTATTAGTCCCCCAAACAGTAATTTATTTTATAACTACCGCCGTTGTATAATGTTACTTCAACAGTTTCATTATCTACATAATTAACTTGATAATGTGTCCAATTCTGTGATTTTCTCCATATTCCTTTTTGCTCTATTGTTAGTGTTATATCATCTATACCACAATCATCTCTAATATATCTCTGTTGTATGCTATATGCTACTCCAAATTTACTTACTGTCTTAGTTCCTTTATCTAAAATAAGTTCTTTCCATTGTTCTTTTGTTATAACATCAATAGTAGATTTTATCATTCCTTTTGTTGGTATTTCATTAGGTTGAACTTCTTCCCATTTATCTACATTGAATACATAATATTTATTTTTATCTATTGTAAACGCAAATCTAATATCATTTGGCAAGGTTCTGCTTGGACTCTTATATGCTGTAGTTGGTGGTGTAAAATTTTGTGTCCACTTAGCCCACGGTACTAAACTGAACTCATCTATAATACCATCAAGATAAGTATTAGATTCTAACTGTGGACAATGCCCTATTCCTTGAAAATCAAAGTTTGGTGTTTTTGAATCACCAAATGTTTTTAATAGTTGTCCATCTTGGAATATATAATATACTCCTTCTTTTCTAACTACTGCTGTGTGATGCCAATTACCATCTACTAGGTTTGTATCTAAATTATATTTAGGCTCAACAACTCCATTATTTAGCACCATTCTTGTAGGCTCTAATCTTATGTAATAATTATTATTTGAGAAAAATGTTGGATATTGTGATGTTTGTACTGCATTACATTTCTGCCAGAAGTCTATTGTCCAATCACATGTATATAATTTAATAGGTTCACTTGCTTTTAGTGTTCCACTGTTAAATTTAATTGCCTTACTACCAAATTTACAGTCTGTAACATATGACACACCATTATTTTCTATCCATGTACTACCGTATTCGTCTGAACTATCATTTTCAAAATGTAGTAAACATTGTGTAAAATCTTTTTGATTGTTTTTTATTACCTGTTTAATTTCTACTTTATTTATATCTTCTACTTGTTTTATATTCAATAAATCTTTTGGGAGCACTACTTGCACTTTTGGTGTTGCCTTTAATACATACACAGGTTTTTCATTAGTTTTTCCATATGTTGCAACCTTGAATTTACCTAATGATTTTAATTCTTCAACACTTGGATAGCTAACACTAGCCGATTCAAATAATGATATTTTATCACTATCAGACAATGTGTCCCAATTATCTGCTACTTTTACTAATGACATATTTACACCCCAATACCATCAACATAATTATATTCATTAAAATTTATCTCATCTGACACACTAATAAATCCACTTCCTAATGTTGTTGGATCTGACATAGGTACTTGTGAATATGTATTACAATGAACTATTCCATCATATATAATCTTATTTTCGTTGTATATAAATCTATTACTATCACTTGCATCAAATGTATAAGAGTTCATTATAACATTCTCTGCTCCTGCTTGAAGCCACAGCACATCTATTGGGGGGAAACAAAATGTTAATGTTTCTGGAAATTTTATTGTAACTTTAGTACCAGAAGGTGTATTTAATTTAGTTATCTGTTTCCATCCTGCTATTGTTCCACCACCACCGCCACCAGACAAGTTTTCCCACTTATCTATTTCAAATGTTGGTGCTGATGTGTGTGTACTTCCTGCTCTCCATATTCCATTATTGTATATTACAAGATTATCTTTATTATACAATGTATTAGGATTCCATTCTTGTATAATAACTTCTGAGGACAATCTTTCCCAATCATCACTCTCAAATGTAAATTTATTTAGTGCTAATCTTGCTCTATATAATGAGTTTCCATATATAACAATTTCGTTTTTGAAATATGATTTATTAGCCTCCCAATCTTCTGCAAATGTATTACCATTAACATATTCCCAATCATCTTGTTGAAATGTCGTAGAACCTGTTATGTTTAATGGTGCTCTATACAAAATGTTTTTATAAAATACAATATCACCTTTTGAATAGTTAAATGTTGGCTTCCAATCTTCTATAATAGTTCTACTATTTAGTATTAACTGCTCCCAATTTTCTCCTCTGAAATCTGAAACATCCTCATGCTCTTTTTTACACCTGTATAATCCACTGTTATGATAAACTATATCTTCCTTTTCATATTTTTTATATTTCTGCCAATCCTGTATTTTTGTAAGATCCCCAATTAACTTCCAGTTCTCATTCTTAAATGACGGAATTATATCTGAAATCCATGCTGTACCAGTATCACCAGAAAAACCGCTCCCCATATGTGCTCCATTAATAATAATTTTTATTGCTTTTATTTTATCATAAATTTTTAAGGATTTTTCTGGTGGAAACTCATCTTCATATAAAAGTTCTTGTGTGTTATCCGTATTAACTCTTAATATCTTAAATGAGCCAAATCCTGCATTACCCCAATGTACATGTTTTATTACTAACTCATACACAAGTCTACCATTAATAGGTATATCAAACTCTGGTACTATATTATTCCTTCCACTTCCTCCACCACCGCCACCAGTGGATAAGCCCATTCCACCAGGGAAGTTTGTTACAAACCACTTATCAGTAGTGTCTGTATAACCTGCCCCACCATGAACAGATTTATGTGTTTGTAGGCATTTATATAACCTACCTTCACTAATTACAGTCACACCTTCTTTATAATGTGCTCCTTCTTTCCACTCTGATATATTTGAATATTGTGGATTAACATAATCAAATTCATGATTAAATTCATCTTGTGTCTTAAAATCTTGTTCTACTTTGTAACTAACATCATATATAGTTATTATAGAATCTTTTTCATATATACTTTTTTTATCCCATGCTCTTATTGCTTGAGAGTAATTTAGTATGTCCCACTCATCTTTATTAAACTCTGATTTTGCGGCAACAATATTTTTTGCTCTATATAATTTACCTTCATATCTAACAATGTCTTTGTTCCCATATGCTCTGCCATCAAAATCCAGTATAGTAACAATAGGTGTTAAGTTAGGCGCAACTCCAATATCATCTGCTTCTAGTGTTGCAGTAAAATTATTTTTGACATAATAAAATGTATCTGCACTAGCAAGTTTTATTACCTCTCCAACTTCATAGTTTTTTCCTGCTGTGTAAGTACCTATTTTTATAGTTCCGTTTTGTGTTATTTTCTTCCACTTATTAACGTCAAAGTTTGTATCTTTTGAATTTTCAAGTGCTCTATACAAGTCATTTTTATAATACACAACTTCTGATGTAAAATATTGTTTACCAGAAGTCCAATCTTGTAATACACCTAATTTCTTCCAGTAACTTGGTGTTATATCTTTGTCTTTAACACTGTTTATACAACAGTAAAATCCACCATCTGCACCTATAACTACTGTGTTTACTGGATAGTAGTTACTACTGTTCCATTGAGGAATACTAGCATACATTACTTTATAGTTTGCCATTGGTATTGATGTACCAGAGTTATGATTTACATTTGACTTGACAAGTAAACTATTTACTGTTATTAACTGCCCATTTGTGTAGTCTGTATTTTGTTGCCACTCACCAAAATCATTATTAACAAGTTTTTCCCAATAACCTATATCAAATACTGCGCTCTTTGAGTCATGTGTTGCTCTATAAATATCTTTATTTCTTGTTACTATATCTCCAACAAGATATTGCTTATCTGATTCCCAATCAGAAATGTTTGTCTGTGTGGTAACTTTCTGCCAAAATCCTCTATCTGTAATATCTTTACTTTTTGGCACATTTGTTATTGCTAAGTAAAGATTACTACCAGATTTTACAATAGTATCTTTACCATATTCCCTATTTTTAACATGGGTTTTAACACCTGCATAAACAACATCAAAATTACTAAAATCAATATCTGTTGTTGATGTATGTGATTTTGCTTTTAGTAATACTCCTTGATATGTTACTAACTGATTTTCTTTGTATGTTGTATTTGACTGCCACTCATTTACTCTTGAATCTCCACTTCCACCTAAGGCTTCCCATTTGCTTGTATCTGTGACTGGTTCACCGTTGTTATCTACCTTTGCTACATAAATACTTCCCTCATGGTAAACAATTTCACCTTCTTTATACTGCTTAACCTCATACTTTGTTATCTGATTATTACTTATCTTTTTCCATGAACCTGCTTTTACTGCATCTTCAAAAAATGTGTAGTCATGCTCTTTGTCATTCTTTATCTTTACATATAGAGTTAAATCTTTATGTACTACTGTCCCTACTGGGTATTTTAGTGCATTTATGTCATATTCTGCAATAGAAGCATTTATTGGTCTTGTATTGCTGTTTAGATCTGTTGATGTTATGTTTTCAATAGTAACAAGTGTGTTGTGTACTACTGCTGTATCTCCGTCCACATAAGGCTCACTCTTTGCATTATCCCAGAATCTAATTACATCTGTTAGCTTTTCCCAATCTGCTAGTTGAAAATTACCTTTTACATTTCTTATAGCCTTGTAAAGATTACCTGCATACTTTATTATATCTCCTCTGTAATACTGCTTTAATGGGGAAAACTCTATGCCAATCTCAAATAATCTTTCCCACTTTTCTTCTTTGAATGTATTTTCTGATGTGTGTGCAGTTTTACATTGATATGCTACTCCATCATTTAATATTGTATCACCAACATTATAAAATGTTTGTTTACTCCACAATCTTACGCTAGCAAAAACTTCCTGCCAATTATTCTTATCATCTTCAAATGTAGTAGCATCATGTGCTCTTGTACATCTATATAAAGCACTACCGTAATACACTACATCTCCACGTTTATAATATGAACCACTAAGCCATATAGATATTACACCTTCTTGTGACATACCTGTGACAATATCTAACACTTGGAATTTTGCAGTTCCAGATGTAACTACAGAGCCAGTAACATTATTACTAGGCTCTGTTGTGTCTGTCTGTCCTGCTATTGTGCAATATGCGTATTGAGAAGATTTTAAGTTTGTGTATCTTATTACATCTCCAACAACATAATTTGCATTTGGTTTCCAAAGTGTCCAATGGCTTGCATCTTGTATATGACTTACTCCTACTAACTTGTTGTCTGCGTCTAAAATAAACCGATTATACGCCTCATCCGCAAACTGCCAACTAGGATTTATTAAAAGTAAATCTAGCTTTCTTGTTCTATCTGCCATTATATCACCTCTTATATATAATATAGCATATTTTACAGAAAAAATCAAGGGTTGACATATAAATCATACTTTATTATGTTTCCACTCCTAATTCTGAAATACTCTGTTTTATTTCCAGTAAATGTATTAAAGTTACTTCTAAATATAAATTCCTCGTCCAATACTATTTTATGATATACTGGTGTATATATAGGAGGTGATGTATTATAATCTACATTAACACCATCTATTCTATATGCTACATAGCCAGTCACATCATACATTTGACCGTCTTGTCCCATTACTTGATTTTGTGTTCCACCTTTTGTACCAACAAGAACTAACGCCCCATCATCAAACGTCATTGTCTGTTGTACTGATACTGTTGTGTCTGGAACAAATATGTTTGTTTCTTTTGTAATACTTTCTATATAGCCTTGTACTTTAGATACACTATCTACAACACCAACTATTCTAGGAACATTTAGTATAACATTCTTTTCATATTTGTCATATGAATATAAGTCTTTATCTTTATCATAGGTAAGTATTTCCATATGTGCATGGTTTGAATCCATAATTCTGTTTTGCATTTTAGTACAAAAATCTTCCCACTTAAACTTAAAGTCTTGTGGATATTTTAATTCAAATTCTCTACCATTACAAGATATTCTTACTATGTTTTGTATGTTCTGACCTACTGCAACAGATGGTTCTAAATGTGTTTTTATACCACCATTTTCAAACTTATTTCTTGTGTGATACTTAAACAATATTCCACAAGTAAATACAGTTCCCGCAGGGAAGTTATACTTAAACTCAGACTTACTTCCTTTATCTGCACTAAACTGTAAATTACCCATTATTGAAGGTGCTTCTGAACGTCTAGCAGTAAGCATATCTGTTGTTTTATTTTTATCAAAATTCTGCTCTTTATCGGGTGTTCCTGTTGTTATTTCAAGGGATTCTTTTGATGTACTTCCAACTCTTGCAACTGGAATATGTCTATTTACATCTTGATGCCCACTAAAGAAATAACAATAACTTGTCGAGAAATGTTTCCTTGGTACTGTATCATATATTCCTCTAATAACATTCTTTAGTACATAGTTACCATTAGGAAGTTTATCAATACTGTCATAAGACATTATTTCTCCATCTGCAACAAACAGATTCATTCCACTTCTATTATTTTGTGAATACTTATCACTATTAATATTATTCATTTTTGTATCAAATATTCTTTGAGCATCATATCCAATAGCTTTAATCTCTATTGAATTATCTATGTCATAATTTTCGTCTGTACCTGCTATCATTCTTCCTACCATAGACCATGTTGTTGTGCTTGATGTCTTATTATATACACCATCTTCATGCCTCCAAATATGCCATGAATTAGTATATTGACTTGGCTTCGAAGCCCATGCACTAATATATGTATCAAGTGACCTTGTTGTTTCGTAGGGCATTTCCATAAATAAGAAATTCTTAACACTTTCTGGTGTTTTCTCTGGTTCAGTCCATCCAGGAATATCTGCATAATTATAGTCAGTATATTCAAACCCAAATACATCTTCTACTGCAACTATTGATATTCTTCCATCTGTTAGTGAACCATAGTCAACATCTGTAACTCTAAACACTTGTTTTGTTATCCCAAAAGGCTCCCATGTGATTATTATAGGATCTCCAATAGTTACGTCATATCCATATCTACTGCACTTAAAACTTACAGAGGATAGTGGATAACCTGCTGATAATAACTGTGTCTTAGCCATATTTAGTGCATTTTGTGGCGTTGTAAAATAAGTTCCATCTACTGTACTTTCTTGATACCTGCCTGTGATTATTCTATTTGATAAATCATTTACTGATACTGTTCCTTCATCATATTTATTTTCTGCATCTGTAAATGTAAGTGATATTGCTGATGTTGTTTCAGACCAATCTAGTCTTGAAAACTCCATTGATTCACAATTTGATGTATCAAACTTCTTTATTTTATTTATATCATAATCATTTCTAATCAGCTTAAATGTTAGCTTACCTGTCTTTGGATCATCATACTTAACTCCACTGATATGTGCTAATATATTGTTTATATACTCTCCTGCCTTTGCAACATTATTTATTAAGCAAGAAATCCCCAATCCTTCTTTTTGACAAGTTAAACCTAGATTTACTAGACTTTCTTCATCAATAACATTATCTTCTACTCTGTAATCACATCCCCAATAATCATTAATAAGGATTTCATAAATTACCTCGGCAGGGTTTGCATCTTGACCTATCATTGGGTTTAATTTCTTATTCTTGTACTTCAAAGAAAGTTTATTTGGATAATTTACTACTTCAAACCACATCTCTGGTGTTGTTGCTTGTTTGCCTATATATGCACCTGTTTTTCTGTCTTTGTCTGACACTACACAAGTTAGATACATAGGATATTGTGGTGTTAGTCCTCTTAAATCTACTGGTATGGTTTCAGCTTTCATTTGTTCAATCATCCAATCATCTTTTGGTTGAGAACGATTTCCGAAATAGTATCGGATTTCTCCTGTGAATCCACCACCTTCATCAGCCCCACCAAACATATCTGGTTGGTCTATAAATGCCGAAAGTCCTTTTATATTATCTTGTTCCCAAGCTATTTTGTTATTATTGTCCCAAACACCTTTTTCAGTAGAGTCCTCTACTTTGCTGTCGTAGACGTTCATCCAGAGTTTCTTAACTCCTATATTATCTCCTGTCCAGCAGATAATATGTTGCCAACCTAGATAATACATAAATCCTTTTTGTATTGTAGTTTTTAGATTTCTTTTCTGAATAAGATTGAGCAATAACCACAATATAAAATTATATATTGCCATTAGTATTGCTTTTCTCTTTTGTCCTGTTTCAACAGTATATCCTGTCCCGTTTGGAACAACAATTTTATCTGGTGTTTGTGTAGCTGCTATAATACCTAGAATCAAAGATGCTAATGCAGGATATACATTTAACTTACTATGTGTTGAATATTCTTCTGTATATGGATCTGCTCTAAAACTTCCATAGTAAGAAATGATTGGGTTTTTAATCAATACTCTGCCAAGTGCTACTGGTATTGGACTTCCTATGTTATTTGATGGGTCTGCTGTAAACCTAGAAGCCTTTTGTGGTTCTGTATCTCCTGCTGATTTCTTTCCTCTATTAAATAGGAGCATAAATAGTGTACTTATTCCCCAACCTATCCATGGGTTTATACCGTGTGATTTCTGTCCTGCTGATGTTACTTGTTCTCTTTTTGGCAACTATTTTCACTCCCTTAACCTAATCCCATATCGTGCATTTCACCTTTTGTATTTCTTCTTATGGAAGAATCCGCCCAATATGGGAGCTTATTATCAACTGGATGCTTAAATACATCATAAGGTCTTACATAAGGAATACCGCTAAAGTTATCAGTGTTCTTAAACTTTCTATGGCACACACTAAATATACAATCACATCCAGGATATATCATAAACTCGCTCATTCTATCACTTAAATTTATTGGGTATTTGATGATAATGTAATTATTTTTATGTTCTTTTATTGCTCTTGTTGCGTGTCCCATAACCATATATCCATTTGTGAAATATCCACTTTCTTTTTGTGTCAATTCGTTTGACTCTATTCTCAAGCCTTTCATTCCTGCACTGTGTCCACCTATAACATAACAATGCAGTCCAAACAAATCCTTGTTGAGATTACATTTGGCATCATATATTTTATTCTGGCAATAATAAGATAGCTTACCTGTTGGTATTTCTCTTGATAGTAGATTTTCAATAGTGACAGTAAGTTCTGCTTCACTCTTGTTAAATACTACTTGACTTACTATCCCTCTAAGTATTCTTATATAATCCCCTTCGTGCATCCTAAACACTTCTACTTTAACAGAATCTTGTTCTGGTGGTGCTCCTTGATATAATAATGCAACATTATTAGTCCTGTTTACTGTTATGGTACAAGTTTCCATAGTACCAGAACTATCACCCAGTTTTAAGCTATCTCCACGCTTTATATAGTCCGGTTGAAAGTTGTACCACTCACCATCTATTTGAATATATCTGTATTTATATGTACTTGTATAACAAAAATGTGTTCCATTATATGTGAACTTATATAATTCTACTGGTTCTGCATCTTCTATTGATACTTCATGATTTTCATATGGCACTACTTATCACCTCTTTATTTGTGGGTCGTTTACTTCTCTAAATGATAATGTTGTATTTGCTACTTCTGTAGATTCATAGTTAAGTTGTAATGCGTCACTGTCAAACCTAACACAATTAAAAAAAGAGCACATTAGTATGTTTTCTTTCTTTGCATTAAACCCTGTTGTACTCTCAAATATTATCTTACCATATGTAATATCATCTTTTAGTTTTTCATATGTATAAGACTGTATCTTTAATATATATGACTTAAAATCTTTTGTGAATATTACCAAACTCTTTTTTCTTCCACTTGTCATATAAAACTTATATAATCTATCAAACCTAGTGTATATTGCGTTATCATTGGCTTCAACATCTCTGTCTATCTGAATATCATTCACCCATGTAGGCATGTAAAAACTCTTATACATACCACACATTCTGTGAAAAAATCTTTTGAAATTATTTATTTCCTCATGTCGCATTAGGTATACTTCTAATGTATGCAAGTCATATGTTATAGTATTTGATAGGTCATACATAAATATACCAGTATCGTTATCTAGTCTATATGCACCTTTATCAACAGATAGCCCAACAGAACTATCTACTAACCACTGTGGTGATATAAACAATACTTCTTTTCCTTCATATTTTTCTGGTAATTTGAAAGGATTATATCTTGGTATTTTTGTTTGATAGTCATGCCATATTGTATATGGTAGTTCTGTTTTAACTCCTGCATTTAGATCTTCAAAAGATATTCCAACCTCTGTTCCATTACTATACACATACTGTAATCCAGAGTTAGGCTGTGCTGAACACTTCTTCATTGGAAATATAAAGGTATTCTTTTTATTTAGGTCTTTCTTTATTCCTTTTTTTAACATAATCTTTTCATTGTCATATGAATGTACTTGTTTAACTATGTTTGCTCCAATGTCACATACGTCATCGTGGTTAAAAATCATTATATATTCTGAATCTAATAGATTATATGCATAACTCATATCTATATATAGAGCCTTACTATACTTTATATAATTCTCTGCTAGGTATACTGGTTGATGCCACATAGGTATGTAATATGTATCTGTGTGCCTCATCCTAAGTATTCCTCTAAGATATTGTGCTTGATATGCGTCCATAGCAGAATAGTCATATGTCAACATATGTCTTGGAATCTGTCTTAGTCTTAATCTTTGTTCATCTCCGTTATACATTTTGATAACGTCTGTCTTATATTCTATTTTTTCTGTTATTTTAGTATCAGCCATCTGTTACCTCCATGTATTTTTAGTATTGAAAGTTCGGTGATAGTTCTAAGAAGTCTGGTATATTTTCTCGTTCTTCTTCATCACGTTTCAATGTTAAGAACTTAAATACTCCCCATATTAACCATGGTTCATATACTGGTCTATTATTTAAGAACTCATCTTGTCTAAGTATTGGACACAGCCATGGGAACATTGTTATTGATAGTAATGGTAATAATATATGGAACTGTAATGCCTTACCTTTGAATATAGGTTTATTATGTTTAGCGTCAATAGCCCTTATTCTATGACCGTACAATTTATTTATCTCTGGTGAGTAGTCTTTTCTTTCTGGTAACTTATACAACTCTCCAACATTGTAAATTTCAGAAATATAAATATCTTTCTGTATTTGGTATCTCTTAAACTTTGTTGGTGTATATGGAATTATCTTTCTAGGTTCTCCATAGTTGTGTTCATTATCTTCATTGTACTTATCTCTTTTTGTTGTTACAAAGATACTAACTATTGGAGATTCTCCATAAGCCTTTCTTACTGTTCTTGCAGGTATTAAGAATGTCGGATTTAACAGCTTTGCGTTAAATATAATAATAAATTGATGACTCTTGTGTACCTTAAAATCAATGTGCATATCTGCTATACTTTTTACATTATTTACTGTGTATACTGCTGCGCCGTTTTCATTATAAATATTAAATTCATGTTTACCTGCATGATAAATATATTTATAACCATCTATTAACGTCCATACTTTATTTCCATCTGGTTTACCATAATTTAATTTTAACTTATACCATACAGAAAGGGATATTTCATCCCCGTATAACATCCTTTCACCTGTGCTTAGAATGTCACAATCTTGAATGAATATCCCATTGAAATATGGCTTTACAAACCAAATAAGTTCATCTGTTGATGGCATGAGTGATTGAGTAATATCTAATATACATGCCCTATTACTCATATATTATACCCCATATGTTCTTGATGTATCTGTTGTTATATCTCCTGCAAAGCTATCTGAATCATCCTCATTCTGCCTAATACTTATTGCGTCATATCCATATCTTCCCCTTCTCATAGAGTGTGAAAATATTTGACACATATCTCCCGACCTTGGATAACTCATTTCATACACGCCTGTTGACTGCATATTTAAGTTACAAGCAAAATACACACCTGCTACTTGTCCTGCACTAGCGTAATTATTAAGTATATCTGGGTCTACTCTTACTGCCATGTATATTGGCATGTTAAGAGTTAAACAGTTCAATGTGTTTATATTTCTTCCCCAATCAAGATTTCCATTTGACTGTAATGAAATATAATTAGGAATTTCTCCATTTCCTCCTCCTGTCACTCTTACAGGAAGTGACATTGGTTTTCCTGTTATATTATCTGAGCCACTACTTGCCCATCTTACTTCTCCTCTTTCTTTATATGGGGCTTCGTCAATATCAATTCTTAGGAATGTATTTGTGATAGAACCACTACTCAATACTGGAAGTATACTTCCATCTGCTATTGTATGGAACGAACTATAATCCTTTCGTGGCTGTCCGTCTTTATCTAGTGGTAATGGATTTTCTGCATAATCTCTTTGTATTCTAAACAATTCTCCTGCCTCTTTCATTAGACTAGGAACTGATGAACCACTAAAGAACATTCCACCTTCCCATGAATCATACTTATATAAATTACCAAAAACTAAATGCACACACCTATAATCATGTCCTACTCTTACATCTCCACCTACATTCTCTGCAACTATTGAAAATATAAGTGTATCACTTGGTTTTAGTATGTTATTACAGTATAGCTTATACTTGTTTTTATTTACCTTTTCTGGTTTATCTGAACCAACTAATGTCTGCTCTGTATCTTCTCTTGGTATTACAGGAACCCATACTGCTTGTACTTCTTTATTTCTAAATTTTGTAGGCACTTGAAATTGATTATACCATCTCTGTTTCTTTGAATATCCTTCTCCAACTGTTGCTCCAATTCCATAATAGTTTTTATGTTTCTGTTTTTTTATGAAATCATCATCATAGGCATCCATGTCTGCATCACTATTTAGCCCAAATATATTTGTACCATTTGCACTTCTCAAATATATAAAATATGTATTGGTTCTATCCATAAACACGAACTTTTTACCATCAACCACATCTCTTTTATATATGTTTGTATCATCCTTTAAGTCCTCAACTACTGAATATCCTTTTGATTTTATATACTCAACCATCTTAGCTAGAACCTCATTAGGATTCTTCAAATTATTATATTCTACATATGCCAATTTATTACCCCCTAATGCCAGTAATACTTGTTATCTTAACATTTCCTTTTTCTTTTATTCTTAAAATCCGATCTGTTTCTATTACTATATTATACAACAAATTAGTATCTCCTGTCAAGTTTATAACCTTCTTAGTTAAGAACGCTTCTTCTAATTCTTCTGATGTAATAGTATGATTTTTATTTACAATAATCTTATCATAAGACAATATCTTATCATTTAGCATAATTATATCATCTTCTATATTAGACAACAGCTCTTGTTTTCTATAGTATTCAAGTAGCAACACTGTTTGTTCTCTACTAAAAAATTTATTTATGACTACTGATTTTATTAAATCGTTCCCGTATCTTTCAATAATATCATCAAAGCTGTGCCTACTTGTTGCTGAAATCATATTTATACAATCATTCTCTAGTATCGCTGATGATGTTTCTGTTTTTGTTGGCTGTCTATTCACATAATATATCAAAGGAAATTTAGTTATAGTATTATCTAGTGATGATAATAATTTATTATCATTTCTATTTTTACTGTGTATTCCAAAAGTATCTTGTGCAAATGTAGCATCCATTTTAGGTATTTTCTTGTGTCTTACTGCGTTTTCATCATATGTTGTTACATACTCAAAAAATCCTTGAACCATAAATGAAAAATCTAGCCTATTTTTTATATACTGTCGTACACAATTAATAACTTCTTTTTTATATACGACTTCATAATAAGTTAAATATGGAATATCATTAAACATATTATAGTAAAAATGATAGCGTTTATCATTTCTCCAATTTTTGTCCATAGCCAATATTTTATCTGTAGCTACTAGAGTATCTCTTTTGTCTAAATGTAAAACAGTTTTATATTGATATACAAATGCAGCTTCATGATTTTTTAGGCTTGCTAGTAACTCTCTTTTAGGATTAGCAAAAGCTATGGTAATACAGCCCTTATTTTTTATTATCAATAAAGAATCACCTAACTCTAATTCTTTATTAAACATAAAAAATTTATAGTGTGTTACAAGACCAGTAAACATATATGGTTTATAATTTACTCCTTGTTCAAAACATTTCTCAATTTCTCCCTCGTCACTAATAATTTGTGGCACTGAATCTGATATACTTGCCCCATATTTCTGTTCTTGGTATGTTTTAGTCTTATCATATTCAAATAATATATCATACCACAAATCATACTTCCACTCTCTTTGTTTATGTGCATTACTTATTTCAATGTATAGGTATGAGTTTGTTACTTTATCATATAACACAACATATTCTTCTATTATTCTATTTAATACATCTGGTATTCCTTTGTATGGAGATTCCATAGCTTCTGTCATTGTTATATATGGTGTGTGTTTCCATGTTGTTACAAATGTTACAAGATTTTTTGGTTTTGTATCATCTGAATCTAGGTATACTTTATCAAAATCTGGGTCAAATGGATATTTTGTTCCTCCATTTTTTGTTTTTTCTACTTTCCATTGTTGTGTTTCTTCCACAACAGTTAGTCCAAACTCAACCATAGCATTTTTTATAATCAACAATAGCTTTTTCTTGACATCTAGTTCATTGGAGAAATCCATCATGTTCTGTAGGTCACTACTTGTGTATTCTATTTTCATGTTAATCCCCCAATCTTATTAAAGTTCTATACAGTATCTTATTTGCTTTTTCATTCATTTTTTGCTTTTCATATTCTTCAACTGTTGCAAGAGGTTCCCACTCATCATTTATAACATCAAGATTTATTTTATAATGATATAATCTTTCATCCCACACACAAGGAAGGTTCAAATATGTTCCATCATTTAGATGAATTATCCCTAACGGCATCATATAGTCATAATGTATGTATATATTTGGTATAGTCCCTATAACGTAATTTGCTACATTTATTCCATTAGCAACAACTACTATATCATCTAATTGAATATTATAAGTTCTAGTTTCTTTTTTAATGTTGTTATATCTCTTTTTTGTGTTTATAAAAAATCTTTTCTTCTGACTCATTGGATTTTTAGTAATCATAAAGTCTGGTGTAAAATCACTTGGAGGATTTAATCTTGTAGCAAATGTAGGTGTACAACCTCCACATACAGGATATGGAACAACTTCTGCTCCTTGTGTTAGTGAATATATACTTCTCCATTTTGAATCTTCACAAAGTACCTTAAAGTTGCTCCATTTAGCATCATAAAACTGTGTTGGGTTTACAATATCAGAGTTTGACATGGCTATATTTTGAATATTTAAGTCATACACATTTCCTGTTATATATGTTGGACATCCACTTCCTCCTGGTGAATATACATATATATCATTAGCAAGTCCTGTTGTTCCTCCTGCAATATACAATGAACATCTGTCATTCTTCTCTCTATGTGAAGGTTCAAATCTACCAAATGATATTGCAGAATATATTTCCTTCTCTCCGCTATTTGTTTTATCTAAGTGCATTATAACACTAGCAGACATATCATCTCTTTTTATTATAAACTCTATTGGACATTTTATGTCATATCTATTTTTATACTGTTCTTTATTTCCTTCTGTTATTACAAACCACGGGCATCCTGTTCCTTGAAATACTGGTGGTGGTATTAGTTGTACTTCATGACCTCCACCAGGACACCATTTACGAATTTTTAATAAGTTACAGAACACCCCATCATCGTCTGTTGCTGTCATCCATTCATGGTAGCCAGTTGCTCCGAAATATTCACATGAATACAGATGTTCACTAAATCCTAATGACACACTTACTGTTATAAATTCACCACTATTCTTAAATAAGTTCCAGTGCATTTCATCATCACAATATTTAGACACATAAGAAAACTTTCCATGTGAATCTTTCATTTCATATGCGTCTTTGTTTATTTTACCATCCATAGGATATTTTGCAAAAACACCAAAATATTTAGCATAGATAGTATCATTTATATCACTACCTATGAAGTAATGATTAAAGGTTATGTAGTATGAGTTATTCTTTATTCCAAACAAGTTCTCTATTATATATCTTTTCATTTTATTATATAAGAACTCTGTATATCTTACTGTGACATCTTTAGTTTTAATAAAATAATGTTCAAAATATTTTTGTGAGAGTGGTTCATCTATTGCTGTTTTATATAGCCAACCACATTCACTTTCTATCTTATCTCCTGTGTATGTACCATTAACATGGCACTTGAACTTTACTATATTTATATGCTTATATACATATTCTGCTATGTCAAACAATAACATTTCATAATCATTATATCTCACTTCTTTTATGTGTGGTATAAAGTTTGTCAGTGTGTCTGTCACTGATGTAGCTATAAAGCATTTTATATTATTTTCTGAACATAAATTATCTAACTCTTTTAGTTTGCTTCTTATAGGTTGTGTTGTATTACAGATTAGATAATCAATATCTTTATGTGCTTTTACATAGTTAATTATCTTATCCAATGTATTTAATTCTATAGCTGTGTTTGAATAATCTCCAACAACATCTATTATTGCATTTGGGAATATGTCTTTTATTTCATCTTTTATTGAGTAGTATCTAATAGGTTCTATTACCTCAGTACATTCTTTCATAGTTCTGTCATAAGATGCTGTCTTATGTAATATATTTTCAGACATTAACCATTTATCACCAACAATAGCTACTTTTATACTCCATGTTCTTTTCTTAATATGTTCTAGTGGAACTTCATAGGTGCTACCATAAAAAGAATGGAATCTATCATCTACTTGCTCCCATTTAGTAGCAACTTCTGATGAATCATATGTTATATTCTTATAGGCATGGGCGATATTGTAGAAGTATCTATCAAACTCTGCCAAACTTGTCATTTTATTTGCTATATACATTACATTATCTCCTCTCCTATATAGTATGCTAAACCATAATTATTCAAATATCCATATCCATCATCTGTTCTTATTGGTGCGTCTATAAAATGAGCACCAGTGAACCTTACATTCTCACTGCAATACTTTTGATTAGGTGTCCACGGATTCTTTCTTTTCCCTAATGAAAAACATCCATAATAACTATCAACAGTTTCTCTTGGTGTTAATACTGCTAAACTACTCATGTTAAACATACTACAAAAGTTTATGTCATGTGTTATTCCTATCTTACTAAATGTCCCAAAAGAATCATCTTTAGGATTATCTTTATCTTCTTCTGTAAGTCCTACTGGATTACGTCTAACATAAAATATAGTTGGTAATAGTTCTGTGCTTGTGTTTGCTGTGTTTATCATGGCATTACATTTTCCTGCACTTCTTGAAATACTTTGCTTAACAAACTTATTATCAAAATAGTTAGGCACTTCCTGCTCGAATCTATATGATTCTAAATCTGGATTCCAAAATACTCCGACCCCATCTTCTATTGTATGTTGAGTTATTGAAGTAAATAGTGGTTCTGCGCTAAAATTACAATTCATTGGAGATACTACTTCTCCATCATATTTAACATGAACTAACGAATCTGTTTTTCTTTTTTCTACATTGTACCTAGGTAGGTGTTCATAGAAGTTAGTTATAAACCATGTACTTGTTCCATGTACCTCAACCATTTTATTATTCTCTAGGTTTAACATTTTTGTTGTTTTCTTATCAGAATCATCTACAATAACTTTTATTGCTCCAATTAAGAAGTTATTGTTTTCATCTCCAAATGATTGAATAGGCATTACATCTGTGTTTACACTAACACCATCTATATCATCACTATCTGGTGCAAGTTCAAGATTTACTAAATTATGCGTAAAATCTCCATGCCACAAATTATCTATTTCACTAAGTAATGTATCTGATAATTTTTTCTCATCTTTTAATCTTTTATATATCTCTTTTATTCTTTTATTCATTAACTCAATATCTTCTTTTATAGCATCTTCTAACTGTTCACTTAATGGTTTCTTGGGTGGTGCATATATATCTGGTTTCTTGTGATATGCTTCGTCTATTTTTTGTTGATTTGCTTTCTCTAAAAACTCTTTAGTTTTTCTTGTTATAGACTCCTTAAACTCTTTCATTACTTTTTCAAGTTCTTCTTGAAATTTTGCATCTGTTTCAAATGGTTCATTTTCTTTAGCCATTTTATACATCTCTATTAAGTTTACTAATGTTTCTGCATCTTCTATTGCCTTATCATATTCTTTTACTCTTGCATCTCCCACACCTAATTTTGTATATAATGGTGTTACGTTATCATAGTTGTCAAGTCCATAACCACTACCATGAAAACTTGCTTTTTGTGCTAATATTGCAAATCCACCCTTTATAAGTTTATCTTCTTGCTCAAAAAATCCAAAAGTATAGTGTGTAGATGTTTTAGGATATTCATTTGTGGTGAGTATAAATGAAAATAGTCCACTGTTGTAAAAACAATCAAGACATAATACACTCTCTCCTTGAGGAACATATAATGAAAATGTAACTCTTACTGGATATTTTCCTGTGACACGTCTTGATACTTTCTTAAACTTTCTTATCTTGTTTATATTTTTTGATATTTCATCTCTGTAATACTCATCAGCAAACTCTTTATAATATAGTTTTGTTTCTTTTATAATGTCATATGCTTTATTATTTGCTTCTTCTACTCTTGCTCTTGCTTTTGCGGTGTCTATATCATCTATTTCATTAACCTTCATATCTATGTGTTGATGAGAATACAACATATAATCTTGTGCTTCTTCTCTCTTATGTGGACTATCAGTAAAATATGCAGAAGCACTTAATTCATTTCCTATATTGACCTTGACATACATTTTCTTTTCTGGATATTCAATTTTAAGAATGTTACCAGAATCAGTAATCTTCTTATCTGGTAACATATCTTTAATAAACTGCCTAGCCTTTTCCTGCCAAGAATCAACATTCATATATCTTTTGTGCATATTACAACTCCTTAAATGTTAATTCTGGATTTGCTTTACTGAACTTTTCTATCTGTTCTTTTTTACAATAAAACGGAACATCTTTCATATATCCATTCCTGTCTACTACATGAAATACTGTATCTGAATATACATTAACTCTCATTTTATGACCGCTCTTAGGTTTTGGAAGATGATCTATATATAACAACTTAACTCTTTTACATAGATGTATATGTAAATCTGTATATACCATGTTGTAAATATCTAAGTATGCAGACTCTCTTACTCCTTTGAAATATATATTCTTGAAATTACTTTCATATATGTGAATCCATGTATTTTTATCTTCTACAATATTCTTTTCATAAAAGTAACAATCAGTAAGGTCATTTGGATCTTTTCTTTTAAGATTCTTTGTTTTTAAGTTATCTCCAAAGAAATCTTTGGTATCTTTATGTAATATCATCCACCATGTTTTATCTTGATTTTCAAAAATGTCCTCAAATCTTCCATTTAGCTGATAATTTACTAAACTACCTAACCAAGTATCTACAACAACTTTATTTTCTTGTGAATATCTTTCATTCTCACCATTTTTCTCTCCTAGTAATGGTTGATCTATTACTACATACTTCTTTCCTTGCTCATCTTTTTTTGTCTGCACTAATCCATCTTCACTATATGAAGTACCTACTTGTGGTTTATGTTCTGGTTTATGTTTTGGTCGTTCAACAACATAATAAAAATCTGGTTTTATACTAAAGTTCTTACGTGCTGTTGCTCCATCTACGCTAAAACCATTATAGAACTTCATAGCTGCCATTATTATCTTTTTCTTGTCTGTTATTTTTTCATCCTCATCATATATAGGAAGTTCCTTCTTTACTGGTACTTCTGCAAAGAACTGTATAATACCTTGATGTCTATTTAATTCATTAAAAAACTTAAATGAGTATTTATAATCATCATTATTCTCTGCATATATAGTGATAACATAATTTCCTTTTTCTTTGTACACATGGCGCATCCTAGTTCTATAAGTCTTTTTATTTATTCCATCACTGTAATATCTGTAATCTTTTAATTTTTCCCATCCTGTATATGATACTGGTTCTGTATTATCTCCCCAATCTATAAGTACAGTTCTATCTTCTATATAAAATTGAAGTTCTGCTATAGTTGGATAATCATTCCATACAATGTTTTTAGTTTCTTTATCTTCTTTCATTATAGAAGCACCAATAGGGTTATTTATGATTATATATAATTCCATTAACTTCCTACGTTGCTCTGTATTTTTATTATCCTTTGTTATGTTATTATCTGTTTCTAAGTCAAAATCTCTTATATGTTCAACCTCACCTGTTTTTAGAAGGAGTTTTGTGTTTATTTTATTTCTATTTCCTTCATAATGATTTTCTCTATTATGGTATGCTAGATATGCTTGTTCATTGGCAACTTGTGTTGTTGTTACAACGCCATTTATACCAAACTCATTTTCTCCTCCCCAATAGATTCTTCCTAAGAACCAAGGATAATGCCAAAGTCTTTCATCCCATCCGTTAGGCACTAATACATATGTGTCTTTCTTTGTTTCTATTTCTCCACTTTCTTTATCAAAATCTGGAACCATATAACAGTTATATATAGAGCCATGTATATTATGTCCGTCCTCTGGTTTTACTGATACTTCTATTGGATATTTTAGTAATCTCCTATCCTTTAAGTCATACTTTGGTTTATTTGGTCTATACAGTTCGTCTAAATACTGTTTAGGTTTATGAATATGACTCTGTGTTTCATCTGTTATATTGGTTGGGTAGTTTATAGGTACTCCCCATGCTTCTGGACTTCGACAGACCCCATAATATTGATATTCTGAATATGTCTGATTTAGACTAAATACATTTCTCCATTTTCCATCATATCCTAATACTCTAAAATTAGACATGTGTGCATCTCCAAAGTCTGTTGGATATGCTAAGTTACTATTGGATAAACATGGATTTTTCATATCTAGCATATATCTTAATCCATTGACCTTCTGTGAATTAGAGTAGTAAATCCATACATCTGGTACTAATGCTTGATTTCCACCTGCTACATATAGTGGTGGTATTGTAGAATATGAATCATACTTGAAACACCCAAACACAAGTGTCTGCCAACAATCCTTGTATATCATATTTTTATCTATTATTCTAAATACAATAGTAGCACATCTATTTGATTTTGAGAAGTAATATTTAATCTTATTATCTTCTCCTACTCCATACTCTGATATGTTTCTATCAGCAATAGTAAGCCATGGACACCCTGTTGAAGGATATTCTGGTATATCTAGTCTTTTGTAAGGGTTTCCATCTCTATAATCCCAAAATGGAAGCAGATTCATGTGATTTGCTCCATCATCCGCTTCTGATTCACAAGTTACATTTCCTTGTTCACATAACCATAAGTCTGGATCATATGACATGTGTAATCCTGTTGCTATCATTTCACCAGTGTCATTAAATGCTTGTATTCCATCTTTTCCGTTGAAACTTCTGTTATCTACTCCTTGTACTTTATTTATTTCTTCACTCATTACATCATGTTGTGTGCTAAAAAATTCTTCATAACTCCCACCAGTTATTCTTCTGTACTGAAATGAAGCATAGTAACAAGGTCTATATATCTTTAGCATTATATTCATTATCAGATCTATCTTTTTCATAAATCTGCTAAAAGATTCTGTTCTAGGAAGATTTCTTACTGCTTTTTCTTCTTCCTCAACTGCTCTATTTTTGAACTTTTTTGGTACATCCATCTCTCTCCAATAAATAGTAAAATTTGAGAAAAAGATTGAATCATTCTTTCTCTCAAACTCCTCTTGTATATCTGTTGGCTCTTTCATTGGATCACGCATATATGCTGTACTAAAGTGAAAAAACTGATGCTTTGATTTCTTTACATTTTCTTCATACTTGTTCTTTCCGTCATGTGAAAAATAAAATAATCTAAGTTCAATCTTTTTCTTTTTACAATAATCTACAAGCGCATCATAACTATCCAATGACTTTTCTGTTAGCATTGTATCTGTTACCCCACCAAAAAATATTACATCTGGTGGACTTGTTAATTTTTGTAATTCTTTTAGTAATTCTGTTGGTGTTTTATATGCTACTATATCAATATGACTATCACTAAACAGTTGTTGGAAAGTATTTTGCATACTCCACATATGTATTGATTTATCACCATCATATACTGTATTGTCAAAAAAATCAGATGAATCTACTAGCCATATTTTCTTATTTTTATATCTATCACAGTAATACTGCTTTAGCGGAATCTTTAATGTAGAACCAAAAAACGAATCACTTCTATCATCAATGAGTTGCCATGAGATAGTTGATTCATTATATTTTTGTGCAAAAGCCAAAAATCTATCTAGCATTTCTTTTAATGATTCAGCTTCCCCTATCTCATACATCATAATATTATCCCTGCTCCTCTATCTTAACAGCAAAGTATGTATTTGAGCCTCTATCCATCTGAGTGTCAAACACAATAAATTTACTTCCATCATACTGTAAAATTCTTTCTGCGTCAATATCTCTTGTACCAGAGATCCAATAACATCCTCTAAGAAGTCCATTTAAGTCTACTGGATCATTCGTTTGTAACATTATCGGAATAAGTAAAAAGTTATCTTGATTAATGCTGTCTGCTTCTTTGTAGTTTGGAACTAACTTTTTATTGTGTGATGTATAGGGAAATACTGTTCCTGTTGAGGAAGGGTCTGGGTCTGGCTTAGCTGCTTCAAATGCTCTCCAATTACCATCTGCACGACGTAACCAACCACTTCCATTATTAGGAAAAACAAATGACCCTAGTCCTGTTTCTGTCCATTCTTGTGTTCTAGCTACTGTGTTACCACAAACATACATTGGATATGGATATTGACGTTCTGATGCAATAGGATTTAAGAACCCCAAATACATTGATTCATACACAATAGACATTCTACATACCACAATAATTCTGTATGTATCTACAAATATCCAATAGAAGAATCTTTCATTTTTTGTAATAGTAAATACTGGTTGTTTATCATCATACTTTGGTAAAAAGTTCTCTTTTTCATCATCGTATTTACCTTCTGATTTTAGATACTGTTGTAGACATCCTGGTTGTTCAAAGAATCCTAGCTTATCATCATATCCTACTGCGGAATCAATAACTATTTTGTTCTCAAGATTGTGGTAACTTATCATTATGTAAATCTTATCGTGTCCACTACCTGTGCCACAATAGATATATGTGTCCTCTGATAGTTTATATGGTGTCCAACCCACAGCTACTAATGCTTTTCTAATCTCATCAAATAGTATCTTTATACTGTATGTGTTTCCTGTGACGTACAATTATCTTACCCCCTTCGCAAACTCTTTCATCATATCATTAAAATCAATCTTACTAAAATCAATGTTTTTAAGTGCTTCTTGTGTAATATCTGTCTGTTGCATACTTTTAAGACTATTTATCAATAATGCAAGTTTATATGCTTTTTCTATATCCATTAATGAATCATTATCATAGCAAACCTTATCAAGAATTTTTTCTAGTCTGCCCTCTAACTTCTCTATATGGTTTTCTCTTATATTCATGTTTAATCCCCCAAAGATAAAAATAAAACCCACTAACTTTGTTTATTATAACATATTAGTGGGCTTTTGTCAATTTCTAATTACTAAAACTCATTTGTGCAAACGCACGTCCAATACCTCTTTGGCTTTCAAGAAGATACCTCTGTCCCTTAGTTTTCATGAAGTGCTCCATAGCCTGTTCTTTATTATCAACAACTGCTATACTCATATTATTTGTGGTTGATACGCTTGTACCAACTGCCTTGGCAAAGGAAGTCATTCCTCTTGCTGTTTCTTGTTGTGCCTCTCCTACTACGCCACCATCTGCAAACTTAGGAAGTCTTGCTCTAATTTTTGAGAAGTTTCCACTATTTACTGCATTTAAGAAATTCATTCCTGCGGCTCTTACACCTTTTGCAGAGATTACAAATTCTCCATTGGATAACATAGCAGGAATACTGTCTGATGTTCCAGTACCATCACCAGAGATAAGTCCTCCTTCTGCAAATCCTTCTGATGGCTTATCTCCTCTATTACCAGAACCAAGACTAAAACTACCACCCCAACTAGACGTTCCTACTCTTTGTGCAACATTAGTTAGTGCGGAAGCTACTTTCGTTCCTCCATCTGTTATTGCTGTTGCAGCTACGTCAGCCGCATTTGCTATTGAAGAATTTATGTTAGCTGTTATTGAATCTTCTTTTGCAATATTTGTTAATGCTTCTGTCGCTGTTTGTGTACCAACACCAAAGTCACCAACATTCTGTGTTGCTAATGATAGTCTTGATCCAAAATCTGTAAGACCGCTTAAAGCACTCTTTTTATAGTCTGTCGTTTGGATTAAGTCTTGCTTAAAAGCGTCTTGTTTCTCCCATGGTTTATTATCAAACCTAGGTGTAGCCATAGGGAAATATTGCTTTCCTACTGTTGTATTATACAACTCTCCTATATTACGTTGTGCTATTCCATTATGACCGCTTACACTTGCAAACTGATCTTGTTTAAGTCCATTATTAGCTTTACCATATTTTTCTCTCATCATTGGATTTATCATAGTCATAATGTTTCTTGAGATAGTTTCAGCAAACACTTTCTGTACTTCTTTAAGAACACCAACAACTAGGTTTCTAAAAGCCTCTCCTAGATTCTCTGCTTCATTTACACCGTCTGTCAAGAATTTAACAAGACCATCTTCTAGTGCTTGATTTGCAGCAATTTTTATATCTCTTAATAAATCTGGATGTTTTGCTTCATTATCCGCAAGCATCTTATCTATTTTTAAGTTATCTTGTTTTTGTTGTAGTTTTTGTCTTTCTAACTTATTTCCTTCTGCACTAGATCTTAAATCAGCAAGAGTTCTTTCTTCTGCGGCAACAGCTTGCATATCATTTGCTTGTCTAGCTTTCATAAGTAATTTTATATGTTCTGTAATATTATTATTTATATCTATCCAATCTTGATTATATCTTTCTAATATAGACTCATTTCCTGCAATTTCTTCTCCAAGAACATTTGCTTTCAATCTATTTTCTTCTGCATTTATCTCTCTGTTAGCATATTCTTTTTGTAGTTTTGTCATATCTACTGTATCTGTCCATTTTCTATACTTACCATAGTATTCAGATATATGATTAAGATAGTTACTAAACAGTTGATCTAATGTGTTGTATGTGTCAAGAATCTTTTGTCGCATCTCTTGTGCTTTATCTGTCATTCCAAGATATTCTAGGCTCTTAACTTGCGACCACATTTTATCAATTACAAATGCAGGTGCTAGTGGATTATTCACATCATTATAGAAATACTTTGTATATCTGCCTATGAAATCATTCATTTGCATAGAACCTAAATTCCCTCTGAATGTTTCATAACTTGCATATTCTCCCCAAGTTTTTATAGCCGCAATATTGTAATGTAATCTTCTATCTAACACTTGATTTTCAGCCTCTATAATCTCTTTTTGCATTAACTTATTTAGATTAGTAAGTTGTAAATCAAGAGATGCTCCATCCATGTTGTCACTATTTGTCCTAATCTCTTGTTCTTTCTTTCTAAATTTTTCTTTTATTTGCAAGAATTTTGCTTCTAGCATAGCCCTAAAATTATCATTGTATATATCCAATGACATATCCATAGCATCTGCCGTTTCTTGCAATCTAGCATCTTGAAATGCTTGTTGTTTCTTAGCAGACTCAGAAGAATTTGCTGTTGTATTTGCTTTTCTCTGATATGAACCACCAGGAACAAAATTACTTGATACTCCTTGTGAACCAGTTTTTCTAACAAATGTTGGTGTCATGCCCCAATTCTTTAAGTAATAATCTAAATCTTCTTGTATTATTCCACCTTTTCCATTATTCGCGCTACTTGTATTTCCTACTACCTTATTACCGCCTTGATATAGCATTACATGAGCGTTCTTTTCACCGCCATTGTTAAAGTAAATAATATCTCCTGGTTGTAGTGTATCTCTGTTAAATTCTTCTTTTGCAATACCTTGTCCCTCAAGGAATTTATCAAGTTCTTCTGTATGGTATATTCCATCTTTAGCTGCTTTCATAAAAGCGTCACTAAACCATGAACCTAGCTTAACAGCAGCCTCAGTACATGCTTTTCTGCCAAGAGATAACTGTGCTCCTTTGAATCCACTATCAAGAGCACTCTGTAGTGCAGTTTCTATATTCACTGGCTCATTACTTGTTACTTGTGCAGGTCTGCTATTTGCTGTTTGTAATTCTGCATTTACAATAGGTACTTTACTTGACGCACGTCTTTGTGCTTCTCCTTCTTTATCAGCAGGTCTTTCTACAAACTTAGTGAAAGCATATGTCATAGCTTCTGCTGTCTGACCATTTTCGTTATAATAAGCAAGTGCTTCTTCAAAATATGCTTTCTGTGTATCATTAAGCTCTTTTACTAAATACGCAAGCTGTGTTAATATGTGATATGGGTCACTGTTATTTTGTCTAGCAAATTCAAGTAGTGCATCTCTGCGCTCACCATTCCATTGTGCTATACCCATTGATAACCCTGCGGGCGTTCCATCTCCATAGTGATCCATATGTTCGTCTTGAGGATTATTAAGTGACTCGCCTAACATAGCAGCTACTATTCCTCTTGCAATCGCATCTTCAAATCCTTGTGATGTTAAGAACCTATATGCGACTTCAATATTTGACATTCCAGATATGTCAGATGGCATACCTTGTTGAGTAGGCTGTCCAGATGCAGAATTTCTACCATATGTGTTTATATATGAAGTTAGGTCATTAAGTGAAGCCGCACCATTTGCAAACACTTCTGCTGTTTCTTTTATTGCGACACCTGTTTTTTCTACTGCCTTTGTAAACTCTCTTATTTCTCTTTTGTTATCTATTAACGCTTTTGTCTTTTCATAATCATTAGAGAACTGTGTTCTTTCTATGACTGCTCTTTCTTCCAATGCTTCTTGTAGTTTAAGCTGTGCTTCTTGTGCTTCTATTTCTGCTTTCTGTGTATAATAATCTTTAATAGACATAAATCCTTCATCAAACGCTATTTTATTTTTTTCAAGAGTGTCTTTAAGGTCTGATAATGCAGATTTTAATGCGTCTTTTAGTTCATCTATTCTTTGTTTCATTTGACGTTGTTCTTCATCTATTAGTTTCTTTTTAGCACTTGCATCTGCCTGTGGATCTGGATTGCCACCAATTCCTTTTAGATCTGTTCCCTGTACTCCTTGTTGTTGCTGTTGTTGTGCGTTCTGAAAAGATTCTTTTCCGCTCTTAAATGCTTTTGTGAAGAAACCTTCTCTTTTGTTTACTTGTCCATATGGAGCAGATAATGCTTTTGAAGCCCTAATAGAATTTAATGCTGCTAATGGAGAAGAATAATTTTTATTAAAAAAATCTTTATAGTCTTTAATATCATCAGACATCTCTTTCTTTGCATTTGATAAACCAACTTCTAACTGTGCAGATTTTGATGATGTATTGCCTATACCAAAAAATTTCTTAACACCGTCTGGTAATTTATCTACCGCATCCACTAAGGCTTTAGCCATTGTATAACCAAAAACCTTGGCAGTTGATATTGAAACATTTAATGTTTTGATTATTGATTGAACAGCACGTATGAACATCATAGCACTTGCCAATGATATATCAAACACCGCCACACAAACCTCACCAAACATCATTGTAAATTCAACCAATGAAAAGAATGTGGAAATTAATCCTTCAAGAAGTTTACCTATTGCCTCTATTGGATCTTCTGAATCCGTAAGTTTTTCAATGAAAAATATAAGTCCATCTGTATATTGTGCTGTTTTTTCAATAAGATCTACAAGAACTACCTTTGCTTTTTCTAATGCTTCTGCCCATTGAAGTGTAGCTTCTCCTGCTTCTGTATCAAGTCCACCACTTACTTGATTCCCATTAGAGTCTACACCATAATCTTTACCTTCTTGTTTCCATTTATTAGTGACTGTATCTAATATATTACCTTGTTTATCTACCCACTTACCTGTTAAGTTAGTAATATTATTAAACAGTCCCATAAACATAGGTGCTAATTCTTCTACTATATTTGAACCTACTTGAAGAAGTCTATCCCTCATTCTTTCAAATGCACCAACAGGGGTTAATGCGTATTGCTCAAGCATCTCTCTGTAATTAGCAAATTTTTTCATTAAGTAATCGAATCTTGCTTCTACATCATCACCAAACTGCTTTAGTTCGGCATTTGTAATATGTAGTGCATTTGCTACCTGTGAAGATCTTGATGTAATACTGTTTTGTGCAATATCTCTTGTTTCTTGAAGAACTTGATTTGGTGCAAGTTGTAATGTTTTTGCCGCTGATGCAATACCTTTATTTACTTCATATGCTTGGTCTAGGCTCATACCTCTACTCATAAGCATAGGTAGTGTGCCTTGCAAAGATGATATAATTTCTGAGAAATCAAATACAGACTTTTCTGCATCAAGCATGGCTCTATTAAGCAATTTTGTTGACATCGCCAACGCTGTATTAGTAGCCTTGTCACCATAATATTCTGCAAAACCTTTACCATTTATATAGCCCTGTGACTTTATTGCCGCCGCCATACCATAAGTAGCTTTGGTTTTGCTTGTATACATGTCTATTCCTGGACGAAGTATTTGGAATATAAATGTGGTAAGTTGTCCAAGAGCATTTCCAAGACTTGTTGTGATTCCAATAAGTGATGTAAATGTTGCACTCAGTGCGGTAAATACTGCAAGTGATGCTGTTACTGATGTTGCAGCAGCACCAATACCACTACTTTTTTTAGAAAATTCTCCTAAATGATAAGCTGCAACTTCTAGTGCAGAACCAAATCCTTTACTTGCTCTACCGACAGAATAAATAATGTTTGCAGATGCTACGCCATAATTATTTTCTGATGTTTGTCTTTCTTGTTCTCTTAATAGATCTCCTACTTGATGTTCTCTGCTTCCTCTCCTTCTTGATCTATCTCTTGAATTACTACCAACAATTCTTCTTGTCCTAATATCACTTGCTGTTGTCCTTATATTGATATTACTATTCTTTTTAATATCAACAAGTAAATCTCTAATCTTTGTTAATGTATTTAATGCACCACCATCATTGAGTGATACATTTATATTAAGATTTTTGTCTATGCTACCAAGTTGTTTTGAAACATTCTTTACTCTGTTTTCAACATCTGCTAATCCACTTGACTTTACATCAACAACAGTATCTTTATTTAGTTTATTAAGTGCATTAGATATTTTATTTATTCTATCTGCCGCCCTAGAAGCATTTCCTATACCTATATTTAATGTTTTTGCTTTTATGCCATCAAGTGCTTTTCTTACTTCTGATATGGCTGTTAATGCAGACTTATTATCCACAGTTATTGTAACTTTTTTCTGAGATAACTTATCTATCTTTTTTTGTACTTGCCCAAGACTTTTATCAAAAGCACTACTATCTACATTAAGTTTTATATTTCCTTCAAGACCTTTAACAGCTTCTTGTATTGCTTTTTTTAAGTCTTTAAGGGTAGTTAAAGCACCATCAGCTTTTGCTTTAACTTCAATTTCTTGTGTTACTTTGTTATTAGCCAAACATTCTCATCTCCTCCTATACAAAAACAGCCCTGCTGTTTAGCAGAGCCGTTATTTTCTCATATCCTCAAGAAGTTTAGGTATCTTCTTGTTGCCTCCGAAAGCTCCTGCGATACCGACCATAACACTTTCTATAAAATCAGCGTTAGACCTTCTATCAAACTTTATGCACTTTTCATAAAACAGTGTTATTTCTTCTCTTGAGTATGTCCTTATTACTTCTTCTTTATTATGCCCATGAGCAACTAAAGTATTTATAGCATCATATAAAGTTACTTCTACTTCGTCTTTTTTGATACTTTCTTTTGCGTTTTCCCCTTTAGTTTGCTCCAACATTTCGCGAAAAAATTTTTATTCACCTCATAGATCTCTGTTACAAGATCAATACCATCCAAACAGTCTATTAGTTCTACTTCATCTTCTGTAAGATTAGTAGATTTTTCCATTACATACTTAATAATATCTACACTATCTTCACCAATTAGTCCAAACAGGTCAATTACGCCTGTCATGCGTACTCCATTGATTTCCTCTGTTGAAGCACCTTCTTTTGAATACATAATTCGTGCAAGTATTCCATCAAACGCTTCTGGATTTCCAAGAATACGTGCTACAACATCGCTAATCTTTGAAGCGATACGAATGGTATCTAATAGTGCAATCTTTTTAACAACAACAGTCTTTCCATTAATATTCATTTCCTTTTCGGAAAGTAACAGTTCCATTTCTTTATCTGCCAATTTATATTCCTCCGTCTAACAATTATATTTAATTATACCACATTTATCTCTATTTGTCAAATCTTAAATCGCAAAAATACTCTGTTTCTGGTATATCTTCTATCATTTTTCTAAAGTATCTTGCATATGCGCTGTTCTCTCCCTTTATTACAGAAAATTCTCTTAATGTCTTTTTCTTAAAGAAAGCTGGTAGATTACACCAGTTTGCTAGAAGTATATACATACCTCGATATGGGCTTTCTTCATATCTTTCATATCTCATCACATATGGCAAGCACCTGTTTTTCATGAGTATTTCTATTCTACTCAACAACTCTATTATATCGTTTCTCCAAAAAGTTGCATCCCACATATCATCTCTATCAAAACCGCAAAAACAATAGAATTTGCATATTGCATTAGAATATTTTATAAACATCTTTAGCTTTTTCTCTATTAATGGAGCGTCTTTGTAGTTGTCAAATGCAAAGATATATTCACCATCATACTTAGAATTTGCAAGCATTTCACACATCTCATCAGTCAACAGTCTTTCATCTAGTCCTTGTTTGAATTGAAATGGCTTTCCAGTTGATTGTAATTCTTGCAATATATTCTTCCAATCTCTACATGCAAACAAGTTATCATCAAGTAACGTAATCTTCTTTCTTGAATTATCCACAAATTCACTGATTGGACTATGCTTTATAGAACCATTTGAATTTCTATTTACACAAAAAGAACACTGTCTACAACATCCTCTTGTTGTATATCCTATAGAATAATCTTTATAACATCTAAATTCAGATGCCTTAATTCCATTAGATGTTTGGTTCTCAATCCAATTATCATATAATGAGTAGTCTGGTTTAATGTGTTCAATGTGATATGGTAATGGAACTGCTTTATCATAGAAAAATCCAGTCCCACCATATTCAACATTTGATAGTATAAGAACATCTTTTGGTACGTTTGTTGATGTAAATACACAGGCTATATAGACTTTATCAAACTCCTGTAAATTATTATAATCTGTTTTAAGTATGACAATATCTCCAATAGACTTATGATAACTAGATAATTTTAAGCAAACAAGATTTGGAAATCTATGCTTCCTCCTTCCAATAATATCTGCATCAATAATAGCAATAGTCATATTATACTCCAATCTTACTGTAAATACGGTTTTCCGCACCAACATTCTGATACTTCTATATCACATCTTAGTGTTGCATCTATTCCCACACCACCTGCAAGAAACTCTTGTTTAATTATTTTTAAGGCTTCTTCTAAGTATTGTTTTGGTGTGTTTATTATCAGTTCGTCATGAATCGTTAGGTCAATAAAAACCTCAAGTTCTTTCAGTCTTTCATTATTTGCTATATTAAGCATAGATCTTTTTGTAATATATGCCGCTGTTGATTGCACAGGATAGTTATAACATAGTCTTTCTGCTTGTGCTATAAACCCACCATTTTGTTTTATTTCAATTCCTTTTTTGAGTGCATCTTCTATAATAACTCTTTTTTCTTCTTGCCCCCAAGCATTTTTCATCTTTGTCAAATACACCCTCTTATAATATTCTAGTTGTTCTTTTGTTATGTTTTTATCCTTTATTATAATTTCATATTCTGGTAAATTAAGGTCTGGAAGTCTACGTCTACCACCATAAAGATTTTCAACATAACCGTGTTTTCTGCCATATTCAACAACTCTATCCAAGTATCTTGCAAGATCTGGAAATGCTGACAGAACAGCGTCTTTAATCTCTTGCGCTTTTTCTTTTGTAACATTCAAATCTTCTGCAATAGCCTTAACACCTTTTCCATAGATTATCAACCGCTATTTGCGGTCAGACTATATCTTCACCCTCGTTTGTACGTTAGGCTAACACAGACAACAACTTCTGTGTAGATACACACTGTATGTGTATGTGCAACGCGCTTCGGAATGAGGACTTTCACCTCAAACCTACTCCCTGTCGGGATAGTCGTTTGACCTTCCTACTTTTATAGGCTTGGCACAGGATTATGTCTTGCGACCCTCCCCTGTTAGCAACATTCTTAACTACCATTTCCTGTAGTTACTTATTCGTGAATGTTACACCCTAGTTTTCTAGGTTCACGTTGTTTTTCTGCAAGTTATTTCTATCTTGTGGGGCGTAATCCACCCAACGCTATGGCTTTTGCTTGTTTACGTCTATCAGCACCTTCTTTATTTGTAGTTCCATCACTATTGAATTCCAAACATTCTTCATATGGCACATCAAATGCAATAGATGCTATATGGCTATAAATATCTCTACCAAGATTGAAAGAATCCAACATCTTATGATCTTTTGCAAGAGAAGCTACACATAACATTTCTTGTTGTGAAAAATCAATTCCAACATAAACCCTATCTGCTCCTGCAACAAATATATTTCTTATATCTTTATTTTTCGCAGGGATCTGTTGTAAATTAGGATTACTACTTGAGAAGCGCATCGTGTCTGTGCCTACTTGGTTGAAGTTGCCATATATCTTTCCACCATGTTCCAGTGCATCTTCTGTTAGTTTGTCAATAAAAGAACCTATAAGTTTATCATACTTTTTTACTTCCCCTAGTGCTGAAAATATTTCTCTTACTAATGTTCCTTCATATTTTTTCTGCCCCATAACTGCGTTCATAACATGCTTTCCTGTGCCTCTCGGTTCTTTTTGGAATATAACACCTGTTTTCATGATGTCATATATTAATATCTGTAACTGTTTTGGGCTATTAAAATTCAATGGATATTCTATATCTCCCATTATTTCCATTCGTTCTCTTATTTCTTTTTCTAGTGGAGATACTGCTTTTGCAAAATTTTCTTTCGCTTCTTCTAATAACTTTGTATATTTTTCTTTCAACTCTCTTGAACGAGCAAAATCAAAATTTACTCCTCTAATCTTCATATCACATACTACTTTTTGTATAGGCATTTCTACTTCCCAAAATAGTTTTGCTATTCGCTCAAGTTTATAATCTGTACATTCTTGTGTTCCTACAGTAAGAAATGGTTCATAAAACTCCCCTAAAACTAGACTCATGTCTGCATCTTTTGCCGCATAAGGAAATCCTACCTCTGGTGGAATATAATTAAATGGTATACTTCCAAATAGGTCTGCAAACTTATCTGCTTTTTGTCCTCCTGCACAATACTTCATATACAAATACTTTAATCCATGTTCTTCATTCTCATTAAGTAGATGTGCCGCATTTAATGTATCAAATGTTGCCCATAGCCATATTCCAAACTCTTTTTTAATCAACACAATATCAAAGTAAGCATTGTGCATAAACACTTTTACTTTTCCATCAATAAGTATCTGTAATCCTTCTTTTACCTTTTCTCTACTTATCTGATTCCTTAAAGGTAATTCTGTTATTGGACTTGTATGTCCAATAGGAATATACATAGCTTTCTGTGATAGACTTTTCATTGATATACCAACTATATCACACAATATGTTATCTAATCCTGTAGACTCAGAGTCTATAGCAACAACACCATCTTCTACTGCTCTTTTACAGTAATCAATCCACTCTTGCTCATTTGTAATCAGTAAGAAATCATTCTTTGAATTTCCTAGGTTCTTTTCAACAAGTCTGCTGATTGATGAAATTCTTTCCATCAATGTACCTTTTTTTAGTTTTATTTTTGGTTTATGTTTTTCTTGTGTTTTTCTTAGAATATTTGAAATATCCTCATCTGTTCTCTTTGGTAAACTGAATAATGCCATCAGAACTACACCTTTTCTTATATCTACAATACTGACAAACTTTTCTGTCTACATCTGGTTTCTCTGGAATTATATTTTCATCCGCGAACTTATTTACCCTATATATCAGATCTCTAATATAATTCTTTTCTTCTTGTGTTGGGGTGAACACCATAGCTTTCTTTATAAGCAAGTCCCTATCTTCAAACAAGAACATAACGTCTGGAATCTGCATTAGATAACTATAACAGGTTGCTTGAAGTTTATATTCATCTGGTATTTCGTTTTTAATCATCATAAACTTCATACTCACCATAGTCTTTATTTCTAAGATGAAATATTTACCATCATTATTTTTGATAATACCATCACACATATATGATATTCTATTTTTATCGTCATACAGATGTAATTCATGATCTGTCTTTTCGCCAATACGAAGTTCTAATCCTTTTTCTTTTACATACTTCTCAACATCTACATACTCCCAAGATGGCATTTGAGTGATGTATTCTTGTAATGCTTCATGTCGATATGTTCCTACTTCTGTTATTCCTTTAAGATTATAACTTCTCTTTTCTTCTTCTACTGGCGTAGATAATAACTTATAAACGATCTGTCTAATACATTTAAGGGAAGAAGGTGTTATACTTGCTGATGGTTTTCTTTCTTCCCCAGACTTTTCTATATAATTAGTTAGAGATAGTAAAAACTCTTTTGCTTCATCTTTCTTTGCTGATGCTAACAACTCATATAAAGACTTTCTTCCCATAATCTACTAGATAACTCCTTCTACTGTATATGGAATAATTTGATACTTTGATGTAATATTCCCAAACATTTCCTTTTCTTTTCGATTTAGTTCTCCAACCCTACTATATGCTTCTGCCTCTGTTTCAAACACTTCTGGCTTGTTTCCTATGGTAATATATTCTACCCCATTATCTCCATCAAAAATGATAGCATACATATCCTTCACTATTTTTTCTTTCTTTATTGGTTCAAAACTATATAACTTTTTCTTTGCCATATTCATTCCTCCATTACTGATATGATATATTTCCCCATTATATCTTCTAAACAAATATAATCATCCTCTATGTATAGATTTAATTCATTCTCCATATTTTTCAACACACCAAGAATATAGTCTGTTTTTACTATTGCTTGCTTGTCTTTAATATGTACATCAGATACTTTTTCTTCTGATGTGCCTTGTGTGTTTTTAATCCACAACTCATTGTTCTCTATGCTAAATTTTATAGAAGGTTCTTCAAAAGGATTTCTAAATATAGATTGCCTTTTTATTGTACTTAATAATTCTTTTTTGTCTAATGTTATAGAATCCTCTAACTCCACAGATAAAAATGGTTCTACTAAATCATAAGGAAAATCCTTCCACACCTTGTTGTTAAACTGTATTTCAAAGCCTTCACAACTTGCTCTGTAATCACTCATTAAAATATTTCCTTTAATCTTTGATAAGGATTCAACAATAAAAGGTTTTATATCTCCTATAGGCAGTTTTACATTATATGTTATTGCTAATATTGCACTGTTTGTTGTAATCAATATTCCATCATTATGATAAACAGTAAATTCTTCATTATCTTCACCATCATACAGTGCTACTTTATTCCTTTTTACTGCCTTATCAAATTCTTTTGGGTCATATTCTTTTCCATCTTCCATCTTTTTCATTGATAGTGGTAGTTGAATATCTGAACCATCTGCTTCTACTTGGATTGGTATTTTATATTTACCATTCCCAATAAATTCAATATACTTTCCTTTGTTTTTTAACTTTATAGTTTCACTTGATGTAAGTTTTACTAATTTTAATAATATTGGTAATGATACAACTGCATTATCAATATCTTCTTCACAATCAACTTTTGCTACTACTGTTGTAAATCCATCAGTACCTCCTATCTTCATTTTACCATCTTTTGCATAAAACTCAATAAGCCCTGTCATTGGTTTTATTGGGTTATAGACTATTAGTTCATGAATCATATTTACAGCATTTAGTAAGTCTTTTGTATTCACTTTTCTATCCCCTCACTGATTTTCTTTATGCTTATCTAGTATATCATACTTATTAGTTTTTGTCAAATTAAAAGGACAGGAATATATCCTGCCCCAACATATTAAAAACCGTGATTAACTGAACGTGCTCGTGGTGTTACAACTTCTTGTGTTGCTTCCTTCTTGTTTGATGGATATGTACCTGTTTCAAGATACTGATTCATTTGCTCTGCCGTCCAATTCTTGATTAATGAATTATCCCTACCAAAAATATCATCATTCTGTACGTTAAACTTTGCTCTTAGGCTTGCAATACTCTCTGATGTATCAAGTACATTACCTTCAAAGTCTTTTCGTGCTTCAAATAGATTCCATTGTGTCTGCGCGGCTGTTGCACCATTTACTCTTTCAATTTCAACATAATTTTCCATTCCATATCTAACAATAAATCCCATTAGGTTTGTTCTGTAATAATTTGTTGATCTTGAAAATATTTCATACCTATCCTCACGCTCTCCCCTGTAATTATAAAGACTTACCACAGGAAGATAAAATGAATCATTTACCCTAGTAACCATCTGAGGGAATGGGTCATTCATAAATCTCTTTGCAGCTTCACACAAAGGACATCCATCTCCAAGACAGCTTACTTCAATAGGATATGGCTTACCGTTCTTGCTTGTCATCCTCACCATATGTGTGTTATACATCTCAATATCTTCTTGTTTGTCAACAAGGAATCGTACAATCGTATGATCTTTGTTATTTTTAAGTGATACACGGTTAAGATGTGTGTTTGTAGTTTCCCTCTTGTTTCGATTATCAAGTCGTGTGTTCATTTCTTCAAAACTCATTCTCGCCATAGTTAAATTCCTCTTTTCGTTTTTAGTTCTTTTCTTACACTCATTAAAATTTTACCTAAAAGATTTTTTCCTACACCATTACAAACACCCCAACAACAATCGTTCCATGTATTTCCTTCAATAAGCATTTCATCACCAGTAGCAAGCAACTTTTCTTGTAAGTCTGGATTCTGATTAAACTTCTCACGAACGATGTTTTTCATTATTTCAACTTTTACATCTTCCCAGTCTTTTCTTAATGTTACACATCTGCCAAGCCTTTTTGCTTCTGATGGATTTAATGATGTAAATTCCAACTTTCTTGAAGGATCTTTTTGTGCTTGAAATGCAGACTCATTATTTTCATAAACGAGTCCCTCATATTCAACTGGTATTGAATAGAAATTTGATAAGAAAAAATATATTCCAGAAAATCTATCAATCATATCTTTCCTCACAGTAATTCATAAATTCATCAAATGTATCTAAGTAACCATAATCATTTATATCCTTGCCTTTTTCTTTTACCGTTATTTTTGATACAAACTTTGTTCCTAACAATCTATTTTTAATTTTTTTACTCGCAAACTCACCTGCTGTATCATTATCCAGACATAGCACTATCCTCCTATAATCTAGCTTGTTTAACATATCTATTTGATAATCACTTCCAGTACCTAACAATGCTATTGCAGGTTTTCCCCACTTAACTAATGTGATAGCATTAAATATACTCTCACATATATATAGTTCTCTCGTGCTAGGAAAGTTTTTATTGACTTGATATATTCCATACAAAGTTTTATCAGCACCGTTTGGAATATAAAACTTTTTCCCCTTTACACTTCTTTTAACTATATACAAAACCCTACCAACAATATCATGAACTGGAAATGTTATACAATCTGTTAATTTATCATATCCTATATCGTAATCAAAAATCTGTTGCTCCCCTATATATCTTGTATATAGATATTGATGAATATAGGAATATTTTGATAGATCTTCTTCACTAATGTATTTTTTATTCTCTTGTGTACTTTCTTGCTTGATAGGCTTAAAGAAACAAGCACGATTGTCAACGTCTGCTGTAAATCTATCTATAAGCCATCTTGCGCCAAATGCACCACCGTCATTTAACTCAAAACAATGAGATATAAACTTCTCTAACGTAACTTTCTCATGACAACTAAAACAATGACAATACCCAATAGGGATTACTCTGTTTTTCTTTTTAATTTCCCTTGTTGTCATTCCCATTGATGGTTTATGTTCCATTCCATTTCCGTGGTATGGGCAAGTAAGCATTATACTACCACTATTAGCTGTTTTATAATTAACATCTCTTAGCAGTCTACTCCCCGACATTTTTAATTCTATTTGCAGTAGCTTTAGTATATCTGTTATACTTGCTAGAATAGGAACATCATCAACAATTATCATTTCAATCCTCTACTACGTCATATTTAACTCTAACTCTTGTTTCTAAGATTGTTGTTAATGAATCTTTTATGTAATCATTCCATGAAGCTAGATTACATTTTTCTTGTGGTATAATTAAGGTAATATCATGTGGAAGATTTTCTGATTCATTTTTCCATTCAAGACTTGCTTTTACTTTCAATATATCGCCTCCTATGCCCTATATTATACCACAAGAAATACCGTGTGTCAATCTGTAATTAACAACGCAATACCAATGATAAACATTACAACAACAGCACCAATAATACCACTAGCCATACTTTAACACCACCTATCTAATTATTTTATAAGCAGACCACACAAGAGTAAACAATATTGCATGGTTTGGAAACATAAATGATGTGCCAATAAGTAAATTGCTCATAATAATCAATGTACTAAAAATAAAAAAGAAAATAAGTAGTGATAATATTATTGTTATGACTATTTTTGTAAAACCTGTCTTTTCTTCCATAACTTCCTTGCCCTTTCTACACTTTCAACATTTATAAAAAACTTATTTAATGATTCACTACATATAAAATTATAGACCTCTTTTAGATTTGCAAGCCTCCTATAATCATCCTCAAATAAAGCTTCTCTCTTTAATATGTTTATTTCTTCATTCAGTGTTTTAAGTAACTTTCCACGCAACTTTCTGAATTTCACTCTTTTGTGTGTTGCTAAATTACATGAACAAGGTTTTTCATCATTTTTTAACTTTCTTGCTTCCATTCTTCTTATTGACCCACAAACAACACATTTACATATACACTTATGCCTCCGTCCTTTAGGTTGTTCTGCATAAAAAACATCTTCTACAACTAAAAACCCATTTATAATCTGTCCTTTTAGCTTTCTGATTGAAGGTTTTTTTCCTATAATCTTTCCAACAACAATCAATATACCACCCCACTAAAACACATGTTTTAATTCTTTTTTTAACTCCTCAAGTTCTTCTGCTGTTTCTTCATTACTTTCAATGTTCTCAAGACTCGGTATGAAAGTGTAAGTCATTCTATCCATATCAAAACTATATGTATATGACTTTCCTGCTATATTTCCTCTATTTTTAGGAATATAGAATTTTAGTGCATTTTCTGATTTATTTATAGACACCATTTTTGTTGCCGCCCTACTTACATCATAGCTATCTGCTATTGATTCTGCATCATCAAGAATCTCATCTTCTGATCTCTTTTCAGAACCCCTTCTCCTTGATTGTGCTACTGCTACAACAGGAATCTTAAAATCATTTGATAGCTTTAATAGTTGTCTAGCTGCTAATCCCATTCTTGCACTTGTAGACATTCCTTTTGTATTACTGTCTGGGTCAATATAAACAATACCATCAATAAACAATATATCTAACTGCTTAGATTTAACAAACTGTCTGCACATAGAAACAGTTATTCCATCCTTGAAATCTTCACTATCTGCAACAAATACATGTTCATCTGTTAAATTAAGCTCATCAAAATATTTTTCATACCCATTTATTAGCAATCCTTTTTGCATAGCAGAATTTGAAAAATGTGTTCTTGAACTATCCCATCTAAATCCTATTGACTGCTTACTCATTTCTGGCGAAATAAATCCAACCCTATTTCCAAGTTTAGAAGCATGTTCTGCACACATTGTCAATACCGCGCTTTTTCCTATATTGGATTTTGCTATCCAAAAGAATAATTCCTCACCCCGTTGGAATCCTAGTAGATCTTCATTCAACTCTTTGAAAGGTATTTCTATAAAACTACCATTTGGGTCTTGTTGTCTTTTCTTCCATTCCTCTAATCTTGATCTATCATGAATAATATCTGTACAGGAAAAATCTTCTTGTGGTTGTAGACTATCTATTTGTGATAATAAATATCTACTTGCTTCATTTGAATCTTTTTCATATAGCCTTGATGCTGTATTTATAACATTTACTGCTCTATAAAAAAGAGCCTGTTCTCTTAAATCATCAATTATTGACTTTGGTGTTTGTGTAACAATAAAAAATTCAAAGTTTGGAAACTTCTCTAAGAACTTTTCTTTGTCTGGTATACTATTATATTTTTCGTAGAAATCTTTAATGAAATTAAATTCATTTTTAACCCTTGGAAGATATTCTTCTGTTATTTGATTATCTTCTACAATAGAATAATCTTTATCAGAAAGGAGTTTATTGATAAGTTGATATTCTCCTACACTCAATTATGTTCTCTCCTTTCATATGTAGATATTCCTTTTCTTCTTCCCCCACCAGTTAATTCAATAACTACATCAGTACATGCTCTATCTGCAATTCTGCTGTTTATTTTGTACATTTCATCTGGACTAAGATTTGAACTATAAAGTGTTGCTAAAGAGTTGGAATATCTCGTATTTATTATATTTGTAAGAACAGATATATCATACTCTGATGTTTTTACTGCTCCTATATCATCTAAAATACACAACTCTCTTTTCATGAGTGCTTCTATATGTTCATTAGCTTTAGCCCTATTTTCAAAATTCTTTGCAGTTAATAAAAATGTAGGTATAAATTCAAACCAACATCTATCCTTAAACTCATTACCAATACATATAGTAGCCATATATGACTTCATTATCTTTGTAAGCCATTCTGTTTTTCCATTTCCATACTCATGACTCCAAAGATATAATGTTCTTCCTTCTTTTACAAAAACTTCAATATCATCTTTTATTTTTGCTAATGTATGAAATGAATCTATATCTTCTGGTGATGGAAATACTTTCTTTGCTTTTTCATACTTCTCTGGTATATTACTTGTTTTTAATAGATAATAGAACTCTGGTTGAATCGTACATGAAGGATCGCATCCAATTTTCTTTTCTCTTGGGCAATTCCCCCTAAATACACAATCCTCTGTATACCTATATTCCATTATATTCCTCCTCTCTTATTTATTATACTATATAAAAGAAAAAAGGTCAAGGATTTTCTTGACCTAGAAAATAATTTGTCATCTTTTTTGACCTGCGTGTTGCTACACGCATTTTATCTAATAATTCTTCTTTTATTTTACTATCTTCCATATTTTTTATAGCATCTATCATATTCTTATATGGTGCTCTTACTACTATTGTATCAGAGGCACAATCAGTAAATACACTTGTTTTAATCGTATACATTTTTACTTATTACTATACTCCGCATAAATATCTTCAAAAAACACAGGGTATTTTTTATATACAAATTCAAGAATGTCTTGCATAAGAACTCTAATATCTTTTTGCGCGTGTTTATCTAACCGCAAACTTAAAATATGTCTTAATTCTCTAATATTTGTGTGCATGAATACTGTTGTTGCTAGGCACTGTGGTAATACACTTCTAGAAACTTCTGCTGACATCTTATCTTCTTGAATCATTTTCATATAAGCTACTTCTGCCATTATCACACTTGTGTACCATGTATCATAACCACTATCATTAAGTCCTTCTGGTGCTATTACTCTGATTTCACCAGTTTTGTTGTAGTTACAATATCGTGTTGATTCTATTGCAAAAGTACACATTCTATGTCTTGTTAATTGCATAGCTGTTGCACGATCCATAACCATCTTGAATGTAAGATTTGCAAACTCAAGCATAGAAAAATGCTTGTTATTGATTAAAAATCTAATAATCTTCTCTGCACTTACGTCTGTTATTTTATCTTCACTTTGATAACAGTTCCTAGATGCTCTTTCCACCATATTAAGTAATGTCATATATGATGGTGGATTTATTATCTCAACAGACTTCTTTACAATAATCATCTAATTCCTCCAATCTTTTCTTTGCTATCTCATAGTATTTTTTATCAATCTCACAACCAATAAAGTTCCTATTAAGTTTTCTACATGCGATAGCTGTTGTACCAATTCCAAATGCAAAATCTAATACTGTTTCGCCAATCTGTGATGAGTTTTTAATAAGAACTTCCATTAGTTCAACTGGCTTGCTTGTGTCATGAAGGTTATTTCCGTCTCCGTCTTTCAGTTTTACATTTGGAATGTTTAATACATCAGATGTCCCACAGTCATTGATTTTCACAGCCTTTCCTTTTCTAAAGAAAAGAATGTATTCAAAGCTGTTCATATAGTACAATCCTGCAACTTTATTTCCCTTGTTCCAAATCAATGATTTTATAAAATGTAATCCACTATCTTTTGCAACTGTTAAAAATTTATACAAATTGACATGATTACACATTATGTAACAATGTCCACCATCTTTTAGAACCCTAAAACATTCTGGAAACCACTCATCACATTCAACACTATTATGTTCAAATACTGTGCCGTCCATTCCTCTTTTTGTTCTAAGGAATCCATGATTTATACAGTTTCCCCTAGATGTAATTCTGTATGGTGGGTCACACACAATTAAATCTATTGTATTATCTCCGATAGTTTTAAGAAATTCTCTGCAATCCATATTCTTTATAATCATGTTTAATTCCTTTAACTACGTCATAAAAGATATATGTAAAATACACAGCAACAATTACATATGTTGTTTCAAATATGAACATTCTTTTTCAACAAACCTTTCAATTACAGCTAACCACCCACCATCTTTACCATTCTCATATGCTTCCATAAACAATTTATCAAATGTTTTCTTGTTTTTAATATCAGAATACTCATACATCATCTGTTGAATATCTTTATAAATATTTGGTCGCTTTCCTGCGATATATTCATCTACCATTTCACTTACTCGTTCATATAGATTTCCAACCTGTACTTTCATTATACTTCCTCCCTAAAACAAATATTCAATCTTATCAATATAATAGATTGCTCTGCCTACTGGACTATTATCATCAAAACTCCTTTGTGTTATATCACCAACTGACTGATAATTATTTCCGTCTGGAAGTTCTACTAATGCACCAGTATATACAAACCAATGCTCTTTTTTATTTGCAATAACCGCCATTACTGTTGTAGTTGCGTTATTTGTATTTCTAACAACGATATTAAACATATACAAACCACTTTTAACATGTATATCATCATTATATAGAAATGCTGCAACACCATCACTTTGTCCTAAAAATGTAAAACTGTCATGTTCTTGTGCTGAACATACATTACTAAGTGAGAATACAAGGACTAAGATAAGCAATAACCTTTTCATTTTCAAACACCCTTCCTAAACAATCTAATATCTTTCTTATCAACAACACTCATTGTACCAATTTTATCCGCAACTGCCGTAAAAGAACTCTTACCATTTAAGAAGTAATATGGAACACCTCCGTAGCATCCTGCAAAAAATGCGTGCTTCCACACACCATTAACACGAACTTCTACTTTTGCATCTACTGGTATGTTATTCCAATCAACTTCACTACTATCAAAAGTAGGTGGAATCAATTTTGATACATTGTCGATGGATTCATATAATGCAGGGTAATCCCAAATCTTTTCAATTTGTACTTCTGATAGTGGAATAACTTCTGTACGAATGTATAGCTTTCCACCAAATACAATTCCAATCTGTCCTGTTGTAAGTTTCACTATTGACCTATCTGCAATATTTGATGTACTTTCTACATTTCTTACTGTATCATCACCTAATACAAAATTTTTCATTTAATTCACTCCTCACTTAAATAGTTTACTTCTGTGCTCCCTATACCACCAACACGCTCTGTATCTACATTGTCGCCATCAACCGTAAAATACTTAGTAAATATTCCTTGAGCAATCCTTGCCTTTGGAGGAATCACCTGTGTTTTATTCCCAATGTTTGTTACAGATAGTAAAATATGTCCCTCATTATCTTTATTATTGTAATAGTCGCTATCAATAACAGGAACACAATTAGACAAAATTAGATTTTTCTTTATGCCTAATGAACTCCTTATATAAATCAATAACACTTCTCCTTGTGGCATATATGCTTTAATACCTGTATCAAATACATAAGATTCACCACTCTCTAAATATGTGTCATAGTTTCTTGTAGTATAAAAATCATATCCTGCTGAACCTTTAGTTCCTCTTACTGGTAATGTAGCAACATCCTCATATCCAGTAACTATCTCAAATCCCCTAATTCTTGGATTTTTGTAAAACATTTTGTGCCTCCTTAAAATATCTATGAACACGATCTATAAATCCCATTGTGTCCTCAAGTCTTTCCATATGTACTGGATTCGCATAATCTATATTTTTACCATTCACAGGAAATATAGCAAACTCTGCAAATCCATATCTAGGATGAAAGTTCACATTAGCAATACTACAAAAATATGTCTTATTTCTAAGTGTTACATAACAAAATTCTCCTGTGTTGGACGCATTTCTTCCTCCCCCAAATATTCTATATTCACATTTTTCTCTCTCCTTATTCTCTCTTTTAGTTCTTTGTTCAGCCTCAAATCTAATCCAGTTGGGATCTTTTGTGTAGTCATAAGCCATGTCAATCTCTCCCTTCTTTGTCTATTATAAACCATAATTTTTATTTTGTCAAGAAAAAAAAGGTGCAAGAAACCATGCACCTTAAAAATCTTTCCCTTTATGTAAAATTCTTTGGTTTGAACTGCCCCTAAACTCAAGGTTTAGATCTCTTAACTCGTCAATATATCTTCCATCTACTAAAACATCTATATACTTTAATATTTCATCTTTTCCATTAGTTTTTAGTTCTTCTAGTGTATACCCTGTGTAACACCACTTCTTTTTATCACCTATCTTTTTAGCTAGGTTTAATATGGTATCATAATTTTCATCTGCTAGTGGTTCTCCACCAAGAAATGAAACTCTTTCAATATATGATCTTGATATAAGATAGAAGAATTTATTCTCTATATCTGGTGTCCACAGCTTTCCCTCTTGAAAACTCCACGTTGTTTGATTAAAGCAGTTTTTACAATGAAAATGACAGCCTTGCACGAACAGTGCTACACCGATTCCACGTCCGTTGCTTATATCCATATCTCTTATACTAGCATATCTCATGATTGTCTAAATGAACGAACCTTTCTTTTATTTCTTGTGTGCGTCCATGATTCCAAAAGTTAGTACCAATATCTTTTGCACCCTGTCTTTCGACATATTTCACAGGGAATAGACTATACAATACAATTACATATAATTAAAATTACTAACATATCTTCCATTTTTATCCCTAACAAGATGTTCCAATCTCATGGTTTGTTCAGTATTCTCTTTAGAAGTACACCACTCTAAATTTTCAACACGATTGTCGGATCTATTACAATTCTTGTGGTTTACATATTTTTTATTTTCTACATTATCCAAGAAATGAGTTGCAACAAGTCTATGAATATACCTATCAACACGTTTTCCTGTTGATGTCTGTCTCATATATACTCTTGCATATCCCTTTGTTGTCATTCTTGGTTTTACCTCATACATATCTACTTCTTTTCCATTTCTTCTATTTCCTCTACCAAGATTGCAGTATACAACACCACGATCTGATATAAAATAGCCGTCAAAATCTTCTATCTCTACTATGCTCATAACTATCTCCATTATATTTATTATATGTAACTGCCCGATATTATAGTCGTTGAACGTCCTCCATCAGCATTACCTGTTAAGGAGTTTCGATGCGTAAGAGTGACTTGCACACTCGGTTGCCCCTACCCCAATAATTTTTATGGTATCTAGCCGTAGCCTTGTTGCTTCTAGCAATCTCCGCATTCACGCTTGCCATTTCTAGCTTCGTTGTAGCTTATTGGTATTATGGGGGTTTTCCCGCAATTTAATCGGTTTATCGTGGACTATATTGTTAATCCACAAGAACGTCGCGCAACATTCATTAAATCTTTATCTCTGTTTTTGCAACTCGGACATTCCCAGATTAGATCACCATCTTCATCAATTATTTTTATTTCTCCATCATATCCGCATTTCTGACAGTAATCTGATTTAGTATTTATCTCTGCGTATACAAGATAATCGTAAATATATTTCATTATTGATATAACTGCATCTGTATTTTTTGTTAAATCAGATGCCTCTATATAACTTATTGCACCACCTGGACTTAATTTTTGGAACCTTGACTCAAGTTCTAATTTATCAAACGGATTTATTTCTTCACCAACAAACACATGATAGGAGTTTGTAATGTAGTTTCTATCTGTTATTCCCTCAATAGTACCAAATCTATTTTGTAGAGATTTTGCAAACTTATATGTACAAGATTCCATCGGTGTTCCATAAACACTGTAGCCTATGTTTTCTTCTTCTCTCCACTTGCTACAAGCATCATTTAATTTTTTCATTACTTCAAGACCAAATTTTTCTCCTTCTGCACCATCTGTATGTGAGTGTCCAGTCATATATTTTACACATTCATATAACCCAGCGTAACCTAGGCTCAATGTTGAGTAATTATTATACAACAGTTTATCTATTGATTCATGTGGAGAAAGCCTAGCCAAAGCACCATCCTGCCACAAAATAGGGGCAACATCAGATAGTGTTCCTAGTAACCTCTCATGCCTCACCCTAAGAGCTTTATGACAAAGTTCAAGCCTCTCACTAAGTATCTTCCAAAATGATTCTGTGACCCCACCAGAAGATAGTGCTACATCGGGAAGATTCAATGTGATAACTCCTTGATTTAGTCTACCATAATACTTTTTCCCTTTTTCCCAATTATTTGCATTTGCATAGTTTTCTTCTGTTGTGTCTGACGTAAGCCACGATCTGCAACCCCTCTATGTTCATGACTGTTCGCAACACAGTCACGGTTCTCTTATGAACTCCTGCATATTACTATGCAGAACAGACTATATCTATACGTTATTTTCATAACGTAAACACCTTTTCGTTTTAAGCGGAATTATGTGTCCTAAATCACAACCGCACCACATTAGCTTTGGCACTACAGTTAGTCGTTTGGCATTTTATTTAGCACAGGATTATCCCATTAGGACTTCCCCTGTTTAGGTGTTTTATACATCTGATTGTCACCAACCAGAGGCACTATCATTTAATGCTAGGAAAAACTGCTCCCTTAAACTCTTTCATCACCTTTGCAGAAACATAATCTGGATTCATTCTCTTTGCTGTGCTCTTTGCTGCAAGTTTTGTTAAATACCAATATGGAGAATCTTCTGTTATATTATCTTCATCTAGTGCATAGATTAGTTTTGGAAATGCCTGTGTAACATACTGTCCAGAACGATTTTTCATTCCTTTAATTCGTTGATTCAGAAATTCTTCAATCAGCATGGCTGTTTCATTTTTATATTCGGGGATTTCGTCTAAATAAAGAAATACTGTTGTAAATGGTGCTTGACCGTTCGTGGTAGTCATAGAGTTTATTTGATAATTAAATGTTTGAACAGAATCTTCTATCTCTTTCTTTAGATCTTCCTTTGCAAATTTCTCTGATTCTTCATCACTACATCCGCGCTTTGTGTATTTATCAATATATCTATTATAACTATCACGAACAAACGGAGCTAAATGTGAGATAGTTATAGTAACGCCACCATATTGTGAAGATGAAACAGCAGTAAGTATCTGTGACGCAAGCGTTGTTGCTGTTATTAGTCTGCGAGGCTTGTCTATCTTCACACCATTGATAACCGTTCCATTTTGTAGCATATCTTCAAGATTTACTAAGCAACAATTCGTAAGCGCATTCTGTCCAAAATAGTCAATATCATGAAAATATAAAATACCGTCATCATGTGCCTGTATAACATCTGGTGGTATTAAGAATCTCCTACTTATGTCTTTGCTAACAATCCCTGCCATGTAGTCACGCTGAGTTGTTACTAACTTTGCGTTTTTATTTGAGTTTTCATTATTCCAATAATCACTTGTACCACTAAGAAGCTCATCTAATTCTTCGTCTACTGTGTTCTTGTTATTTCTCTGAAACTCTCTAATGCTTCTATATCCTTCATATGACTTTGCAGTTAGCTTTTGCTTATGTGCAATTAGCTTATAAAACACAAGATTTTCTATTTCTTTTATAGTTACTATATCTTTATCTGCTTCTTGCAACTCTTTTTCAATTTCATCAGTTATACTATCTGCTATCTTTTCTGAATATGTATTCCCTGCTCTCATAGCTTTTAATATAGCAGTATTAATCTTACTCTTATCAAATTCCACAATTCGTCCGTCACGTTTTTCTACTTTCATATGTTCTCCTCTCAAAATGCTAAATCATATCTAATATTTTCCTCTTTCTCTTTTTCTACAACTTTGTAGTTTTTGAGATTTTCTTCATATGCAATACTTCTGTACCCATATGTTATACTTCTTACAACTTGTTCTAGCCTTGCTTCTTTTGGAAACTTTTCTAGTACATTTAGTTGCATCCCCCAAGATATTTTTGAGGGAAATAAATGCTTTTCTCTACACATATCTAGAAATAGATTGAGTTGCATAAGAAGTTTCTTATCATCACCAAATCTTTCAAAAGCCATCTCTCTTAAACTTTTTTTTGGCTTTACTTCCTTCTTAGTTTCAAACTTTAATGGTTTTGGTTTAATAAGATTCAAGTCACCAAAAAGTGCCATTTTAATCTCTCCTTAAATTACATTCATTAAATCATTTTCTTCTTTGAGAATAAATAACTTAACATATTTAATACTTTTCTTAAACCATTCATATCTTAATGATAGCTTTTGTACTGCGATAACTGCTTTTACTGTGTCTGTTCCTGTGTATACACCATCAAAAAGACAATTAAATCCATATTCTTCTAAGGCAATCTTTATACACTTATATGCACAAGATTGACTCATTCCAGAAAATACCTTTTCATTAAAGCATAATACAATAGCACATTTACTCACAACTCATCACTCCTTAGATTAAAAAAGGGCTTATATCCCTTCTGATATTACACATAATATATCACATCTTTTTTACTAAGTCAAGATGTTGTGGTGATTACTTTTGTAATGATTGTGCCATTTCTAAAATTTGCTCATCAACCTTATTGTTACAGTAAGCATATAATTTATTTACATATTCTTTCTTTTCTTCATCTGTCATATTCTCAGTATTTGCTTCAACTGCCATTTCAAATGTAAAAAATGAATCTCCTAGCTTTTCTGACCGTCTGCTTGCAACCGTTACTTTCGTAATTCTATCCATCACTTCTTCTCCTTAAATGTGACCGCATAAGTCTTTTTCTCATCAATACACCCAACAAACTCTTTTGCAGAAATTTCACCAGAAGCCAAACTATCTTCTAGCTTCTCCTCATCTACAATAGTTTTTAATAACCATTTTGCTCCAATTTTCTTTGCTACTTCTGTTGCTTTTTCTTGATTGAACTTTTGTGTAACACGTTCTTTTACTACTGCAATATATTTTTCTCCTTCTGTATTTCCTACTCCTGTTGATTTAATATCTGTTTTTAATTCGTTTAATTCTTTTGTTAGATCTGTAATCTGTTTATTAAGTTCAGCAGCCCTATCAACTTTGTTCATATATTACCCCTTTATGTTTACTGTTGCAACATATCTTCCTTTTTGAATAGCTTCATTCTCTGTATCAACGAAAACGTCAATAACATTTCCTGCCATCCCACCTCGATCTTCTACTACATAGTTATGTCCATTTATCTCAACAACAGTACCAATAGGAAGCGAGTTGCAAGCAACTGTCCTCCCTGCTACTGGATATACTCCACTTGCTGTATTGTTTCCAGTATGTGTATAGTGAGTGATTTCAAATGTTCTTGTATCTGTTGTCACGCCGCTATCTTTAACAGTATTATTAACTTCTTCTTTTTCTTGTTGTTCAAGATAAAGTAAATCATTTAACCTCTGTACTTCAACTCTCATATCATCTATTTCCTTTTCCTTATCATACAATATCTGTTGTTGCTCGTCAATAGTTTTTTCAAGTTCCTTTTTTTGATCTGCTAAACCGATTGTAATAAACAAAGCAATACTAAATACAATTACCTCTACTACTATTTTAATATACTTACTTACCTGCATCATTTACATTCCCCTTTTCTATATTTCCTTCTCCTGTAAGAATATATTTTAATACCTCTTTATCTTTAACATCATATTTTGCATCAACAATAGAATCAGACATAACACCTTTTCTCATAACAAGTTTATGAATGTATTCATCAATCGTGTTCTTTGCCATGAGTGTGATTATATTGATTGAAGATGTTGTTCCTATTCTATGTGCTCTATCTTCTGCCTGTTGTTTTGCAGCCATTGTATATGGTTCATCCATAAAGATAACATTAGTTGCTTTGATTAGTGTTAATCCTGTTGACATAGCAGCAATAGTACCAATAAGAATATGGCAATCCTTATCTTCCATGAATTTTTTCTTCTGTTCTTCCCTGTCTTTTACTTTACCAGTAATAACAGCAAGTTTATATTCTTTAAGTTCTCTCTCAAGAATATCTGTTACAGTTGTCCAAGATGAGAATATTAGACAGCTTTCCCCATTATCCACAATCTCTTTCACAATTTCTTTTAGTCTGTCAATCTTTGCAGATTCATGAATAGTAGATGATAATATTGATGTATCTGCCGTTGCTTGTCTTAGTCTTATCATTTGTCCTAATGGATCTGGTGATAGACTAATCTCGTCAATATTCTCCATAATCATCTTTAATACATCATCATAAATCTTTCTTTGTTTCTTTCCTAACTCCACATATTCATCAATATATATCTTTGGAGGAAGATCAAGCACGTCTGACTTCTTTTTTCTAATACTAACATCATCTAGCTTTTGTTGTAGTTCGTCGAGGTTCTTGAATGAAACTATTTCATATCCACCAAAGCCACCCAAGACACAATATCTTGCTCTAAATCCATATAGATTGGAAGTTTCCTTACCAACCAACTTTAATGGTACATACAGATCAAGTGGATTATTCATTAGTGGTGTTCCAGTAAGTCCATAAAAGTATTTTACATATTTAGATAGAAGTAATAATGACTTTCCTTGTTGACTACTTGAAGATTTTACACACTGTAATTCATCAAATATAATCATCTCAATTACATTCTTCTTCATTAAATCTTTTAGCTTATCTCTTATCTCTTTATTTCTAAGAGATTCTACATTGGTAACAAGAAAAAACTCATTAAAGTTATTCAGATCGTCTAGCTTATCTTGTGTACTTCCAGACACCCACATACCTTTTTTATTCTTCCTACTTCCAAGAACTCTAACATCAGATGTAGTATGTTGTTCTACTTCATTCTTCCATGTGTATTTCATACCATTAATACCAGAAACAACAAGACAATGCTTAACTTGTCCAAGTTCTTTTCTCTTTAATGCAACAGCAATAGATGTAAGCCCCTTTCCCATACCCATATCAAACAAGAGCAGATACTTGTCAAATGACAACAACTCATTTATTCCATCAATTTGGTACTGATATGGTTTTGTTTTTAACTCTTTAGGAAGTTCAAACTTATGAATTACTTTTTCTCCATATTTTTTCTTATTTATAGGTTTTCCAATAATACTAAACTGTTCCAAATTTAATTTCTCTTGTAGTTTTGATAAGCACAAATGTGGAAGTTCCCAACTTTTCTCATTTGGATTATATACTCTCTCTGGAAAACTTCTAATAACGTCTACAATGATTGATTTATATGGAAATGTAACAAATATACTTTGTTCACAAGATAGCTTCTTTGGTTTTCCATATGTGACTGTAATCATTATTCTTCATCCTCATATGCCTCTAAACGAACAGATTCTTTATCGACACTCTTAATTTCATCTGAAAATTCTAGTCCATGAAGTAACTCATTCTTGTGTCTTTTCCAGAATTTCTTAGCTTCTTTCTTTGATTCAAACAACCCAGTGATTCCCTCTCTAAGAGGAAACCACTGTAAATAAATATCATCAGCATAGCAAGAAATATGTTCTCCTTCTTGCGTAATACCTTCTGCAACAATGTTAAATGTTGTCATTTAGTCAAAGAACCCCCGATCAAGAATAAGCTCACCAAAAGAATCTTCATCTAGTAAATTATATAGTCCACCACAAGTATTTACATCCCATACTTTTGCAATAGATCTACTCCCATTAGAGTGATGGTCTAAATTGCTATCGTAATCCCTTAGATATACACCATATCTCCCTGTCTGAATTAAATCACCAACAACAACGGCAAAATCACCGTCTGCAAACTGAACATTCATACCTGTCTTTAACTTCATTATGCTTCCTCCAAATTATTATATTCATTCTCCAATAGTGAAGCCCCACTAAGAAAATCATCATCATCAAATGCCCTAAGTGCATTTAAGTTTGTGATATACTGCTCTGGAAATCTCTTAAATTCCTCTGCCATTCTCCTAATACCATATGGACACATAAACGCAGGTGTATTTTTCTCTTGAATCCCCATTGATGGAATAGACTCATCAAAAAGTGTTCCATCTACATCTACACCAAACAAAGTTTTTACTGCATTATTAGATAATTGAATAAAATATGGAATACGGATAACCTTATATCCTGCTTTTTCATACATTTTTGTCGATTCAATATCTTTTCTAATGTTTTCTGGATTATCATAGTGCGGAACACCATCAATCTCAACAATTAATTTAAGCGATTCACTTCTGTAATCTGGACGCTTCCTTGATTTTGTCCCGTCTGGCAATAAACCGATTGCTTTATCGTGAATCCAATCTGTTGTTTCTGGAAATATTACTGATAAATACTTATCAAGCCCTGTTCTGCATACGCCTGTATCTTTATCAATACCTGCCTTTTCTGCAATCTCGCTTGTTTCCCTAAGAAACCCCCAATTAGTCATAGTTGTATCTCCTTTTATACCAATAAAATTTTCTCTTGACAATTCTTTTATTAAACATCCACAAGATCTCGTTACACCATCAACTAAATACGCACGACTTACAATCTTTGTATTTCCACAATCACATTGACAAAACCAATATGGTACACCATCTTCTACATGGTGAATATAAAGTGGTTTTAATCTATCAAACTTATCTTTTGATAAATCCTTATAATTTCCTTTGTTGATCTCTCCTGCCGTCTTTGATGCAATTTCTCTTTGTAAGCATCCACAAGATTGTGTGTTCTTTGTTCTTAAATTTCCACCATCAACAATGGTTTCATTACCACAATCGCACTTACACCTATATTTATTACCTTCAAGTCTTTCAACAGGCATTAACCTACCACAAGGTACACCAACAAGAGATTTTACTAGCTTTTCCTGTGGTTTATAGCACTTGCCACATGATACAATTTTCTTCGCTTTAAGATGAGAATATCGAATAACCTTCTGTTCTCCACATTCACATTGACATAAGTAATAAAATTGATACCTTGAATCTTGATGATCGAACGCAATAATAGTCAGTCTATCAAATTCTTCTCCAATATGAATATTAGGATCTGTCTTTTTTTCTCATTTTTAATTCCTCCTTGTATGTATAATAACACAAGTTGGAGCGTTTGTCAACAAAAAAAAATAGAACCTGTTTCCAGGCTCTACTATTTTTAATAATGTGGGTCGTAAAGACCGTTGACTTTTTGTGTTCCAGAAGAACGAGAAATCATTGTGAGTTTATAATAGGGGTAATCTTGGTGATTTTCGTAATCCGTAAGGAAATTGACGGTTAGTCCGAATGAACCAAAGTCAGTTCCGATAAGACCACTAAGATCTCCATCTGGTGTAATCTTGACCTTCCATGCTTCAAGATTGTATTGACCACCTATATTAGGATCTCCTAGGAACAGTAGTTCTCCTTCAATATCACCTGCATTACCACCAGAAACAGTTGGGAACGCCGCCTTTGGAACCTTTGCAGAAATCTTAACAACATCACCTGTCTTGATTCGTCCACCATCTTTAATCTTGATGATGCCGCCCCTACTTTCTTGAGCGTCCGTTGTGTAATCTTTTCCTTCTACATATGTACTGATTGAAGCTGTGAGGGAAGCCTCATTCATATTTGCATTTGCAGTAAAGTTTCCAGTAGATGTAACTGTTGCTTTAATAGTTGCACCATTTGTAAGAGTAAATGTCTTTGTTAATGTACTTGGTGTTGATACTGTGAATGTCTGTGGTGAACCTACAAGACCTTCTCGTACTTCTAGCACAAGACCATTAAGATCTCCATTTGCTGTTGGTGCAGTCTTTACAGTAATAAATACTCTGACATCTTGTGTTCCTGTAAAACCTGCGGGCGATAATTCAAGAGTACCACCAAGAGTATCTTTGAAAGTATCATCTGTATTTGTTGTTGTTTGAATACTCATGTCAGAAGTTACTGTCTTAGCTTTGAACCCAGATGGAATTGCGCTTGCAGGTTTTACTTTAATATCACTAATATCAAAATATCTGTTCCCGTCTGCATCTACTAACTGTATAATTCCTGGTACACTTGTTACTGTGTATGCTTCATCAGTAAGTGTTTTTGCTTGCTGAACATGAACATTTTCTACGCCGAAAAGTCCAAGTGCTAGGTTATATGGATTGTACTCATTAAGCGTTAGCTTTGCTGTTGGCTTAATTGCTGTGATAACACTTGCCATAAGTTCACGCTTTTTATTCATTGAGCTGTTCTTTTCAATCTTATCAACATCATTTGAAATAGTAAATTCTTCTACATTTCCAAGATGGTGAAATCCGTTTGAATCATCACTCCGCTTGAAGTAAAGAACGCCAGCACCTACCATTAGATCTTCGGACACACTAAATGCTTGATTGCTAATAGTAATCACCTTCCTCTTTTATTTATACCACTCAATATCCAGAACAAGTCTATGTTGACTTATATTCTGGTTTTCATTTTCATCTCCGTCACTCAATATTCCCTGTAGAGTTAATTTTGTTCCCAAACCTCTTTTTTGTAAGTCTTTATTAAACTTCCATAATAAGTCACAAAATTCTGTTTCTACATCATACATCTGTTTATAGTTATTATCATTTGCATCATATGCAGATGTTGCTTGATTAGTTACATATATGTCAACCCATAGTTGTACTACTGCTCCTGTTATTGATGCTTGTTTACCTGCATCTTCTTCTGAGCCAAATATAATCCATATTGCAGGAAATTCACCTGTGTTTCCTTTCCCCACACGGATTTTTAGATTTTCCCTGTCTGTCATTTTATCAAATGGTCTTTTACCATTTTTATATTTGAAAGCCTTTAGAAAATCTCTTAACCGCACAGCTATGTTGTACCACTGTATTTCTTTAATCATTTTTTAATTCCTTGATATTTCCATTGTTGCAGGAAATGATCTCTTTTTTGCTTTTTTACCATTAGTAAATGTTTCCGCACTTAACTGTTTTAGTAGATCATCTAGCAGTCCTTTATACAACCTAAATTTTAATGCAAAACTGTCTTTATCTACATCTTTACCTGTGCTAAATACAGACTTTAGTTGTGCTGATGTCATGTAAGACCAAAACATAGCTAACTGTTGAACAAGAAAAGGTGTAGGTTCTGCAATCTTGTCTGGTGTTACGCCAAAACTCATCGCTATTGCTTCTACATATGAAGATGAATCTCTGATTATTCTTGGAGTTACATATGTTTTTAATAAAGCATCATCTAACATTTTAGTGTTAAAATATATTCTATAACTTTCCAACTAATAACCTCCTTAATCCATCTGCAAATATTTCATTGACTTGTTTTATAGATCTTCTGTACGCATTACCTAGAAAATCTTCTCCTCGCATACCTCTTATTTTAGGCAAAACCCATTCATTAGGTGCTAATACTGGATTAAATCTAAATCTATATGGATTTATATATTTTTTATTTGAAAACCAATGTAGTGCCTTTGCTCTCCTTGGAAAAATATAACTTTTTCTAACCCCATATAGTCCAGTTCCTTCAAGAACCCATTTACCGTGTGGTGCAATTTTTTTATCAATATATATTCTACCAATTCTTCCTTCTTTTGCTCTAGGAAGAACACTATATCTAATGGCTCTTTCTAGCCTCTCTGTTCTGCTTGTGAATTTATGTTCTCGCCTTGCTCTTTCTTTTATTATTTCACAAGAATCATGTAGACAGGATTTCAAATACCTGTCTACATCCTCTTGTGTCAAATTTATATAAGACCTTACGCCTCCGTCATATACCACATCAATATGTGGTATTTTACTTGGCAAAGCCATCAGTCAATCTTAGCAATAAGGATTGAACCTGCGCCGCCATCAACGTCTGCGCCGAAGGAAGGAAGGCAAATTTGTGACACGATAACTTCACGGTTTACTGGATGGTCGATAAGTCGTGTATAAACCGCAACGCCTGTATCTGTAATCCGAGTATTACCAGATGTCCTTGCGTCTGTGAGAAGATCAATTTCCTCTGGTGTTGTACCAAATACCATATTACCTAATTTACCGCCAATGGGAAGAAGTGTGCAAACACCTTCTGGATAGAATGGCTTACCTGCGCCACCAACTTCATCTGCATATGCAGTATCATTGATAAGTACCTGTAGCCCTGTTGCGCTAAGAAGAAGATCCTTAACCTGTGGTGTTGTTACAAGTTGCTTTCCAAGAGTTGCTGCTGTTGGATAAAGAATAGCAATCGTTGATTCACTCTTTTTGATAAGATTGAATGTCTTTGTATTCATTACTACATAGCCCATTGGTACATGGAACTCTGTGCGGAAGTAATCAACCCAATCAATAAGATCTTGAACTGGCTTGCTGTTTATTGTATCAGTCCATGCAACACTTGCCTTAACTTTCTGCTTATTACTGAGATTATAGTTATAATCTAGCTTAACTCCATTACCTTCAATCTTAACGCGACCTGTTGAAATAAGTTCCATAGCCATACGTTCACGAGTTGCACGAGAACCGCGAAGTAGATTACCTGCATCATCAAAGATACGAGTAATATAGCCTCGAAGAATCTGGTCGTTGCTGATTGCTAGAATCTGCTGACGTGTTTCCTCATCAACCTTCATCCTCTCACGGAAGAATGGCATCTTCTGCTTTGTAACTTCGATTGAGAGCCGATCTCTGTATGTTGCCTGTGTATCAAATGCACTTGCCTTTAGACGAACAGGAAGTCCTGCACGACCTCCAACCTTGCTAAGTTCTAGTCCTTGGATCTTTGTTGCAGGAAAAAGTGCTTCACCCATATATGCAGTCTGATCTGCCTTTGCATTGTCCCAATATGCTAGAATATTAGCAGGAGTAATATAATCAAAAAAATTCATATTATTAAAATTCCTCCCCTATTTTAATCTCTGCGACCAAATACAATGTTTGGTAGCTTATCCTTAACAGCGTCACCAGGTTCGCCCTGTGGAAGGTTATCAACATTGATATAACCTTGAACAATAAGTGCTCCTGTCGCTTCACCTTCTGTTACATCTACGCTGTGATAAAGAATACCATCAATATCATCTGTAACTGCCATCGCTCCACCACCTGCAAGTGGTACTGCTGCTGCAACTGCTGCAAGAACATCATCTCCAACACCAGTTACAAGTTCTGCTGTTACATAAGTATTGGCTTCTGTATCGTTATTGATAAGTTCTACTACCTTTGCATATGTTGTCTTGATTGTACCATCTGCCTTACATGCAAGATGAACCTTAATTGCCTTTGTAGCCCCACCAGTAACTTCAACATATGGATTTGATACTGCTTGACCTGTTGGAATAACAAATGCTACTGTGTGAGTAAGTGCTCCATCTTGCTTTGCTGTAACCTTAACACTTGTATTCACTGTAACTGTTGCTCGTGTTACTGTTGGAACAGTTGCCTTTGCAATCTGTTGTGGATTCATAAGTAAATTTCCACTTGTACCGCGAAGGTATGTACCATAAGGAATAATATAACGTCCCTTATCTGTTGGTGTAAGACCTGTAATAGTATTCTTATCTACTGTTACTGGACGTGCAATATACCCTTCACCAACAAGAAGTAGTTCCTTATCGAAACCATCAAACTTCTTTCTCTTAATTTCTACTGCCATATTTTATATGACCTCCTTTAACCAAATAAATCTCCTAGTGATTTAGTTTCTCCTCCTTGACTGCCTCTATCTGCAATCATTGATTTTACAAAATCATCTACTCCACTATCATCTTTTTTACCGCCGTTGGCACCAGATCCACTTCCTGCACCACCACGGGTTTCTTTTTGTACGAACTCTGGGTTCGCTTTTGCCCAATCTGCAATTCCGTCTACTACTGAAATTTCATTTCCTGCGGCATCCTTCATTGTAAGTGTTGAGCCATCTTTATCAACATCAACTTTCCCAAAGAACAAATCAATCATCTGTTCTGGCTTGATAATTTTGTTTGAAATCAATGCTTTCTGAATCGCATCACGCTTTACTGCATTGATTCTTTGCGTCTTTTCACTTTCAAGTTGTTCTGTAAGTTCCTTGACTGATGTGTTTGCCTTTTCAAGTTCTCTTTGTGCCTTGGTGAAATCACGCTTTAGAATCTTAATTTCTTCTGGTGTTGTTCCACCACCTGCATCCTTTACTAACTTATCTTTAACATCATCAAGCATCTTATCAAAATCTTCTGTTTCAAGATCTAAGTCAAATGCCTTTGATACAATATCAAACTTTTCTGAAATTTCTTTTAATGAAGATTGCTCACTTTCAAGCGTCTTTACCTTCTTATTTGCAGTATTTAGAAGTTTTGTTAAGTTGTTAAATGCGTTTGTTAAAAGTTCTGCCTTTTCCTTGTTATCATCACTGTCTAAATCAAGTTTCTTGATAAGTTCTTTAAGTTCTTCTGGTGTCATATTTACTTTCCTCCGTAATGTCTTATATAATTCTGATTTATATTATATCATATATGTTTATAAATGTCAACAATATTCTGTCAATACATACTATTCCATTTACAAAATCAACATAATTTTTAATCTGTTATCTCCCTGTGGGCTGTACTACACTAACTTTATCAGCGTCTATTGGTTCTCCTCCATCTGGATCTTTTTCAACCCCGTTTACAAGAGAGTCTATTATTGACTGATCCATGTCTTTCAGCGTTGACCGAATAACCTGTTTCTTCATCTCTTTATTATATTCACCAGAGATATTCATAGTAAGTGCTGTTGTTGCATTTGCTAATGTTGCTGTTGTATCTATTACCCCATATTGACTGTTATAAGCAACTGCAAAATTACTCATATCTTCGCTCATGTATCTTCCGAATACCGTAGCAATTTTCTTTTCTGCTTCTTGCAGTCCTTGTCTTAACTCACTAATGTTTTGATATAGTTGTTGGTTATCTGATTCCTTGGCTAATCCAGACACGTTGTATTGATTTACACCAGTAAGCATTTGCAAACTAGCCATTCTGTATATCTCTTTAATACAGAAATTTATTTCATTCATAATAATATCACTTGAATCAGATGGTGGTGTAATAAATTCTGGTTTTTCTCCTGTTCCACCACGATATAGAATCATATCTGCTGTTCCATATCTTAGTGGTTCATCACCATTCTCATAATCATCATCATCTGCTATTGGATATGTAAGAAGTGAAAATGCTTGTGCTCTGTTTCTTTCTCTTAGTTCTGAACACGCATTATACAGTGCATGATTTGTTCTTGCTATTGCATATAAATCTGACTGAGGAATTAAACTGTTACTGTCATTTATTGCCCCATAAAGAGGTATGATTGGTATAATTCCAACAGAATTTTGAAATGTCTGCGTATCTTTATCAACTGTCTTTTTACATACTGTTGTTGTCCACGTCCAAGTTTCTGGTTTATTTACTGCATTTCCTTTTTTATCAATAACATAGTTATCAATGGTATATGTAATACTTACAAGCCTACCAAGTTTATCAGTATACCAGTTTGTAACTTGTGATGGACTTACTAAATATAAATATGGATATAGTCTCTGATCTACAACATCCTTTTCTGTTAATATTCTATCTTCTTCTACTTGTTCCATATCAACAACAATAAATTCTACTCCATGTAGCTTTGCTCTAATAGCCGCCTTTTTCATGAATCTTGTTAATGTTGTCTTTTTTCCGTCTACATCATTTTCAAATAAAGAAAATGTTGATGACATTCCTTCACGCATTGGTTCTGTCTTAAATATTGGATTAACATGAGAATCTACTACTGGTTTTACATAGTTGATAAAATAACTCATGTTCTTACGTCTTACATATTTTTCTGCTTTCTCGCTTGGGTGAGGAATTAAGTAATCACCTGTCTCAAAACCACCAGAAGCCCTATATGCGTTATCAAGAAGTTCATATTTACCTATTAGGTTTCCATCATATTTTGCAATAGATGCAAGTTGCTTAATTAACTCACTATATTGTTCTTCTGTTTCAAGGAATGTATTTACTGAGCCACCACTTGCCATCACTTGCCGTCTTACTCCTATTTGTGCCAATATACTCCTCCTTTCTATTAGAATCCTACAATTCTTGTTGCATCACCAATCTTTGACTTTGGTTGCATATACATACATCCATAGCGTAGGCTGTCCACGCAGTGATCGTCACGTTTGACGGGCGCGTCAACACCTCGAATCTGCGCTTTCTCATCCCACACATACGTCTGTAGTTCTCTAATAAGATTTTCACAACTTTCACAAATGAATAATTTATTTTGTCCAATGTATGTAGAAACTGTTCGTATTCCTGTTAGAACATCATTTATAGCGTTCTTACTTTTCATGTGGAATCTCCTGGCTTGTAGCTTAAAGCTACTTGCAGATGGGTCAACTACAACAACAATCTGTCTATAGGTTCTTTGTGTTAGTTCTGTTTCTTCGTTTATAAAATCTCTTAGGTCATTTACATAATCTAGGTCTGTTTTTTGTGCTTCTGGGTTTCCATCTTCTTCTTTCATAGCCGCCCGTCCGTCAAAATAATATTCTTTACATACATATAATGTGTTATCTACTGTCTTTCCAATAAGAAGAAATGTTGTTGGGTTCGCTGTACCAATATCACAGCTTATACACCAATCTATTATATCTTCATATGGAATATATGATTGCTTTATAACGTGTTCTTTTTTATTGAACATATCATATATCAATCCATCAGCAACTACCCATTTCTTATCTTTAATACACAGGCTCTTTATCCTGTGACTAGGCTTTCACCTAGAGTTGGACTATCTCTTTACCATATCATTTCTGACTTAGGTACTGGATTTCGTGGGCTTTCATCCAATAAGGATTACTCACCTAGTCTCTAAACCTTCTCAGAATTACTTCTGAGATTGGTAATTGATTAGCTTATCATTTATGACTTAGCTTTCCAATTTTAACCCAGTTAATTTACAAACACATTTCTGTGTAAGGAGAGCAAATGTGTTTACCCTCAATATATCTTTTTGCAAAGACACCACTATATTGCTTTTTGTATCTATCTAAAGTGTCTTTAGATAACGATAAATTATCTTCCATTGAAAAATGAACATATAGTCCATCTTTTGCTTTTAGTTTCTTTAGCACATTCTTGTAAAACCAGTGGTGAGGTGATGATGGATTACAGTTTATAAATACCTTTGCACCCTCGATTGATAAACGTGCTGTTGCTTGATTATAAAAGGACTCTGGCATAAGAACTGCTTCATCAAGATACAACCCTGCCAATGTTATCAATTATGTTATCTTATAGGCTTTTTATCCTATAATTCTTACAGTAACGACTTTCTGTAAGTTCAGCATATATTTTCATCCTCGACTATACGTTAGGATGGAGGACACTCTTGGGAGAACTATATTTATTCATCTCCTATGCGTTACGGTGGTTTACAACCTATTCGTAATTTGTAAACTTACCTCGGTATTTGCTTATTATGTTGTCAAGCGTCTACCGATTTTGCCCCCTTATTATACATCATATTTCTATAATGCACGGCATAATCTACCTTGTATCAAGTCTTGTGAACTCTCATCGCGTCCACCAAAAATATAGAAGTAATTAGTTACTTCGCCTTTTATAATCTCTAAGTAATTCTCTGATCTATGTTCTATTATTTCATAATCTAGTGCCATAAGCATCTGTTTTAGTGTTACTAGGACATTCCTCCTAAACGAACCAACACTCTTACCCGCCATCGCTGCGTTCTGTTGATTAAACGTATTCATTACAAATAGCACAAACGATAGTGACATTGAAACAGTATTATGTGTAACTATGAAATCATCTGTTAGGTATAGATGTTCTTCATCATCTACATATATACACTGACAATCTTCTTTTCCAACATATGTTATGGATTTAATTAGTCTCCACTCTTTGCTTTTGGTAGCTTCCATGTTTAATCTGTTCTTATGTTTTTCTGAAAGAAGCGCATATAAATCTTCACTAACTCTTATACACAAGGAATAGCAATCATGTTTATTTTTTTCTCTTGTATCAACTTTCCTGTCTGTATTAACAAACATTCCAAGTGACCTTGCAACTTCTGCAACATCATCAAATAACTGCTTTGATACAGTACAGTATGATATTGATGGTCTATTATTCAAAGCACTTCCATCTGTGTTTAATATTCCTGCGAGAATTTGTAATCTAGTTTCTTTTGAATTATATTTATAATCAACAGGTATAAACTTATTGTGGGACTTACACCCATATAAAGAATATTCTTCAAGAAACTCCCTTAACTTGCTCCTAATACCATGTATGTTATTTCTAAGCGATCCATATGCACAGTGAATCCCTTTTCTTGGTGTTATTTTATAATTCATGTCATATGTAGGAAGGATTTCCTCTATATATTTATGTAAAGTATCTTCTTCATTTATGAATGTGATGCCAGAGTTTCCTTCTGAAAAACACCCATCCCCAATAAGAAGTCCTAGTAAATATGGGTCAATTTTTACTTCCTTGCTGTTAAATTCAACACAACCGTTCAGTGGGAATCTATATTTTCCTGCACGTTGGTGCATATGCTTTCTATCTCTAAATCTTTCAAGATCTTGCATAATTTCACCCAATGTTGAAGTGAACATAGTTTTATTTCCATTAGTTATACACTTTGTACTTGTATACGTCCAGAGATGATCCTCGCTGCAAATGGTTTTACTTCCATCATGAAACTCTATCTCATAAACATCTAATTTACCTTGTGGGAATACTCCAACTACTTTTACTGGTTTTCCAACTCTATTGAATACATAATCACCTATTTTAATTTCGCCCATAGTTTTATACCCATCTGGTGTATAAAGTATTGACGAATGTATTGACGCTTTCCCACTCCGAATTGCTCCGTCAGCTATTAACATAAATGCATCATTAACAGGAGAACTTTCTGTCCACCAGTTTAATACCTTCATCTGCTTGTCTGAAAATGGTTTGAACTTAAATGGTGATAACTTTAGCTTTTTCTGATTAGCCATCTTCCTTCAATGCTCTCTCTAAATCATCATATACATTTTCTTGTTTTCCCCAAGTATCTTCTGCTCTACCAGAAATAGCTTTAAGGATTTCACTATCTTCTTTTGCTTTATTTTCTTTTTCCATCTGCCACTCCATGAAATCTTTTATTTTATCCCAACATGAAAGTTTATCAATAAGTTGTATAGAGATTCCATCTTTTCCTTGCTTAATAGTGCTTACAAGTGACATATCTAAATCTTTGCTATTATTTAAGAAAACCCTACTTCTTTTATTTGTTACTGCCTCCCCAGTGTCCATGTTTATAACTGGATTTCCTTCTTTGTCAAGAACAGGTTTTTCTTCTTCTTCTACTCTTACATAATCTCCTATATTTGCATTTGCTGCCTTTAGTAGAAATTCTATGTACTGTGTTGGGTCTATATCAAACCCAACTGACATTATTTTCCTTGCTCGCTTTATTGCAGATTTAATATGTGGTCTTTGTAATAATTCACAAGCCTTAACTCTTGATGTCATTATATTATCCATATTATATGCTTTGCGATAGCTTTGTGCGGCATTATAAGATTCTAAATATAGAAGAAGAAATGTTTTTTCTTTCTCTGTCATGTCACTTCCAAAGACTTCTTCAAAAATTTTGTCATTTACTATTTCTTTTGCATCTTTCTCCATGCACATTCCCCTTTCTGTGATTATTCTGTTTAATTATACCACAATTAGAGTGTAATGTCAATATATAACACAAAAAGCCCATCATTTCTGATGAGCCTTGAGTGGAAAGGAGATAATTAAAATGAAAGGATTGTATAAGGCTATTACCTTACTTAACCCATTATGCAGTTGAATATATTTTTATATCCAACTACAATGTGTATCTGTCTAAGAACCATCTTAGTGGAAGTAGAACTCAATACACGCAACTCTCCTTGTGTTGCAAGTTCTATTATATTAACAGTTTAACTGTATTAATCTGGTCGGGCGTGCAGGTAACGCTCCTGCCTAGCCGATTTATAAGATCGGTATACTCACTTCTGTATTAACGCCCAGTATCTCTTATGTAGCCCCATCCATCGCCCATAAGTTGAAGCCATTTTGACTATCCGCGAAGGTGTCAAGCATCCGCTTCCTCCTGCTATTTGTGCTTTTGGCTTTTTATCATCTAGGCACAGCCTACTTACACAGACTCAGTTATAATTTAGCATGTTTTTGTTTTTGCTGTTTGTGCCTATCTACAAGACGCTCAAGAACACATGTTGTGTTAGATTTTATTCCAAATAAAAGTTGTAAATTTTGCTGTTTGCGTCTTTCATGTGTGTATTTTACCACACTTTTTATGTTTTGTCAATAGTTCTTTGCAAAAATTTTATCAACAACTTCATACCTTGGTGTATTAAGTTGTTTTACAAGAGACTTGTATGGATCTATTTCATTTGATAAAACCATATCCATAAGGTTCTTACTAAACCCACTGATAAGGATTACTCCATTTTCATTCTGTGTAATAGGTACTGTGTTTGTTCTTGATTTTATATTCCAGAAAACAAGCTTTGGAAGTTTATATCCACTATTCTTGTATTTTTCAGCGATTGTTTCAAACAGTGCTTTATTATTATTTGCAGTATAATAATATCCTTGTGCTTCATTAAATTCGAGATCTGACGCGATAAGCACTGTCTTTGGCATATCTTCTTGTGTAATATTATTTTTTACTGCTGTATCAAGAATAAGGTCAAACACACCTTCAATATTTGTGCTAGTACAATCTGTATATTTTGAAAGATAATCTAGTTTGTCACAAAGATTATCAAGATGTGATACATCAATCAATTTAGCGTATGAGCCAAATGTGATGAACTTATTTTTGAACGCTCCTTCATTATTTTCTGCACAATAAAGTGTTATTGCATCTGCAACTTCAAGTGCTGTTAGTCTTGATGAAACCTCACACGTCATAGATCCGCTTCCATCTCGTACCACAACAGTATCTTTGAATCCTTCACACTTATCTTGTGCTTTCCAAAGTTGTTCAAGCGTTTCGTTATACTCTCTGTGCTTAGTAAGCCATGTGATACTATCTGAATACGCATGAACAATATCATGGAGGAACATAGCATTTGCGTTAATCTTTGTTTCACCCTTCTTGAGTGATTCAAGATATTGTGCTCTGCGTTCACCATCATGATTTTCAAACGCATAACGATAATTAACATTAGCTTTTGATGGTACTGATGAATAGTCAATATCTGCCCACTTATTTGCAGACATCTTACGTTCTACAACGTCAATATATGCACGAAGTTCTGAAAGCATCTTTCGATATTGCTTTTCTGACATATTTAGTTCTTTACACAGGAACCTAGCTTTCTCTTTTGTCTTTTTTGATGATGTATTTTGACTAGGAAGCCATTTTGCGATCAATGAAACATTTTTCTCTTGTTTCATATTTTCAATATCTTTATTAAGTTGTCTAGTAATTTTTTCTATGAGATGACTCTTGATGTATGTATTCTGTACTCTATATGCAACATCAACAATATCATCCCACCGCCCATATTCCTCAATAGGAACATAATAGATAAACTCATTAGCAAGGTCAATGTGCTTGTCACAGAGGTATACAAAAAAATCTCTGAAAGATTTACGTTCTCCAACACCTTCGCGAATATCACGAAGATAGAGAAGCCATTTTAAGATAAGAGAATTATCTTCATATAGAGCCTTATCAAACAATTCATTATCAATACCTTCACGGAATGAAGGGATTCTAAAGTTTAAGTCAACAAGAGTGCTACCAGTTGTATTAAATCCAATAGCGCCGTTTTCTGTTACTGATTTCTCGTTTTTCTCAATAAGTTTCATGAAATCCATATTTTATTCCTCCCTAGACACTAAAAATAACTTTTTGCTGTACATGTCTAAATACTCAAGACGGCTACTCATATATTCTATAAATAGCTGCTGTTTCCGTCTTTTATTCTCTAGTAGACAATTATATTCTACTACAAGTCCGCAAACTTGTCAACCTATTAAATGTTGTAGAGATTATATTGTATTGCAACTCCTAGGATTTGAACCTAGACCATTATGTTCTACCAATTAAACTAGAGTCACATATAACAGAACTTGCTCCACCTCTAGCCTTGAAATTTGCAAGTTATTATCAGACTTACATTGTCTGCTATTATAATCAAGGTTATCTGTATTGAGGTCTTTATCTTACGCAGGAACCTCTTTATAACTGAGGAGTTCACGCAAGAAGATTGACTATCTCGCCAATCTATATCGCTTTTATTTTAGAACCTATAGCTAGCATAGTTCATGGAAGTTAAGTACCTAGGAAACTTAATCCACCAAGCGGAGAAAGAGTACCGCCACACTCCATGGACACGTTCACAGTTTAATCTCGTAAGAACGATTGGAGTAGTATTTTATTTATGGTGCCGACAGCAGGACTCGAACCCGCACCCACTTAACTAGAAGGGTTTTTGAGACCCTCGTGTATACCAATTCCACCATGCCGGCAGTATATCATATCTAAATCCCAAAGTCAAGTCTTTCTTTTGGAATTTCTTGCTTGTACTCCATACGATAAATAACAATCTTCTCTGCGTTGTACTTATTATACAATCCATTTGACAATAAGATTGCATCTGTTTCAGTATGCACCTCACATAGAATTATATTTCCATGTGTTTCCACACTACTGCATAAAGTTTCTAGCTTTTCTACAAGTTCTTTATTTACTTCTTTGTAATAAGACTTAACGAGAATCATTTTATTCTCTCCTTTATTGTTATTTGGACTCCCCTCCGTGGATTGAACACGGATTGCCGACTTAGAAGGACGGTGTATTATCCATTATACTAAGGGGAGATGGTGGAGCTGACGGCATCGAAGCCGTGTCCAAAGAATACTTTCATACAAACTTTATACACGCTTATATAATGAGTTGTTTTTGGCAGATTAGGTCTACCAGTCCAATGACATAGTTGGTTTTATTAAACCACTAACAACATAACCAACAAGAAAAGCTATTAGTGATAGCATTTAAGCCGCTAGGCTATAAACTTCGTTTTCGTCAGTTCTTTTGTTTGCTGTTTTACTTGTACGCCCAAGACGTGAGTTTATATGTAGTTTTCCTCTGTCGAAACCTTTCAGCCCCATAAATAAATCAAGATAGCTGTTAAATTAAGTTTTGCAGTCGTTGTTGTAGCAGTTCTTGATTTATGTATGTAGTATATCACAGAATTTTTATATTGTCAAGCATTATTTTTCAATAGTTGGTAAAACACCAATGTTTTTAAGTTCATGGTATAGGAATAATCTACCTTTCTGTGTCCACTTCATATGTACAGCACTGTTTTTACCATCATTATAAGGAACTGTTACAGTCTTTGTATATCCATTTCCTTGATGTTTTGCATAAAGAACCCATGTGCCATCAACGTAATACTGAATACTATGTTTTTTGAGTAATTCATTCATTTTACGTGCAGACATGTCATAATCCTTTGCAATAACAGTGATAGAAATAACCCTATTTGACTGTAATACAAGATCTGTATAATCTGCTTTTGGTTGTGCTTCTTTAAGTGCTTCATTTAGTTGTTTATTTTCATTAAGAAGGTTTTGACGCTCCTTATATTCTTCAATCCACTTCTCTGCTCTCTTGATTGGATCTTCAATCGCATAAGAAGGAAGTAGTTTCTTCTCCATCTCATTAAAAGCATTAATGTACTTTATCTTCCACTCTAGTGCTTTCTTACCTGTGAACCCCATCACGAGGAGAGAGAAGCCATCTCGGTTCATAAGATATTCTGGATAGGTTTTGTTGTTCCCATCTACTTTGTAGCTGTGTTCACAGAACATATTTATGAGAACGGAATTTTCGGTTTTCAACTTTTCAATACTTGCAAGAACATCTGCATGACGCTTCTCGAAATGTTCGGCGATCTGACGGCTAGAAACTACTACTTGGTTATTCTGAATTTCAACAAGTTTGTTTTCCATGGTTTAATTCCTTTCTACAATAAAAAAAACAATGACTAACTAAAATCCTCCTTTCCTATTTGTTGATGCACATAATAACATACTAAGAAAGAGTTGTCAATACCTATTTTAAGAAAAAAAATAGACCTATAAAAAGGTCTACATGTAGTTCTTTGCTATAAAAAATAATTCTTTGCTATATTCTTTATCTAATCCAACAAAGTTAGACAAATGTATATTATTGAAATGTATATTTATTCCATCTTTCATATAAGATGATACAAATTCTGTATATAATTGCTCAAATAGTGTTTTTGGCTTCCAAATACTTTTTTTACTCTTTTATCTCTGTGGATAACTCTTAATATATTATCTTTATCATAGTTTTCTCCTATGCTTAACATTACTGCGTAAAGTTCTCCGTCAATACATTCTCTTTTTCCTATTCTTTCTCTTGTTCTCTTTTTATCCTTCTCTGTTGAGTAGGCATAGTTATCCTTAAATCCCGCAGTATATATTTTCATTTATTAACCACTTCCATTCGTTTACGTACTTCGTACTTCAACTCATTCCAGACAACCCCAACTTCGTTGTTGTTGTTCTCTTTCTCTCTGTATCTTCTTATTGATTATGTATTTTTTTCTCTGGTTAGATTAACTCTGTAGGTAAACCCTCTCTGATGGCAATTCCAGAGCGGAGCTTTAGATTTGGGCAAAGTACACCACCTAGAGAACAAACAAGGAGCTAAAAATGGACGCACGAATACACCACAAGATTGCAGTGTATTTACGATCCATAATTAGTTCTTGTTGGTTCTCATAGATGGTTTTCACAATATTGACATTCCGTCGCTATCGCCCCGTCATCGGGGTTCTGTTTTTACAGAACTAGACTTACTGTTAAGCATTTAAGCAGTCCTCATGCCAGTAAGCCGACCACCCTACATAAAGTAGCCTGCTCCCAACCTAACCGATTATAGCCGTTACCGCTCGACGTCCTATTTTTTCTCGTATGCTATGTACGATCCAACACAACATCAATAGGATGCGCTGATTTGAAAATCGTTACGCAGCTCAGCTGACTGCGTGTCCCCACCTACAATAGTGTAGGATGTAGGCGTTAAAAATCAATATTCAGTTCCGAATCGTATGTGTATTATACCATAAAATATTCAATCTGTCAACAGTTTTTTTTTTATTTTTTTTTTCAAAATAAGTGTTGACAGTGTAATTTTACTGTGATATAATGCGTGTAACAACAAGATAACACAGAAGTTGTGGTTTGTCAATGATAGGAGGAAAACATGAAACAGAAGTACAGAACAGCAATTTACAACATCGCACACAATATCCCAGATAATCTCAAAGATAATGAGGAATATGTGCATCTTATTGCAAGACATTTAATGAAAAATCTATACACTATACCAAGTGCTAAATATGTATTTGTTATATTAGACAAAATACTATGTAGGTCAAAACACAAAAAAGATAAAGATGTTATTAAGCATTTTTATAATGAATTAAGCACAATTTCTTAAAAAATATATTGACATTAGTAGTGATTTGTGGTATACTTTCCTTATAGATTTGGGGGAAGATATATGATACAAAAACACACAGGAAGTAAGAATGTTCAAGGAACGATAACTTTGAACAAAACAGCACTTTCTGATATTGGGGAACTATACAGACTAATGCCATCTTCTGCTAGGATTCTGTTTTTACTTATAGCTTATGCAGACGATAAAAACGCAATCATAACTGATGTTCCTACAATATCAAAAATGTTGGGTCTAACAGAGAAACTTGTTAAATGTTCTCTTGCAAGACTTGTAGAAAATGGTTATATTACTTTTATTATCGTCAAGTTAAGACATGAAAATGATTTAATAGGTGTTCAGCACGATGAAGAACTCTATGAAGAATCAGAAGGAAAGATTTGGAAGGTATTAAGAGAGAAATATCTAGGAACACTTTCATTTAGTGAACCAAAGCTAAAAATAAAAATAAATGACAATATAGTAAAATGTAGTAATAACCAAAGAAACAACATACTAATCGGGTTAGATGATGGTGGTAAGCTATTCTATGATACTAGAATAAGAGATAATGAAATTATATGGGACTTTTCGTTATAGGAGGAAGAAATGAGATTACAGAATACAAATCTAAACATTAGAATCCCTAAAAAGATGCGTGAACAACTTGTAGAGATTGCAAAAGAGCAAGGAGTTAGTTATTCAGTGATTGTTAGGAATTTAATTAAGAAGTATATAGCAAAAAATATGGATGTGAATAATGTTTAAGCATGAGAGGTTACTATCTTCAAAACTTGAAGAAAATGTGTTCTCTTTTCGCGCCAACGCAGATAAAATTTATCTAGTAACGCTTTCAGACCTTCATGTTGGTGCAGGAGATAGAAATTACATTGGGGATATAGTTAAATTTATCTTATCTATCCCAAATATGTATGTAGTTCTTGGTGGAGATGCTGTTAATAATACAACAAAAACATCAAAAGGGAATACACTTGAGGAATATGCAAGCGGTCAAGAACAGATCAATCTTCTAGTAGAAATTATTAAACCACTTGTAGAAGCAAATAGGATCATAGCAGTAGTAGGCGGTGGAAACCATGAAAGACGCTCTTACAATGACTGTTTTATCTCTATTCCACAAATGATAGCAACCCTATTAGGAATACCAGAACTCTACACTGGTGAGATCGGTATTGGTTATATCAATGTAAATAAGGTATGTTATATGTATGGAGTAGTACACCAACATAGAAAGACAAAGAACTACTACGAACATATGAACATGGATATTCTTATCATGGAGCATACACACGAACTAGATATTAGACAAAAGCTAGTAATGGAGCACAATAAGTTTGCCAAAAAGACATCACTCAAGTTAATCTATGAAGTAGATAATGGTTCTGCTCTTGCACTACCTTCTTACGCAAAGTTTGCAGGATATAGGCCACTCCCCATTGGTTGTTATATAGCAGAACTAAGTGGAGAAAACAGAAGTATTACTATGTGGAAGGACGTTGATTTATACAATGCAATCAAACAAGGTTACAGAACCAATTAGAGTATTTAAGAATGATAAAGAACTACAAGAGTGTGGAAAATGGTGGGAGAAAAGATTATTCCTAGAGAACTGGTTTATTAAGTATGAATTAGTAAACAAACAACTTGCAAAAGAATGTGGAGAAACTGTTGATGGCTACTGCCAGTTCTATGTGGAAAATAAAGAAGCTAAGATAGTTATTTCTAATGTATCTGGTGAGGGTGTTATAAACTTTTCAGCAGAACTTACCCTTATCCATGAACTCTTACATCTAAAAAGAGAATATCTTCCAAACAATTATTTCAGTGGCGAGCAAACAATAAATGATGTACTAATACATCAAAGCCAAGAAGAAATGGCAAAATCTTTACTATTAATAAAGTATGGTCTTGAAAAGAGTTGGTTCATTAAATGAGATTTGACAATGATAAAGAAATCAGCCTTAAAAATAGCAAGGACAGGGACAGATTCTACAGTAAAATGTCAGAAGAACAAAAACTGTTCTTTCACTCAATAAAAGAAAACATATTTACATTCTGCGGAGCTAATGCAGGGACAGGAAAAAGCCATGTATCTGTTGCAGCTATGATAGATATGCTTGCGAATGGGGAAATAGATAAAATCGTTTACATACAGAAAGCATCTGAAAGATATTTAGAGCATGGATTTCTTCCTGGAGGCATTGAAGAAAAAACAGAAGCACTTTGGACACCATTTTATGATGCTATGCTGACACTTGGATATTTTCCAGAGATAGTAAATAGAATGGTGCAACAAGGCATTATTCATTTAACAACAGATGCAACACTTAGGGGTGTAAACTTTGAAAATGCGGGAATCATCATTGAAGAAGCTGAGAACTGTAATGAAGAAACATTAAGGTTAATCTTTACTAGATGTCATGATTCGTGCCATGTAGTAATGATTGGTGATGTAAAACAAAAAGATAACAAAGGGCGCAACGATGATTTTGTAAGATATGGAGATTACTTAGCTAATAGTAAGCTAGGTAATAAATGTTATCTAACAAAGAACTATAGAGGTAAATTTAGTCAATTAGCAGAGAATTATGGAGGTTAATATGTACAGAGTAGCATTTTTTGTAAAAGATAAAGTAGATGGCATTATGGTAGATGCAGACTATTACATCAAGGAAAATAATTTTGTAAGTTTTATTAGGATTGGCGAAGATAAAGATGATGATGAAGTATTCACTATAAGGACAGAATATCTTATTAGTATTTCAAAAATTTAGTGTTGACATATCTACCTTATTGTGGTAGTATATAGAAAAAGGAGGAGATAAAAATGGAGATTGTATTTATCAGTATTAGTTTAGCCGCCGCATCTGGTGTTCTTTTAGGTTCTGGTGAATCAGAACTTGGTGGAGCGATAACCTCTGTATTATGTCTTATAGCAAGTTTATTCACACCAATAACAGAAGGTCTGTTGACAATATGTGGAGTGCTTTGGGTAAGCGTATTCATGGTATCTTTAATGTTAAGAGTTGATAGTTCTGGACATGAATCTTCATATGTAGGAGTACGCATGCCAGGAAACTATCCTCTTGGTGGATTTAAGAAGCCAACAATCAAGAATATGACAAGGTGGAGTTAATGGACTACAAAATAAATTCATGTAGTAGCGATATATGTTTCTGTTACTCTGACTGTAATAACACAGACTGTGATAGAAACATGAATGGACAGCTCTTTAATGCGACTAAAGAGAGGAATATTTACTGCTCAATGAGTAATTTTAGTGATAAATGTACTTCATACAAGGAGAAGAAATGAACTCTCATTGGCTGTTTGGGCATAGGTACAAATTAAAAAAGCTATTCTATCGTGCTACTACTGAAAACAGTTATGGAGCAAACTGCTATAAAATAACAACATTTGGTTATTATGTATGTAGTTGTGGGAAAACAAAAATAGAATCACTAGGGATGACTGATATGTCAATGGACGAGAAGCGATTTGGAGATAAAGTAAACTATCTCCACTCACTTGGCTATGTAGACAATATGAAATTTTACGGGTGGTTAGCATATGAAGCATCCAAAGAACAAACTAGAGAGAAGGATAATATACAGACTAAAGACTAAGCGTCTATACACAAAAACTGTAAGATGTTACTGTTTTGAAATACCAATATGGTATAAAAATGGTGTACCTAAGAGATACTACTTTCAGTCAAAATACTGGAAGAACCAAGCCAACAGATATATTCGGCGCAAGAAGCTAGAAGAAATCAAACATTATAAAAAAGAATATCCATACATATGGAAGATATGGTAGTATACAGTCCATTACTGGGCTGTATATTGCTTTACATTAAATATTGACATTTATCTCTATTTATGATATAATAGTATTTATAGAAAGGTGGGGATAAAATGTTAATGGAAGAAGATCTTTTAGCACTTAGTACATTAGTAAGCAAGTTACAGATTGAAGGATATGATGTAGCAACAATCAAAGAGATACTAAAGAAAGAGCGTAAGAAACTCAACGAACGTCAAGCAGAGGACTTAAAGTTATACTTCCCAATTAAGTCTAATGTAGGAGTTAGAGTATCAGAGATTGAATACGGTTATCGCAATCTACGTCTCAATGTACTTATTGAACTTGAGCGTGAGACTGGTGTATTTGACATCAATAGCAAGCCAGAACTCTTTGAGAGTATCATTAGGAACACACTAATGCAGTGCGCGAGAAACATCAAGGCTGAATACATTAAGGAAGTAGCAAAGCTAACAGCAGGTACAACACCTCCTGCAAGTTCTGTTAAAACAGCAAGTACGTCTAACCCAATCGTACTAACTATTGGCTCAAACAGCTTACAAGTTGAGACAGGTTCTATTGACACGGCAGTAGCATGGCAGATCAAAAAGATTGAAAACCACAGTGGAACAAGCCTAGACAACACACATACCGCAACAACTGCAACAAGCAGTCAACCAATCAAGATTACTCTTTGGGATGGCGTAAGCACAGGAACAGAAGTAACACTAGAAGCAGTCAGCGGCAACTGGGACGGAAGTTCAATCAGTGGCGCGAGTGTAGCAATCACAGGCGGGGTTTAAGAGGGAGAAAATCCCTCTTTTTTATTAGGAGGAATAAAATGTATATAAAACAAACAGCAGAAATGCTAGGAGTAGAACTCAATGAATACTTTGAAGTATACGATGAAACAAACACACTAAAAGGGCAATACTGTTTTGATGAAATAGGCTTTCCAGACAGCCATATACTACTAAACATACTCAATGGAACATATACAATGAAGAAGAAAAAGTTCAAGCCTAAAAACGGGCAAGAATACTTCTTTCTAGCACCAGACGGAAACTTCTCGGGGGGAATAAACAAAAAAGAATGGAATGATTCTCTCATAGATCTAGAACACTATTACACAGGTAATATATATAGATCAAAAGAAGAAGCAAAAAGATACAAAGATGAACTAATGAACAAATTAAGAGAAGAATACACAGGAGAAAAAAGAGACTAAAACAGTCTCTTTTTTATTATAGTAAAACTCAAAGTATACACAGTAAAAGGTTTTTTCAAGATCTTAAAAAATTAGAAAGTAATATATACAGATAAAAGTTAATCTTAAAAATTGAAAAAATTATAGATAGTATACACAGTCAAAAGTATTTTTCAAAAAATCAAAAAATTAGAGAGAGTGTAGTGTTGATAGTAAAATACACTAAAAAAAAATAAATCTAATGGTATACACAGCCAAAAGCAAATTTTTGAAATTCAAAAAATTAGAGAGAGTGTAGAGATACCCCATCTCACTTTCAAACTTGAATATAACCCCCTCCCTATTCATTTATGAGCTGCGACTGGTAGTATTCGAGAGTAGAGAATATTCTGATAAATTAAAAATAAAAAAGAACTGAGAATTATTCTCAGTCCCCTAATTGATATTAAATCTCCTCTCCGATGTCATTGATAATAGTTATCGTTGTGATACCATCATCGTAATTTCTGAAAATTCTCACTCCCTGCTCGCGGATCGCTCGTTCGATATTCGACAAAACATAGTCAAAATCTATGCGAACCTCATTCACGCACCATACATGGGAAAAGGCAGAATATTCATAAAGATCGGCGTACCCCGTGCCGATGATACGGATGTTATCGGCGGTTTCTACAATCCTTTTTGCTGTCATTTTTTTTTTCTCCTCCTGTTTCACATGAAACAATTTTTCAGAATATTATATTATATAATATGTTATATTATGGTACTGGTTGCTATCCCAATTAGGCGTATGATCGGCAATCCCGATCCCGAACCTGCCGCGATACGGTACAACATACCCAATACCGCGACGGGACACATATCCCCTAGCTAGGGATGTATGATGCCTACGCAACGGGTACTCTCCGCGCATATCGGCGGCGATAGCGGCGGTGATAGCGTTGATCTCATCTGTTGTCCGTGCTAGGCGTGCTATATCGCGCCACATCGTCAACATATCGCGGTCGTAGTATGTCCCAAATGGACGATTGCCTACGGTCACGGCAACGCCGCCAACAACGTATATATCAGCGTTACGACCGTATACGCCGACAGTATACGCATATGGCACTAGATGTAGCGCAACTGCTACATCGTGCCAAATATCCTCTGGCACTATCGCAATAGTGCCAAAGTTAGCGCGGATCTGTTTCTTTGTTGTCTGAATCATCTTAATCTTCCTTTCAATTTTCAGAATATTTTATTAGCGGCGCGTGAGATATGCGCCGTCAAACCGCGCCAAAATGCGCGACAGTTCCCGCGCCAACTGTGGCACGGTGTAGTAATCGGCAGAGTCGGAATCAACCCATACAGATTGACCGTTGACGGTCACGTCATCAACGGCACGGAATGCGGAGTATACATCCGCATATCCCAAAAGAGAATAATTCTCACTAGGGATAACGACTGCGATCTCACGCGTGGACTGAATCGTGTTGATAATATTTTTCATTTCTGCCTCCTTGCCGCCATAGGTGGCGAATCCCTTGAACTGATTATATTATAACCAGTTCATTTTTTTTGTCAGTAGAAAAGTTAATTGGGAATGACTCTCAATAATCATATCCCATAGCTACCGCCATATCATCATAGCGCGAGTCATAGCTATCGCGTACCTGCACGATAGACAACTGCACGCCTAGATCGTTAGCAATAGACTGCATCGCATCGCGTACGTCTGCCCAACGTCTAGCGGCACGGTCTGTTATCCATACGCCAACAATAGATGCGTTCTTTATCCACGCCTCGCAATAATTGCGAGAATTATTCTCACATGCGCGAAGATCGAACAAATCATCTAAATCAATAGGATTGCTACGGGTTGCGTAGCGGTTGCCTTGAGAATCAATCTCACTCCAACAGTCCCCCTCAAAGAGTCCTGTCAGAGTCCCCTTAACATATATACCATACTCACCAACTAGGCTATTATCGCCATATATGGTATCGGTACAGCACAATTCCCATTCTGGATAAGAACGGATCTCATCGACAGAACGGAAAATCTCATGAACTGACCGCGATCCACGGTACGCGGATAGACCGTGTGCGTATGTTAGCCCGTCTAATATGGGGTTGTGATTGTCACGCCATGCCGACAGTGCCGCGCTACGCTCTGCCGCCTCCTGCGCGTGATATGTGTCACAGGCGCAAGCATCGCATACAGTACTAATCGTGATGTGATAATCACAATCAGTTCTGCCAAAAGTTCTGATTATTTCAACGATTTTATTCTCCTCGTTGCTCAAGTCCCAGAAATGATTCTCGTTCTCAGTCCCGCAACTTGTGCAGGAGTACGAGATCCAGACTAGACCACTATCACCATCGGCAGGTACGATACTGTCAATGGTGACGGTCATGCCGTCGATCTGTGACAGGCTGTCACAGACAGCACAATCAGACGGTGCTAGCGTTAGCACCGTCTGGAAGCCGTCAACGGCGTACTCTGCCGCGACGCTATCGGACAGATGCACATTATGCACCTGCCCACAATGGGGACAGCGTGATATAGCGGTCACTCCGTCCCCGATGTATGCATCAACGCCGATGATCTCTACATCGGCGAAGTTGTCGATTGTTGCCGTCCCTGTTATCCAATCTAGCATTTTCATCTCTCCCTTCGTTTTCTTTATTTTAACTTTTTTTGCTTTTTCTGTCAATGCTTTTTCAAAAAAAAACTGTCAAGCCTTGCGGCTCTAGGCGTGACGCTGTTTTCTCATACTGCTTTTGATATTTTCCTTCATTATATAGCAATTCTACGATTCTTTGCCTTTTTATACTGTAATTTTTGGTGATTTTTTACATACGTTTTCAAAAGCTCTGAATCCCTTGCGGCTGTAAGAGGGAAGGCACTTTTAACAGTGATTTTTGAACAAATTCCTTCCATTATATAGCAATTTTTTCAAAACTGCAAAAATCGGATTCATAGCGTGACGATCCATGCTTTAAGTTATCAGAAAATTTAATACCCGCAAAAAGTCAAAATAACAACAAAAGAACAAAAGGTAAATAATGAATAATCCTTGTATTTTCTCTATACTTATATAAATACATAACTACTATCTATATAGTACCAATAAACACATACAAGTATTAAATAAAATGACAATTTAGTACCTCTCTGCCCAACAAGTCATATTAGTACCTAGATAGGCTGTTAGGTATCAACTTGCAGCGATAGCGGAAAAATCTTCAAAAATGAATATTACTCTCTAACTATTCATATATGACTATAACATACATAAATTCATATTTACAGACTATTCAATTATCTGAATATTTCGTATCAGAATCGTCATACAATGAGATTGATTATCAATTTCAATCCCTCATACATGCGCGAATTGTTTATGTAAGTTGATGGGGTTTATATACAAATTTGTATATATAAAATTGTCTATAATATATAAGGGGTCACTCTTGATTTTCTGTCATTACTCACTACCATAAATGAATTTTGTGTTTTCTATGCTATACAGACACAAACCCTAAAAATTAGGCTCTTTATGATAAATATTGTTTATGGTTAGTATTGTTAGATAAACCCCCTAGAAATAGTTATCCACAATTTTCTGTTGATAACCTGTTGATAACTATTGTCTAGAGTCTAAAATTGCCTAGAACTTGCCACATTTTTTTGCCATTTCTTTTATTTTTTGTCAACTATCATCAAATTTATAACTGTCATTTTCTTTATTATATCTCAATACCTTTATTCTTTGCCGTTATACCTTCAAAACAACTATCATCTCAATGCTTTATATCTAACTACCTTTACTTGATGTTATTTTTATCAACTACCTTTTTCACTCTATTTCTTACTGTTCTTTTCCTATACTCTTATCTATTGATCTTTACCTTTTATCTATTTCCTTACTTGTTTTATTTTATGCTTTAATAACTACTACCTTTCTTTTTCTTTTATTTTCCCCCGCCGATTTTCTTTTTTCTCTTTCTGTTGATCCTGCATCCATGCTTTTTATTCCTGCATCTCCCTACTGTCTGCTTTTCCTATCCCTACCTTCTTTCTTTACTATACATCCCCCCCCCCCAACGCCTTTTTTATGTTCTTCTGTTGATCCTGACCACCCAACTTTTTTCTTGCTTCTTTTTACCTCTTGCTTGTCTGTTGTTACCTAGCTTGTTTTTATGTTGCCAGAATCGTTTTTAAGGGTCTAGGAGGCTCTACACGCGCTTTTTTATGCCCTACCTATACCTTACTATACCTTGACTGTTTTAAGGCTCTCTATGGGCTTCCTAGAGCGTTTGTTGATCCTTATAACGTCAATACACACAAAAAAGAGAGCTATTTGAATAGCCCCCTTTTTATTTCATATAGTCTTGAATACCACCATATATATATTGGTCTGTTTTTGAATCCTCCCTATATATTATACTTCCTTCTCAATGAATCTGACCTATGTTTCCACTCCATTTTTAGTCCCTCTACTACTCCCTCTATGAAAGGCTTCCTATATTCCTGCTTCATGTCCTCTAGTGCTTCTTTGATCTCATCCGCAAAGTCACCGTCTATGAGAAAATGATTCATTACCGCATCTTTGTTATATGCGTAATGGTTTTCACCGTTGCAGGTATATCCTAGGAAGTACATCCCGTTAGCTACTGGATATAATGGCTCTCCATCTACGTCCCGTAGGATGAACTGAACGAAGTCCTTTCCTAGTACCTGCTCTGTGACGTTATCTAATCTGCCGCATACTATAATAGTTCTTGACCGCCGTCCAGACTCTAGTATAATTCTCCCTTCCCCCCGTGCCGTGAAGTAGGGCTTTCCATTCGTTCTATCTAGCCCGTACTCGATGGTATATGCAACTCCGTTGATCCTCACATGCTTCTTTTTCATTTTATGTTCTCCTTTCAAGATATTACTCTACTTCAAGTGACGTTATCGCCCCATCACTAATTGACAGTCTGATTTGCTTGTTGTCTGTCGTTACCATGAATACATTTCCACTGATCTTCATAAGCATATTCATGATAGAACGCTCGTCAAAGGTTCTGCCGTCAAAGGCTCTCTTGAATCTCACTTCATCCCCGTAAGATATACGGCTGAAGTCTCCTTTACTGCCGTTCATCTTGCCTGTCCTGTAGTCGTTGATGTGGATAATATCCACGTTCTTAATCTTAATCATTTTATTCAGCTCCATTCAACTTCTTAATAACTGCATCAAATCCAGTGCCGTTATACGCTTCGTTCATGCACTGATCCAGAAGGTTTTTATAAGCCATATATACCTCCCTACTACTTTTATTTACAAAGTTATCAAATTCTTCTCCCCACCAAAACCTTTCCCTAATAACATCTGCACCGTAAAAGTTATTATTCTTCTCACATTCTGCCGCTTCCTGCTCCACTTGAATCCTTTCAATGACGAACTGAATAATTTTCTTTTCCATGATTTTCTTCCCCTTTCGGTAACTTGACTATGGTTATATATTAACACATATACTTTAGCTTGTCAATACTATTTTTACTCCGTGTGAAGAAAATTTTTCAAAGTGCTTCACTGTTTCTACAATATCAACGATTATATTATCTTTATCTGTCCAATCTCCTTCGCTTGACTTTTTATATTCATGCGTGAGAATCCCTTTAGGACTGTAGCACTTTATATATTTTGCTTTGTCAATGGTTTTCATTTTAGTACCTCCTACTATCCGACGTATAACATGACGTGAGTTTTTCCATCGTCATTTTCTGTGATATTCACATCCGCGCCGATCTCAAAGCATCTATCTATCAGAGCCTCAAGATCATCAGTAGGAAACCGTCTTAAAATTCCATCTTGCCAAATATTCCCTACACGGTGAAATACTTCTGATTGTACTTCACGATAATTAAAGGAAAATATTCTGATGATGTTCGCTCTCATAATTTTGTTCTTCATAGTTTTCCCTCCTATAGGAAGGGGATTCAATCCCCTTCCCCTTTATCCTTATTAGATGTTAAATGAGGATTCATCAACTATAATAATATGTTTCCCGTTCTCTTTGATCTCAACCTCCGCACCACATTTATCAATCAGTCTGAAAACCTCTCTTTCAAGTTCCTTCCTTCTGAATCTGCATCTGTCTGCTGTATAGTTACCATCATCATTCTGGAAATACCTTGTATGGTAACAATAACCATACACGTCTACGATCCATGCTTTCATAATCTTTTCTAACATCTTAATCTTCCTTTCTTAAAAGCTATCTCTTAATTAACCTTTTAAGCTGTCAACACTTTTTTATAAAAAAAAATAGAGAAGTTTTTTAGGCTTCTCTATCCTCTGTATTAGACTTCTTCTATATACTTATAACCATCTTCCTTTAATGTCTTTACTGTTGATCCATACCATTCTTCTATTGCATATAATAGATTCTTCCACTCATCTCCATAATATTTTATACTATCAATACATGTATCAGCATCAACACTGATTGACACGGAAAAGTCTTTGGCAGGATCAATATTTATTATAGTGTTTTCTGCATCCTTCACAAGATACGCAAAAGGTAACTTGTTGATCTCCTCCCCTTCTATCTTGCCAGTAAAACGCAAGCCGTCCCCTTGACGATAGTTCAGAGAATATTCAAGGTAAAATTCCATTCCTGTTAATTCCTTGAGTCTTTCATTAAGATAATATTCAATGTCATAAGTCATTTTTGAATCTCCCACATCATTTTATTAAATTCTTCTGTACTAACATATTTTACTTCATCTATATCCCCAACTTCCCTAATAAATTTATTTGTATATTTTGTTGTTGTTTGTGAATACTTTTCTTCTTTAATAAATAGCTTCTTAGAATCTTTTATATACACCGCTATAGGTGTTTCATAACTCTGAAAGTAAATTACACTCCTTGTATACACGATAAACTGATTCTTTGCACCGTTGAGATTTTCAACATACATTTTAATTCTCCTTTATTCACATCCAGTAGTATTTTCCTTCATACTTGTACACAAGCCCTTTTTCCTCAAGTAATTTGACGATCTCATTATAAATCATCTCGTCAAATTCTGAAAGAGTTCCTACATAAAACATAGGCACTTTGATTTTCACCTGCATCTTGAAGGGATAAGAGCAATTTTCTTGTTCTTCGTTCCAACTTTCCCAAAGGTAAATCTCACTGTTTGCCTCTCCATAGAGATTATATACCTCCCATACTCCATCTTTATCATATTCATGTACTAGCATGTTGCTTCCTCCTCACTTAATATAAGCCCTTGTATACTTCAAAAATGTACCTTCTGCATCTTGTACTTCACATAGCACGGGCCTCCCAAATAGCTTTCGTCTAATCCATTTAATCACGGATCTTCTCCTCCAACTCTTTTTCAATCTGCTCTATAATCTCCTTCGTGTATGTCACGTTCTCATCCCAATTATCCCAAATCCATTTAGATTCTGGAATCAGTCTATATGCGGCGTTGAGAACAATCCTCACCATGAAAGCACATTCATTTTCAAACGGATTCGGATATTCTCCAAAGTTGGACTTGTATTCTTCTACCTCCTCATCCAGTTCATCCCAAAAGGTGATGATCCACTCTTTCGCGTCGTTATACCTACTGTAATTGGCAATAACGCCGCTATAATTATCCTCCTCATATAAAAGATAAGCAAGGTCACACACATATCCTCCTAGTCCCTCCACGCTCTCAAGGCGGTTTATCATATTTTCAAGAATCCACTTTTCAAGTTTATTCATTTTTATTTCTCCCTTCAAGGGACTGCCTATAGAGACAGTCCCCGCAACTACTTATTACAGACTGATGATCTCGTTGATAATATCCAGACAACCTCTATAATATTCTTCCTTCTTGTCGTGAATCTGGATGTTAGACTCATGGAAGGTTTTCACTCTTTGCAAATATTCCTTGTCAACTTCTCCCTTCTCAATCCACTTCTTGACAACTTCCTTCACAGTATCATACCGACCTTTATAATACTGCACCTTCTTTTTTCGGCTTTTGCCGTTCTTCTTCGCTTCTTCCTCCATGATAGCAAGCAATTCGTTTTTCATTTTTCTACCTCCTGCCCCTTTGGGGCTGTCAATGTTTACCATGACTATACTATAACATATGAAAAGTTAGCTGTCAATACCTATTTTAAGAAAAAAAAAGAGAGAAGTTTTTTCCTCCTCTCCACTGGTAATTACTTGCACTTATCCACGATCTCATGGATAATATCACAGATGAGAACTTTTCTCTTTTCTGCTTGTTCCTTGATCCATGCGTGATCTTTAGCATATAGTGCCGTATGTTTTACATCTAGCCGCTTGTTTCTGTTTTTGACGTACTCACGCAAGTATTCTTTTTTTGCAATTTTCTGCTTTTCCTTGCAATCCGCGCAAACATGAGATCGTGACGTGAGAGCCTCAAAAGCAGATCCGCATCTGGTACAATACTTTTTCACTTTGACTCTCCTTTCACATAGCGAAGAATACCGTTCTTCATTTCAAAGACTGGTTTCTTGTCTTTATCTGAATAGTCCATATCTTTCGCTTTTGACTTTTCCGCTTTTGCTTCTGCATCAATCCTATTGAAAAAGGCTCTCATTTGACTGTAAGGTTTCCCCTCCTTGCTTTCCTGCTGTTTCTTGTGTCGCAAGGATAGCGAAATACTTCCGCTATTGCTAACACGCTTTACGATAGAAATACCTTTTTCTTTAATAATTTCGTTGATTGTCATTTTCATACCTCCAAGCCTAACTTATACTGAAAATCATTATTATAAACCCATTCAGCAAATGAATCCATATCATAATTAACAATATCATCATAGTATTTATGAATATTTCCAGAGTAGATCTTTCCATTTCTGAACCAGAAACCCTCTGAATCAAATGAGAAGTCAAAAGCAAGTTTTGGAGACAGTTTTTTAAGAGAATCCCCACAAACATTTTCAAAGTTCTGCATCTGATAGAATACTTCTTCATATCCGTTTTCAATCAGATATTCATTATATAGTTCAATAATATCTTTATAATAGCACTCCTCATCAATCTGATTCTTTAATTCTTCTATCATATGCTTCTTAACCGCATCCATTTTAATCCTCCTCATCCAATCCTAACTTATATTCATAACCATTTTCAGAAACCCAATCCGCGAAGTCATTCAATCCGCACTTAATGACTTCATCGTAATAGTCCGATTCGCTTCCAGAACAAATATTTCCATTGAGAAACCAAAATCCTTGATCGTACAAGGAAAATCCATCTGCAAGTTTTGGAAAAATCTTTTGAAAAGAGTCTCCGACTAGCTCCTCAAATTCAGACATATCATAAAACTGTTCTTCATACGATACATCTTCAAGATATTCATTCCACACAGGGATTAAATCATCGTATGTTACTTCAAGATCAATCTTTTCTGCTAACTTATTCATTTTCTTATTCCTTTCCATGGAGGGAATTTCTTCCCTCCTTCATCCTATCATACTTGACTCATGAACTTGTTTTTTAACCCCTTCCATAAATCAGATTGTATGTTCCGTTCATCTTGCTGAGAGTTCTGAACATCTCATGCTTATTTTTTGATTGGAACACGATCTTCCCGTCCTTACGGATGATATACCAACCCATAACATAGTTACATTTCAACATTTTTGACCTTCCTTTCTTCGGCTCTTGCCGAAACCAATATTTATTAACTGTCTATACTATATCATAGACTGTTTAACTTGTCAACAAGAAAATTAAAATAATTATACTCTGTTTTAGTGACAGTAACGAAAAAAGTATGATTATCATAGCTATGATAGATTCTATATTCCTTCTTTCCGTTGATCTCCACAACTCTTGACTCTGCTTTTCCGCTCTCCTGCATTATTTCAATCCATTCTGCACGCTTCATAATTCCACCACGGCAAACAGGATCTTTACTATATAATGCTTGTCTAGTTAAGATTTTAACAGCCCTTCCCTTCTGCATCGGATTCATAGCATCCGTAAATCCATTGAATCTTTCATATTCTGCTTTTTCTTCCGCTTCTTTTTGTTCTTGTGCTCTTCTTTCCTTCCTCCAATTTTCATTCTCTATCTCAATAGGCAGCCATTTTTCTATATACTCCCTTAAATCATCTGATTCACCAGTTTCATAATCGGTGATATAGTATATTCTAGCGTTCGGCGTACCTTCGCCAACTAGATAATATAGACCTTCTGCATTACCTCCAAAATAAGGATATACTCTTATTAATTTTTCTTCGCTCTCGTAGAGCGTTTTTCCTAGATAAGGAGTGCCTTGCTTTTTAAGACGCTCTGATTCCTTTTTTAGTTCTTCTAATGTATACATTTTTATATCTCCTTTATTGCAGGAAGGGCTTTCGCCCTTCCCTTCCTATCTTTACTTCATCATATTTTCAATGTGTCTTATGAAGTCTTTCAATTCGTTGATACATCCCTCTTGAAATGCTTCTGCATCCTTTGTTGGTGCGTGCTTCTTGTTTTCCCTTGCTCTCTCAAGTCTCTGCTTGTAGTAGTCAAGGAACGATTTGTCAATCTTCATTGTTTCTATCCCCTTTCTGATTATATATTAGCATCTTAATAGTTAGTTGTCAATGCTTTAAAAAAAAGAGAGAAGTTTTTTGAACTTCTCTCTAATGTGTTATGCTAAATCTCTAAAGGCTTCCTCTAGCTTTATTTTATAGTCTTTGATGATTTCCACTATCATTTTATGAATCCTTGCGTCTAGGATTTGAACCCTAGTTAGATCCGCGCTATCCTCATCACCTGCAAGGGCATCAAATTGCACTGTTTGCGCCATCCCTGCCTGAATGACTATTGGGCTTATCCGTGTGGTATCATCTACACCACTAGGATCTGTTAGGTCTAGTTGCTCTAACAGTTTCTTAACGTCATACAGACGATTCTTGATAGCGTTTCCTTGATTCAGTAGTTCATCCGTCATTTATTCACCTTCTCAATCTTAATATCAATCTTTCCATTGTTATATGTAGGTTCTAGTTTATATAACGTATCTTTTCCCTCTTTTCCTGCTACTCTGATTTTCATTTCTACCAATGCGCCTTTGATGGTGCTATATTCATAACACCTACCATATTTCATAATTACGTTCATATCATGATTTTCAAGTCCATTAACAGAACCAATATTAAATCTAATCACGCTCTTAATCTTTCTGATTGAATCAATATCAAAGCGTGGATTTTCAATATTGAGAGTCTTTACCTCTCCATTCATTTTTTCAGTTTTGATGTACATATTTTTTTTCCTCCTTACAGTGCTATATAAGGCACTCCTTCTTCTTTGAGTCTTGCCATGAAAGCCTCTTTGTCAAGGCGTTCTGCCTTGTCAACAAGTTTCCCTTGCTCTGATATTTCAATATTCCCCATCCCGAACTTATAGAGAAATACCGCTATGAAAGAATCTCTGTAATTATACCCCTTCATGATAGCAATACTTGCTGTGTTATCATCTTGCATGATAAGAATACAATGATTCTCATTGACAATCTGCACGGTTTTTGACTTCTCCACATCATCGACCGTTGGATTCTCTACGTGTTTTCCGTCAATCTTTATACTGTCTGCAAAGTATAGCAGAGATCCTAAAATATCTTTGTCAATCTTCATAGTCTGCCTCCTTGCCTTTCGGCTGTCTAAAAATTATCACGTTCACAGTCTAACATGGCAGAAATGACTTGTCAAGCCTTTTTAGCAAATAAATTTTCTGTATCTGGTCGGGCTTTATTCTGCCTTGTAAGACTAGGTTTATCACGGCGGCAGCTACAAAGTCTTTCTTTTTATAATATAGTTGATACATAACAGATAATGAGTTATCACTAACTTTTTTCTCCATTATAATGGAAGGAAAATATTTTTTATAAAACAAGTGGGACTTCTCAAGTCCAGTGGTTATGCACATTACAGACCGTTTTTGAATCAGTCTATCAAACAGATCCAAAGCATCCTTATTTTCAAATATTGACTTATTATATATAAAATATAATGGTTTATTATCATTATATAAGCCTTTAGGCTTTTGGAGATCGTGAAGAATGTTCGCGCTGTAGGCATAGCCGTCTTTCGGCTTGTCAAATTCTAATCCCATACAAATCCCCTTTTCAGCTTCTCAAAGTGGTATTCCCAAAAAATATTATAGCCACAAAGCCTTATATCTGTAAGGATTGCGCCGATCAACCCAATATTTTTTATATTTTTCTTCAAAAAAGTGTTGACATTATACTTTTTATGGTTTATAGTATAACCATCAACAAGCAGAGCCGCAAGACTCACGTAGAAGAAGGAGGTTTTAGGAGTGGTTTTCAAGGTTTTCGCTAGAAAATCACTAGCAAGCGGATCGGTTTCACGGTCGAGGAAGATGATTCTGAACCGTGACCGTAGTGGTGCAGGAATCCGATCCAGTCCACTGGTGACAGCTAGAAACTTAATAGGCTTTATATTATCCTCTAGGGGTTTCAGTAGTGCCAGAGCCGCCGGAACGACAAGTTCATGGAGCAGAATCGTGCCAGAACTCTCCTCACGGTATATGCGCGTAATTGTTTTAATTGTTGTGCTGCTACAGGTGGGGAACTCAAAGAAATTGTTTGTGTTTATCAGTGGGGTCAAGAATTGTTTCACATTGTCTACTGAGTTTGACACAAACAATATCGCGCGTGAATTGTTTATGTTAAGTGGTGGGGTCATTTTCAAGAACCTCAAAGAAATTGTTGATCTGTTCCTCAAGAGTTATGTTTGGTTTAGTATTAAACACAAGGTTGTTATCATCGTTAAGAAATTGTTTAAGATACACATTCTTAAAAACAACTCTCGTAACCTCTCCTGTGTCTGCACTAACTGTTATATCAATAAGCCTAGGCTGAAAAGGACTCCTGCGCGAATTGTTACTATTTCGTGCATAGATACTAGAGTATCTGTCAACTATCTTCTGAAAGATTTTATCAAACTCTGTAAGTGTCATTATTATATCCCTCCTGCGCGTGAATTGTTATGTATATATAATGGGGTCATAATTTGTTGATGATATGAAGGTCACACGCACGCGCGAATTGTTATATAAAAGCTCTGGGGTTACACGCGCGAATTGTTGTGTGAAGATTGATGGGTCTGTAGCCCAGTGCTAATGCGCTAGTCTACAATCTTAGTAAGTTCTGCTAACAATAGCTTATCAACAATCGGATTGTTTCGTCCATAATACTGTAAGTCTACTAACATATCTCTTATCTTTTTGATAACTACTATATCAGTGCTTGTTAGCCCATCTAGTTCTTCTTTATATGCTTCTGGTATGTCTACCATATCAAAGTCTTTTGTAAGAACATAGATATTTACATCAAGGATAAATGAGAAGAACTGTTCAACATACGTCTGTGCATTGACTATACTATGTATATCAGATATAACACTAACAATATCTTTATCTAACACATGAAAGAGCATATTGAAGTAGTTATCATATGTATCTGCCATGAGTGTTTCTTTAATATTAGCTAGTGTAATATCTCTGTATGAACACTGTTCTAGGTATGCAATAGCTTGGCGCATACTACCTCTAGCCATTTTTGAAACCGCCCCTAGTGCTTTCTCATCGTATTTGAAACCGCCCCTATCGCATATGAATCGTAGCCTGTTTTGAATAGCCCCACTATCAATGGGTTTGAACTCATAGACCTTACACCTATTGAATATAGTCCTAGGTACTTTATCTACCTCAGTAGTACATAGAATGAATACTAGGTAGCTAGGAACTTTTTCGATATGTAAAAGTAGCTTAGAAATGGCGATTTGGCTAAGAAGGTGACATTCCTCCCATACAATAACCTTTCTGTCTTTTGTGAGTGGTCTAATCTTTGAGTCTGCTAAAATCTTTTCAACATCCTCTGCACTACACATACCAGAATCAATCTCATATATCTCTGCGTTAAGTTCTCTAGCAAAGATTCTTTGTATTGACGTTTTTCCTTGTCCGCTCCCACCACAGAACAAATATGCAGGTTTTGGGTCTTTTACATCATGCCTAAGAGCATCTATAATTGAATCCTGCCCTACCACTTCATCAAATGTTTTTGGGCGATATTCTTCGTTAAGGTTCATTCTCTAATTCACGAATCCTATCAATCAAAATATCTACAAGATCATCACGAAGATTAACAATGCCTGTGTCCACATTTACTGTGTAGCTCTTGTTTTCATATCGTGGTTCATATCCCTCAGAAATCAAATGATTATCATTCCATCGACGTTTTCGACACTCATCTTGAAATAGTTCAATTACGTTCTCTGCTCGAATACTAAGGTGTGGATAAATCCACTTCGCACAATAAGCATCAAAGTTCTTGTCACGCTCATATGCAAGACATTCACTAATAGCATCAAAGATTGTTCCATCTTCTGCAATATATCTCATTTCTTTTTCCCTTCTAGTTCTTTGATTCTGTTAATAAGAATCTCTACCGCATCATCTCTTAAATAGTTAATTCCATAACTATACTCACCGCACATAGTAGCTTCATATCTAGGTTCTTCACCTTTTCTTTCTATTTTATTATCTGGAAGTCCTTTGACAGATAAGAAGGTATCTATTACATACTTTGCTCTTTTCTTTAGAGTACCTTTAACAAACTTCTTGTTGTATTCCTCTATAAGAACTTCTTTTTCATGTTTAGACCTTTCCTTATCTGTCTTAAACTCCTTACCATCAAATGATTTATATGTCATTTCTTCACCAACTCATTTTCAAGAGTACGAATATAGTCAATAAGAATATCCACTGCATCATCTCTTAGATAACAGATACCATAAGAGAAATCCCCACAGAAGGTAGCTCCATCATACCTTGTTGGTCTATCTCTTTCTGCAATAAATTCATCATCCAATGCTCTGTTATGATAACAGTTAAGGTATTTGTCAATAACATAGTCTGCACGTTCTTTAAGTGGTGGATCTACAAACTTTTCCTCATACTTTTTCTTCTCAAAACTGCGTTCATAATCAAGGCACTCTTTTTCTGTGTTGAACTCTTTTCCATCAAATGCTTTGTAAGTCATGATATTTCCTCCTCTAAGTCTTACTTAACTGTACTTACTGTAGCATATTATTTAAGTTATGTCAATCTTTATTTTGTGTATTTTCATCAATAAATTTTATTAACAATTCTCTCATTCTTTTTGACGGGATATAACAATAAATATCTTCACCTCTGCGGATAGAAGATCTGTAAATAAACTGAACCATCTCTGATAGTGCATATTTATCTTCATCAATAGGAACATTATTAAGGGAAAAGAAGGATTTAATATAAGGATTCATAAACTTATTGATACAGTACATTACATAATGTTTATCAATATACTCATTAGTTGCTCTTGCGTTACTAATGAGATAACCTTTTGCATATCCCTTTCCAGATAAAACACTCTTGAAATCCTTAAAGGTTGTCCATATAACATCATTTCCTTTGAACTTTGCTATATTTCTTCGATAGTTTGACATATTCCTTTTGAGTAGTTCCATTAAAGGTTTTTCCTTATTATCAATGTACCATGTTTTTGATAAAGAACCCATACGATCTCCAATGTTATTTATTGGATGATTTTCTAGTATATGAATCTTTTCTAAGTTATCTGTTTGCATTTCATAAGGAATAACCTTACCATCTCTAACACTAACTTTCTCGTAAACAAGATTATTTAAGTCATAGTAATATCTTTGAATCTGATCGTCAAACATATAAGTGCAGATATAGACATTCTTAAATGCTTTGAATACATCAACAGGGAATACCCACATGAAGAAAGTATTATTGCAAAAATACAACTGTTTTCTATCTGCAAGGTCTTTTAAGTCACCATACCTGCCGTAGTCATAATTATCTGCTTTCCATACAACCTGTCCATCTTCTCCAATATCAACAAGATTTTTCTTAATGATTTCAATATCTGTTTGGTTGAGCCAAATAGGTTCTACAACATTAAGAACCTCATCAAGTATAAGTGAATATCCCATAGATTCAATAAGAGATACAACATCCATATCAACAGTATAAAATAACGCATGTGTTGAAACAATATTATTACCTTGTAATAACAACTTCTTAAAAGAGTCTAATTTGCCTTTTCCATAATTCTCTGGTTCTTTCCCTCCCACGGCTTTTTTAACTCTGTCAACTTCTGATAAGTATGGAGTAATATAGATATATCCTCCCAACTTATCCTTCTTAATCATTTCAATCATCGCACTTGTCTTACCTGCTCCACACTGAGAATCAATAACAGTTATCATAGCCATTCCTCCTTTTTTGTCCATTATAACATAGATATATCTCATTGTCAATAAAAAAAAACAAACGTCTGTAAATCAAATACTCTGTATTTGGCAATCAAAGATTGCATTAAAACCACATTAAACGAGGTAAAAGGTGGTAAATTGAAAAAAAAAATCAGTAATATCAAGGGTTTACGGACTTTTCCCTAATAACAGTATATATAAAACGTGGTATTTTATTTATAGGGGTATTACCACTCTTTAGTGCCGAGCACGGCGTGGTTCAGCGAAGCGCCCGCCGTGCCGAATACAGAGTATTCGATATAAAGACGTGGGTAAATAGTCCTATGTAACTTTAATCTCCACAGTACATATAGTATCATTGTGCCAACCACCGTGAGGAATAAGTAATATTCTTTCTATCTCAA